TAGTTACTCCGCTTGGAATATTAATAGAGGTTAAGCTTGAACAACTTTGAAAAGCACCATATCCAATAGAAGTTAGTCCACTTGGAAGTGTAATGGAGGTTAAGCTTGAACAACCACTAAATGCAGTATTTCCAATAGAAGTTAGTCCACTTGAAAGTGTAATGGAGGTCAACTTTGAACAACCATTGAATGCACCAATTCCAATAGAAGTTACACTTGGAAGTTCGATGGACAATAAGCTTGAGCAACCTTTGAAAGTGTATACATCAATACTAGTTACTCCGCTTGGAATATTAATAGAGGTTAAGCTTGAGCAATTTTGAAATGCATAACTTAAGATCTGGGTTACTCCGCTTGGAATATTAATAGAGGTTAGCTTTGAACAACCACTAAATGCGTATGAGCTAATCTTCGTAAGCATTTGTGGTAACGTTATCTGTTTTAATCCTGAACAATTTTGAAAACCATATATTGAAGTTATATTAGTACCATTATATGTTGATGGCACTGTAACTATAATTTCATAACCAATACATGTAGAAGGGGCTAAATCGCAATCCCCTTCAATATCCTTGTTAGTGCTTGCCACGGTTACTGTAACACTTGAATATCCATCAGCATTATCAGATGATGCTGTATACGTTCCATTAGCTGAAATGCTCTTAGTAACAAGAGTAGGAGAGGGTACTTCAACAGATACTTGATTGTATCCTTCCAGATTGTCTGAAGATGCTTGATAAGTCCCGTTCTGCGTGATGGACTTGGTTCCGAGTGGAAGTGCCACTGTCACGCTTGAATAGCCATCAGCATTGTCTTGCGATGCTTGATAAGTACCGTTCTGAGTGATGTTCTTTGTGGTGAGGTCAGGTGCTACGTCAACATGCACCGAACTGTAGCCGTCTGCATCATCATCGGCCGCAGCATAATCTCCGTTCTGCGTGATGTCCTTATCAATTAAGACTGCTGGTTCACTTCCGCCTCCACCTAGCTCATTCGCAAGTAATAAGTCGAAATAATTCATATTATTCGCCCTCCTCTGCTCCTCCAACGGGCTGCCAATCGCGGCCGTCGAAATAATAGAATTTTTTTAGTGTCTAGCTCCAAGAAAAGCGTATTTGTAGACACGTTGAGGGGCTTCACGTCGGTGCTGAGACCCATCAAATTTTCACTAGAGTTAACCAAAGTAATCATAATTTTATCCTCCGTTTTTGTGTTTATTCTTCTTTCTGAGTATCTTCCAACTCTTGCTGCTGTTTCTTGTATTGCATGTTACTGATCATCAAGCATGCACCGAGGAAAACAGCTACATGCGTGATTGTGTTAGCAATCTCTGCGCCATAAGGTATGTTCCAGATAGGGAATACATCTCCAATAAGCGTAGATGCTGCAGGAAGACCGACTATTGCAATCCACTTTAAAACATCGTAAATCTTTGAGCTCATAGGTTTCATATTGTTTGACCTCCTTCACATTGTCATTTGTAGAGAACTTGATGTAATTATATAAGGTGTAGCTTCAGCCAACAAAATAGCGCCTTTCATGTTATTGAAAGACGCTAATTTCTAAATTGGATTGTTGCGAAGATGTGTTAATTGTCGTTTTCTGAAGTAGATTTCAAATCTACTGCATCTAACAGCGAAGAGATCCAGGTATGTGCAGGTCCCTCGTTCTTAGCGAGAAGATCATAAGCAGCATCGTCGATCCAACCTACTCCACGCTCATTGACCCAACCGATGTCATTGCCCTTGAAGAAGATTGTCTGATAACCTCTTCTAGTCTTCTTACCTAAAGTAACATCTGGATCTTTCATGATTCGGTTGAAAACACGAGCCATGCTATCGTCGTTAGGGGCTGTGCCCTGAGAATTCCTCGTGATATCTCCCTCGGTGAATTTAGCAGATGTTCTCTTCTGCTTGAGACGCTCATCACTTCTGATGTATTGACGCTTCATAGTGTTTATCCTCCTTGAATTTATTGTAGGTGAACGATGTCTTTTACTCCACAAGCGCGAAGCCTCTTGTCCCAATCAGTAGTGTAGGTTTGCACTACTAAGTTAAAGCATCCTTCAAATGCATTCATCGCCAAGAAGGAAACGCGTTTAGGAATTGTTATTGTTGTTAACGATGTACAGTTTGCAAAAGCACGTCTACCGATGCTGTCTACACGTTCCGGTATGACGATGTTTGTTAACTTGGTGCAACTTTCAAATGCAACTGCGCCGATCTCCTCTAATGATCTACTAAGCTGCACCTCCCTAAGTTCAGAAGCTGCGAGACAAAGGCCTACAGGTATCTGTTTCACTTTAGGTAATCTCAAAGAAGTAAGGTCTGTACCCCTGAACGCTTCTTCGCCGATAGTTCTTACAGAAGATGTGTCTATAGATTGTAAACTCGTGCTCGTGAATGCACGAGCCCCTATGGACTCCAACTGAGATCCTACAAACTGTGTTAACTGTACGCACAGTATAAATGCGTTAGTCGATATAGTTCTTACATTGTTACCTACAACGGTTGTAAGTTCCGGGCAATTCTCAAATGTACGAGCTCCTACTGCTGTAATGTTGTTCAAATCAACAGATGTTATGTGGTTGTTATCTGAGAACATCCTAGAGTCATAATTATCTAGGTAGTCTGGCATTACAACATCCTCGGGTCCGTTGTATTTAAGAACATTCCCTTTGAATGTAACAAAGCCGTTCGGGTCTGCTTTGTAGTCGAAGTATTCAGCGAAGTTTGGATGATTTTCTAGGAACTCATAGAAAGCATTCATGCCTTTGCTTCTATCATTTATGTCGTACCAAGACTTGGAAGGAATGTGAAGCTGATATTTTTCACCAGGATTCGTAGTATTCAGGAAAATGTACAATGGGCCTCTCTGTGTGTAGCTAGTCCAGTAATGATCGTTACCTTCATAAGCGGTGCACCATGATGCTTTTGTTCCTCCAGTTCTTGCAAGCGATATAGAACCTTCATAGGTGAGTGGCTGCCAGCACTCCCATTCACCATCCTCCGCGATGAATTTCTTATCTGTGTCTGAAGCGTTGTGAGCACGTTTCTTGAGCATCTTCTTCTTTTCAGCTTCTGTTAACTCGCGATTGTTGACCTCTTCTACAGCCTCTAGAAATTCACCGACTGTAGCGTACTGTCCAAGATCAGACTTAGGATACTTCCGAAAATTTCTTGCAAAATCTTGTAAGCCATCCTCTACATTCTGAAATTGATCTTTTGTTAAGCTGCCATTCTTATACTGACGCAGAAGCCAGATGGCATATTTACCAGGCTTTTCTTTATCAGGTCTAGAAGTAGGATCTATGAAGATTACATCTTCACGTTCCTCGTCAGGAATAGATGAAAACTGCTGAGCTAATCCTTCTAATGTAGCTGCCATTATGTAACGTTTCATAAGACTCTCCTTTGTTTAACAGTAGTAGAAACTACAGATCTTCGGCATTGTTCTGCAGGTAGTTGATATTCCGTTCAAGCTGACGTAAATCTTGAATCATACTGGAAGATCTCCAAGAATCTGTTTGACCGGATTCTAACACACCTTTGTATCTACGCAGAAAACGACGATAACTCTGAACCGCATCAGCAAATCCCCGCATCCAGTTACTAAATAAATCGCCGTTATATTCATCTGGATCCATCGCATCTAGCTTCATGGAGCCGATTCTAGCTTGTAGCTCTTTAAGTGTCTGATAGATCTTATCAAGTTTATCCTTAAGTCTGTTAGATCCACCTTGACGATACCATTTAACTAACATCTCTGAAGGCTTAGGAATATGATACCCAGATTTGTCGTACTTATCTGAACTATAACTGTAATAATTACTCCATTTACCTGCATTTTCATTATACACCTGACCCCTATATCTTCCAGACGAATCGTATCTAGGATCTTGATAGTGCTCCCTTGCAGGCTTCAGTGCAGAATCCTTAGACACATACACAACATCTACAATGTCAAGATGCTTCTTAGGAACATACTTGATAGAGGTATAGTTAGAGCTGTAAGGATCTGGAACTCTGTAATCATCATTGTAGATCTCCGGAATCCAGACAGTTAGATCTTCATTGCTCTCATTTTTTATTGCGTACACCGGATAGCTTTTTCCTCGGCCTATTGGCTCATGATGAAATACCGCGCTCTTCAAGTCAATGCCAGTACTACGAATCAGCGCTTCAAGTGCCCTCTTATCCTTCCGCAGCCAACGAGGCACCGGATTGTCGAACGAAGCAGATATGTATGTCTTCATTGAAACTCCTCCATAAATAATATATTGTGATTACATTCCGACCCAAACACGCAAGTTATCGCACAGATCATAGAAATCATCTAACAGATAATTGAGCTCATCTTCTGCATCCTCGTACGCATCAGGATCTTCAGGATCTTGAAAATCTGACAGTTGAATGTCAATATCCTCTAGAGCCATGTCCAAATCTACATCTGTAAACGACTCGGGTAACTTATCATGCAACTCCTGATAACAAGCTTTCAAGCATTCAAAACACTTAATGACATCTTCTTCATCTATAGCTTCTCTAAGCGCTTTACCAGAATTCAGCGTAACTGCCCACTTACTCATTGTATGCACCTCCGAAATTTAGGAATCTATTGTACTACACCGATATTAAAGGTTCAAACTTCCACTTGATTACTCCGCTATCGAACACTTGTGCAAATCCACGAGATTCCATTATCTCTCGTTCTGTATGATGCTCGATATCAATGGTTGGGTCGCTAAATAACTTCCTCAAATTGTTTTTCTGACAAGTGACTCGGTTGAAATATTTGTCAGTTGCAACGTTGACCCAAACATAGCTAGGTGCAGATACCGATACTTGTTTGAAACCTAGCGTACTGTAAAGATTTCCTTTGGTGTGAGCTACATCAGAAAATGAAATTATTCGCTTAGGGCTGTAAGTAGTTACAAAATGCTTAAACAGCTTAGACGCACCACCAATGATTGAAGTATTTGCTTTTCCACAGAACCTACTTAACTCCCATGTAGTGTCATCGCAATCTTTTGTCCTACCGATAGTATTGCGAAGATGATTGAATGTCATCACAGCTACTAGATCATCTCTATGTTTGAGCCCTAAGTAAACTTTACTGTACGTAGCGCCTTGGCGATGATTTTCATTGAGGAACGCTTCGCACTCTTTATGAGAGATAGTAACTACTTGAGTATCTCTTGCATAAATCTTATTTGCATTTTTGCCGAGTAAATTGCGTATCATAGATTTTAATACATCACGCCGGTTACTCCATTCGTATCCAAAAATATGAAACAAGAACACACCTTGTTCTTGTGCAAGTTGTGACTTCATCTGATGATACTTGTACGATTTAGTTTTCATGCCCCAAGGATCTGCAAAAGAAGAATTGTGCGTAACAGTAGGATTGCACTCAAAACCTATTTTGTATTCCGGCAAGTAAATATCAATTTCATACGGTGTGATAATATCTCTATCGTGCCGTTTAATTTGAATGTTTGGATCTACTTCAGATAAGAATTCGATCACTTGTAACTCTAGCAGAAGCGGTCTATATGAAACTAGTTCTTGACAGTGGTTACGTACAACATAGTTAGATATTGTAGCAATATCTACACCGCAATCGTCTGACAATTTCTGAAGTGTAGGCGAATCTTCATAGTGCTTGAGTATAAATTCTCTAGGATCAGATTTGAAACTCTTGAACTGCTCAAATTTAGTAGGGTCAGAAATAGATGCAGAAACACCTACATCGGAACCGCGATAATTTTCATGACCATATCTTTCTAAACAGGTCTGTTTAGACTTATCCTGTATCTCTGCATTCTGCATTGGATTTTCGCACCCATATCGTTCTAGGTTGACCTGTCGAATCTTCTCTTTGATTTCTTCAGACTTGAATACATTAGACACACCATAGTTTTGCTCTACAGTCTGCTTGACTTTAGATTTAACTTTGTCAGATTGAGAAGGATGCTCTACTCCATATCTTCCTAAACTAGTCTGAACACCTTTGGCACGAATCTCAGGGGATTTCATAGGATTAGCTACTCCGTACCTTTGTAGCATTGTTTCCCTTGCTTTCATCTGAATTTCTTTTGAACGCCTAGAGTCTTCTACGCCATATCTAGCTAGCATAGTTTTCTTTACCTTTTCACTCAATACTTCAGATTGAAAAGTGAATCCACCGTATCGTTCCGTTACAGTTTCTCGAACCTTACGTTTGATGGTTTCATCACACATAGGACTGTTTCCACCATATCTTTGTTGATTAGTTGCTCGAAGTTTTTCTTTGATAGTGTCATTCTGAAGAGGACTCTTTACGCCAAATCTCTCAAGACACGTAGCTGTCATCCTCTCTTTATATTCATCCGTTTGTGTATAATACTCTACACCATATTTCTCTAAACAGGTTTGCTTTGCTTTTTCTCTACCATGCTTAGAATTTACAGAAGAGATGGAACCATACTTTTCTAAACACGTAGCCTCAATCTGCTTCTGTTTACATTTCGCAGAGCAGGTTTTAGGTATGTTGCACATTTCTCTGATTTTGAACGGCTTTCCGCATATTACGCAGGTTGCGTAATCCTCTCCACAATATTGTTGACGGTTAGAATAGGTTTCAAACTTCTTCCCGCAGTACTTGCAAACTTTCTTGTAGATATGTTTCTCCATAGTGATTCCTCCAGAGTAAGTTAAGATCTATAACGAATCGACATAAAAATAACGCCTAGCAAGGATCTGCTAGACGTTACTTTATGTGGATGAGGTAGTTTAGCTGCGGAACTGATCAAGAGATACCGATGCAGGAAGGGCAACGAGGTCGATGTAGATATCGTTAACCACCCCGTTAACTACTAGGTATATCTTTCCTATTACTGTATTGGCGTTAACCTGATCCAGGCCGGAAATATCTGCCGACATCGTCACGTAGTAATCTTCGATAGCACCTACGTTCTTCATCGTGTCAAGGATAGGAGTTACGCCTGCGTAGAACTTGTTGTAGGCCTGGTCGTTGTTGTACTGGAATGTGATAGAGATACCTACTCTGTAAGCTACGTCTTCTACTGCGTTCACGAGGAATCTTGTGGACATGTTGGCGAGTGCTTGGTAGGTTGCAGGAGGTACTTCAAACAATGTCGAGTTACCCCAGATGTTTGTTCCGAGATCCGGAATAGCTGTGATTACGTTTACGCCTACACCTTCAAGTGTCTGCCACTTATCCAAGAGCTTCTTCGGAACATTGTATGCAAGCTTTCCGAGCTTCAAGTTGTGCTTTCTGTTGGTAGGAAGCGCCCACTCGTACTGAAGAGCTTGATTGAGGATCTGTGCTCTCTGAATCATAAGTGCCTGGAACGCAGGAGATGCATCAGTCTGTCTAGAAGTTCCTACATACTGATACTGGCCCCAAGGTGCAAACAATGCAGAATGTGAAGAGAAGAGAACGCTGTTTACATCTGCGGCGCTTGTAGAAGGTAAGTATCTTGCGAGCTTCTGAGCATATCCAGGATCAGATACACTGTCGTCCCAAACATCGCTTCTAGGAACACTCTTAGGAATGTCGATGTAAGCTGTTGCACATCTGCTTCCGTAAGCAGTATCCATGAGTACTACATGTAAAGGAGAAAGTGCTGTGATAGCTACAGGAGCTTCTCCCTCTGTTAAGCCGTTGGTGTCCTGATCGTCCCAAGGGCTGATGAGTCTGTTAGGATTGTAGGTGAGTCTATCCTTAAGCAGAGAGTAGATACCATCTGCAGTAGATGTACCGGCTACTGCTGTGTAAACCCACTCCATGTACTTCACAGTAGACATCTTTGCTACATCTTCGGAACCTGCAAGCGAACTTAAAGCTGCGCCATATGCAGATGATGCGAAGGTTTCCTCTGTTGCTACCTTAGCGCCTACGTATCTTGCTTTCGCAAGTTCATATGCATCGTCGAGCAGCTGAGACGTTACAGGATACTCTGCATAAGTACCTTCAGCATCTACTTCATAAGCTTTTGTAGTTGCGTTGATAGCGTACTTAGTAGTATCTCCTGTTGCTGCAAGGCGGAAAGTACTTACAACATAAGCGCCCTCAGCATCTATTGTATAGGTGCTATTCTCGTACTTGTATCTTGTCTTGCCTGCATCTGTATCAGCGGAATATGCTCTGTAACCAGGAGCAGACTTAACAGTAGACGAAGGTACTACTGTGATATCCGTAACTACAGGATCGTTGTCAGGATCTGCAGCCTTATCAGAACCACCGGTCAGTACTACTGCCCAGCTGGTATCACTTGCAGTAGCACTAAATACGGTGGAAACATCATCCAGAATAGTTCCTACTACAGATAAGGTGATGAAATCAGATTCAACTTCGCTCCAGTGGAGGATGTTGTCTGTGGAATTGTTGAGCTCGAATACAAAAGTTTTGTTTTCTACTGCGGTCTTGATACCGGTGCTATCAACAATGTAAGTGATCAGGTTCCAATAGTACTTAGGAGCTCCTGCAGCAACATATCTGAGCTTCTTCAGCTCTATTTGTAAAGCATTGCCGAAGGATCCGGGATACTTCGCCTTTACAATCACTGCGTTACTCTCGCTAGTACCATCTTTCTTAAACATGTTTTGAGCTTTAGTGCCTGGACAAACTCTGCATACAAGGACATCATATCCAGCAGTGATAAGTGTCATTGCAATCTGATAAGAGTTGTCTTTTGCTAATCTGTAGTTAGCAGCAGGACCTCTAAATGTAGATACAAAGGATTCGAGACCTGCTTGAGTAGCAGGAAATCTTCTCCATGTTGTGCGCTCCAACATCTCGTCTGCAGTTATTCCTTCTGCATCAGGGTCGAAGTAACCATCGCCCCAACAAGATGTGATAGGAAGAGCAACACAAGCATAAGAATTACTACCGATGTTATACGTGTAGTTTTGTGAGATCTCATTGATCACAATCTGTGCCATCTAAAGTTTCCTCCTTGTTTATTTTACTTTCTGATTTTGAAGGCTTACCAGGTCTAGAAGGTGTTGTAGGTTTCGCTACAACAGGGACCGCAACAGGTTGTGGCGGAATAGCATCGACTCTGACAAACTTTGAATCATTGATGAATCCAGGAACACCCTTTGTTTCACCAGGACAAAATTTTACGCCGTAAAAAGTTTTTGTGATACATGACGTGTTTTTGTAGTATATCATAGTTGTCTTCTCCTTCTGAATTATATAAGGTTCAGCCTCAAGTATTCTGCTGATCAATAGCGATTTCGTAAGTAGTTCGTCTAAGCTGAACAGGCGTGTAAGAAACTAATACGCACCCATCACATCTTATAGGAATCACTGTCTCATACAGCTTTCCTTGAGCATAGTAATCTTTTGCACTAGATCTTGTCTCAATCTGTGCATTAGAATCTATCACCATTCCGAAACGAATCTTTCTACTACATTCATAAGGTAATGTGATTGTGATAAAGTATTCTGAAGTGTATTTGAAAAGCAATTCCTTGATTATCTCATCCATGTCAGCTACGCGTGTAGTGATAACTGTTAGTGCGTAGCTGAGCTGAATAGGAAGTGCTTTTTCATAATACAAGTTGTTGGTTTTGTTATCTACAACTGCTACAGAACCTCTATGAAGTCTAGTGAAGTTCATTCTATCTGTATCTGTAGATACTTCTGGACTTCTTGTTACAGCAATAATAGGAAACTTGATTTCATCATTTTGAAGCTGCGCCGCTAATCCAATAGCCATTTCTGGATCTATGACCCTAACAAGAGGATTCTCTACGTGATTTGGATTGAATGAATCTTCTAGGTCTTTAACAATCGCGTTGTCGTACAAATAAATCATGGCTGTATATCCTCCTTCGTAACATGAGGATTGCCTCGATAGTCTGTTCGTTGCTGCAAGAAGTAGTTGGATTTGTTGAATTTTGCTGCAATTTCTTGATCTGTTTTTCCTACCGTCTGCTTTTCGTAAACAGGTACAACCATACAAACAATGTGATCAGGAGCTTGCAGGTCATATGTTATTTCTGTTACTCGAAATACTCTATCAGGTAGCTCACTATACTGACCGTGTATGGTGAAAACAGCATCTCTTTGTACATGAGGAAGATTGAAACTGCAGTGAATTAGGAAGGGGAGATTTTCATTGTTCTCTACCACCCAACCGTACCTCTTGAAAGTTTTTGCTTTTGCATTACCATCAAAGAAGATGTATGTATCTAGGTACTCAGAGTAGCTATCGACAACTGACTCGCCTTGAGCGTTTGTTTCGGCTTTGTTTGGATACTGATACTTAACAGGGATTCCTCTCATCTGCAACGCTTCATCGTATCTGGCCCGAACTAACTTTATGTCTTCACCAATTAAGTTTACGGCCATTTTCCTACCTCCGAACAATCTTCCAATATATCGGGTATGTTAGCTACATATGTAAGCCAATCCCAGACAAATCTATAAGTTTCTGTAATTCCGTCAAGATTCATAGCGGATCCATCTGCAAGAGCATCTGTAAATTCGGTGTAGCTAGGAGAATAATCATTGTTCAACCAGCTTGCTTTGTTTGCAGATTGAAATGCAACAATGTGATGTTTGAATTCCTGGATACCGGATTTATTTGATTTAGACACATTCAGAACACGAAGCTTATCGAAGTGAAGCTGATTGAGTGTTACTAAATAATCCAGCTGTTTGTTAGAAATTCTATGTTCATCTGCATACTTGATGTAGAATCCATATTTAGCGAGCTGAGCCAATATTTCGTCTGTAGATAACTCGTACTTAGGATCTGTATCAACCAACTCGCCTCGTCCATTCACAACACACGTAAATAGATCTCCGTAGGTATCATGAACTACTTTTATCCTTGTTCCGGTTAAGATAGGGTTCTGAATGAATGAAGAAACATGTATGTGAAGATGTCTACTTGTGTTGGACAAGCATTTAGAAGCTTGATTCCAATCACTTATCTCATACCGCAGTGGCATTTGTGTCATCTACTTTTCCTCCCTTCATATCCTTTACATGTTGACGAAGCTCGATTTGAAAAGGTTTAAGGAGTTCTATATCCACATCCGGATACTCACTGAAATATCTAGCGATCATATCAATCTTCAGCTTGAAATACAGGATACGACGATCGCTATCGGATATTTCCGGATGTCTTTCTGAAAAGATAAAATAACGAGTAACTACGCTAGAAAAAGCTTTGTGTACTGTAGGGTTATCAGAAGATAAGTCCGCCTTCTCTATGGTGCGGAAGTTAGTACTGTTATAAGACCGTAAGTCTTTGAAAAACATTTGAGTAAGCTCTAAACTAGACATCATCTCTGATCACCTCCCGTTGAATAGCTGCTATGCGAAAATTGTAAACTAGAATTCATCGCCTAAGCTACCTCCTTCGCCTTTATCTTCAACATCAACACTCCAAGCAGCTGCAGCAGCACCCGTCTGAGGGAATACTTCAGACAAGATCTCTACAAGTGCATTCACGTAGGAAGATTTATCAGTTACACCAAGATCTTTAAGCATAGCCACGAGAGCAGTTGCCTGATTCAGTGCTGCATCACGCTTATCAAACTGTACTGTACTCTGAATAGTTATGATAGGATTCATGTGCAAATCGAATTTGTCGATGAACCCGGACATGTTACGTGCTATGAAATATTTGTTGATAGCATCTCTCCATCCGGCCATGTATGCAGTTTCCAAACGCTGTAAAGAGTTTGCATACAGTGCAGATCTTTGTGAGAGTACAGATCCAGCGCCACCAAGACCTTCATTGGAGGAGAAGTTCATTGCTTCCTTAGGCACGCCTAAAACAGAAAGCTTCTTGTCCTGATAATACTGAAGCAGCTTATTGTCAGCTTCTGTAGCTTCTGCCATGTTCAAATCTGTTACAGATACTGCGTCGTTTCCACCTACCTTAGGAATGTAGATCAAGTTGTTAGGGCTCTGTGGATTTACAAAGGATTGAACATCTCCAGATGCTGTGTTGAGTGAAAGCTGCTGCTCAATCGTATCTTTGATTTGCTGAAGTGTGCTTCTTATCTCCTCTTCATCTGTACCACATTCTACGTTGATGAATTTGATGGCTCTGTTCAAGGAGGATAACACTACTGCATCTTCAAGCAAGTTAAGGGTCTGTGTAGGCTGAACTGCTTGTTCCATGAGAGGTGCAGCAAACTGAATGTCGTAGATAAGGTCGTTTCCTTCGCTGTCTCTTGCTGTAAGCGTATAATCTCCAAGCAATCCGCCCAACGAAAAATGAATGCAGGCTTGCTCAGGAAGAATAAGTGTGGGTTGTATAGCTGTAACATCTTTTGGAGGATCCATGATGAAGCCTTGAGGTTTTCCTTGGTACCAAAGATGCACAATGTCCTCGGGAGGAATCTTGTAAGAAGGTATGATATCGAAATCAGAATCAACAATTGTATTGTTGTCGAGAACGATACCTTTCTCTGTTAGATGTGCAACTTCTCTATAAAGATAGGAAGTAGGAATGTAAAGATTACCGATGGTAGCTAGCTCAAGAATATGATCTCTAGCATAGTAGTTAACATTCCATCTGTCAAACAGATTATTTATGACGTCCGCAACATCTTTGTATTTATCTTCCTTAGGAGTAGCCCAAATGATCTGCCCTGCTGTGTTTACCGTAGTTGCGTCTGTTGCGTAGTAAGATAAAGCGGTGCTTATTTGAGAATCTCTTGCAAGTGCGCGCATAGTGTCAATCTGTGTCTTAATATCTGCAATAGCTGTGTCGGTTCTAACATCCGACATTCTATAAAGTGCTCCAGTAACGATAGTACGCAACCAGGATGCAGAAGATTGATATTTATGCTTCTTTGGAATGAGCTTATCAATCCATCTATTGGCCATGTGAAATTACACCTCCTCTGTTAGTATTAAAGGTTCGCACGAAGGTCATCGTCGATTTCGTACAGCCTGAAAAAGTCGAATTCTCTGAAGACTTTCTTATTTGATGACTTCATCTGATGTATGAATAAACCATTCAGATTCTCTCCTACGTCACCAATGATAAGACAATTTGCATCATCAGGTTTGTAAACAATTTCCGCAGAATAACTTCTCAAGATTCTCTGGATCTCTTGCTGCGGCCCATGCGCAAATTCCCCTGTAAGAAGAATTCTCCAGTTTCGCAAAGTAGGTGCGCCTTCAAACTTTTTAGTTGATGCGATGATGTGAATTCTAGTATGCAACAAAACATGATGTAAGATATTCAAGTTCTCCGGATCGGATGCCCAATCAGTCAACTGAGTGATCGTACCATATCCGCTGAACTCTCTTGTAAGTACATCAGGATAAGACAGATAGTATTCTACAGATGCAGGTGAGTTGCTGCAGAATTCGCAGAACCTGTTGATGAGTGTAATTGGAATGGTGTACGGAAGCACGCCTATCAGAAGATTGTTAAGTGTGACATCAAATGTTCTGTCTTTGTATTCAGGCTCATCTAACACATCCAGAATTGTGTAAAGCTTTCCAGTCTTCTTCACAAGAGCTTTGTACCTCTCATGACTCATAGACTCCGGAACACCTAATCTTTCAAGGAATCTATTTGTAGCCGTATACAGATTAGATCCACAATGCGTATTTGTGCACTTAGTAACACCATCCAGGTTAACAGGTATTACTTTTCCGCATACATCACACACTAAAGTAGATGGATAGCTAGAAGCATCCTTTTTAACAGAATAGCTTTTTAATATCTCTCCATGATCATCCAACAGTATGAAATCTTGAGCATGAATGTTGTATTTAGCGCAAACACCGAAAGGTACAGTCAACTTAGGAATGTTAGAACCATCTACAAGTATATTACACCATATCTGACCTAAACCATTTGTGAAGTGAACAGGCTCCTCTATCACCTGAACAAGTTTGAACCCTAAAGAATGATATTGAGCTGTACCCTGATGGAACACGAGATATCCGAACACTTCAGGAAGGCTGAACTGAGGACTAGACTGTTTCACCATGTTGGTGAACAATTCCTCTGTCAAGTTTGCAGGTACAGGATAGCCAGGTAACAGCTCAAATTTGTTTCCGGTAAGCCATCTTCTCACATTCACAGCACCACGATAAATTGCAGCTAAACTAGATACAGATCCTGCATAGAACTTCACGTCCTTAGTTGATGTAGATATCGCAGAAACAAGACTAGGATTCAAACAATCCGGAATGTTTCCGGAAACGGGCGTGAAATCTTTAAGCTGTAATATACCTGTTACAAATGATGTTCCTCCCTGAATCATGATAGATCTAGGAACCAAGTTAGATTTAAGTATTGTAGGAAGCAGTTCCTTTGTTACATCTTGACCAGAATGATCTGCACCTATGAATACTTTTTCGATTTTGCCCTTATCGCTGTACTGTACAGTAGCAAGAAGCCCAAACGGTAGTAGCGTGACAAAATCACCTGCTGTTAGAAAGTTTCTGACAAACATTTATTTTACCTCCTTATGTATATATCACCCATCATACTTCCTAATAGAGGAGTTGTTGGTGATTTTCGTGTGTTTACCGCAGCCATTGCAGCTGCAATTGATTTACTAGGAACCGGTACGCCTGGCTCTGTTACGATAGCGTTCCAAACAGCTCCTGCAAATGAGTCGGACATATCCTTTTCTCCACCTTCAGGGTGATCTATCTTACCTGTTACGCTATCTCTTTGAAGTCGAATGAGTTCATTTTGTAACTGCTGGACATCAAGCATGTCTATTCTTTCTTCTAAAAGTACAGATCTAAGTCCGTTGTATCCATCTGGTGTTCGGTCAAGTGATAACTTGTCTACTTTGAATCCTTGTGCTTCTAGAAGCTGAGCCATGTACTCACTTTGGAACTGGTCTCGACTTATGTGATCAATGTTGAATCCTTGTCGTCTTAACCAACATAAAAATGCAGTTATCTTAGCATATGGTATCTTGTCACCTCTAGGAGCCTGTATGTCTACTGAGAATATATGAGCAAAGGTAGGTTGAGATATCTTCTTACCGTCAGGATCTTCTATATCTTTCCTGCCGTTTATGCACACTCCTGAGATACCTGTTTTATCTGTAGTCAATGACAAGTCAAGATGTATAAACATCGGGCTGTGTTTCAATCGAGAATCTACTACATCTGCATGGAAGAATTCTTCGATAGTGTAAGAATCCTTTGTTCCTATTGACAATATCTCATTGAAGAACGGATTCTTTCTAACTCCGATACAAGAATCAAGTACATCTTGTGAGATAAATGATAATGTTCCGGGTACGGAAATTCCTGCTATGTCTCTTAGTGCGATGTCGAAGTCAGATAAGAATCTGACCTTATTATCCACAGGAACTTGAATGAGTCTGTATCCTTGACTTCGTAATTCATTCAGCCCTTCTTCCGTCTCCTCATCAGGAACTACAAAACCTTTTGCGTGTTTATCGCCTACAGCTATCCAGAATTTTTCATCAGATGAATATTTAGACGCAGGCCAAACCTCCCACTGAGGTCTGTCGAACACGAACATGTGTTTATTGCCTGCAGCCTTCTGAGTCTCTACGTATTCTTCCATGAAATCTGAATCAGATCTCTTAGAACTTATGACGTATAGCTTACCAAACACCTCACCATGCTTGACAAATGTACCAGTTACACGAGCTACAAGAGTGTCGTACTTCTCCTTCATTCGCTTCTTGGATTTTGCTACGTCTTTTATTCCAGCTTGTGCGAAGTTTACCTCGTCGAAAACTACGCAATTATGCGCAACTATGTTAGAATGCTCTGTGCATACAATGAAATTGTGATTAGGTTTCGCGTCTATGACATCATATACAAGAATCGGTGTATTGTACTCAATTGTAGCAATTTTAGAAACTTTCAACTCTCGAGCTTCAAGGTTGAAGATGTCATCGCCTTCTTGCAAATCACTTAAACACGTGTATGTGCTGTCAGCTAGCATAACTTTATGATCTGCTGTACCTTCAAATACTGATCCGTCTTCCAGCTCAACTCGAATCGTCTTATCAGCTAATCCGGTACAAGCTACAAGTGCATCTGAATATACAACTTCACCATTCGGATCTACTTGAGCTACATTAGCTTTAGAATCAGCGAGTTCAGCTAAACTACGCACACCTTGATCTGTTAGAATCTCAGTTGTACCTACTAGGCAGAATGTTGCTTTTCCTAATGCATGTGAAGCATCAGATCCGTAAGATACTTCAATCAATCCACCTTCTGGAACATATGTAGGATTTGCTTCACTCTTTGTCATGTGCCCATGTTCCATGAACCAAGGACTTGCAGCTAATGTGCTGTTGAACTCTTTGAAGGCAACACCTCTAGCGAGTGTAGCGGTAAGATTGAAGAAGAATATAGAGATGGTTGTTACATCTTTCAGACTGAAATATTCTTGAGGGTTCCGTAAACACATCAATCTGTATAGCTGATATGCTGCATCAGATACTGCGGTACTTGTTTTACCTGTACGAGTAGCTCCTGTTAAAACTATTTCGTAGTATTGGTTACCTGCAGATTCTAGATCCTGCATTGTTTTCATCCATATAGGATAGATAGATTTTCCTTGATTATTTGTCAACCCGAGGAAGTAGTTATCTGTCAAGAATGTTGTTTTGTCAACAGGTATCTCTTTGTAATCTGCAAGCCAGACATTATCGTATGTAGTAGAATAGCCGAAATCTGCATACTCTTCCACAATCTGATACAATATTGCCTGCTCTTCTTTTGTGCAGTCATTGTATATCTTCTGAATTCGCTCTATGATGTTTTCATCTAGAAGTTCTGAACTCATCCTGTTTCTGAAATCTCCTCGGGTTTACTTAAAACATGTAAAACTTGCTGCGCGCTAGATCTTAACTTATCTCTAGAAGATCTGCTCAGAACAGATGCACCAGAGGGCTGAGTAGCTTCAGCACTTATAGAGTCAACAATCTTGAATTCTTCTATGTTCAGGTATGGCTGAAGAAGTTTATGACTCTCTATCATAGACTCTTGCAATCGTCTTTGTATGGACAATAGCGTTCCTAGTGCTTCATCATCAAACACGTCTAAGTTCTCTAGACGATAATCGATTGCATCATATAACTTTGCTTCAATTTTGTCCATCATGTCCAGATACTTGATGATTCTAGCTATCTGATGATAGACACGAAGCACTGTTATGTTTTTCATTGCTGTTTGTGCAACAGACGAATCTGATCCAGTACATAACAATAAGGACGCACGCATCTTAGCGACGTCCTCTCGTTGTTTAGCTGTGAGCGGATCAGAAGCACTAAGGACGCCATCAACGGTTTTAATGTCAGTCATTATTACCTCCTGATTCAATTGTAAATGTAGCTATGTTACTTAGACTTGAGGTCCAGTAAAACTACGCCCAGATTGGCGATAGACTCTTTGGCTTTAGTGTCGCCGTTTATGGCCTTAGCGCCCAGGCATTCAATAGCTGCACGAATATGGATTTCAGCTTTATCGTATCCTTGATCAAGCTTCTTCTGTACTTTCAAAATAGTCGTCTTCGCTTCCACCGGCTTCTTCGTCTCGGTCGTCTTCGACGCCTTCACTTCCTGTGCCTTCACTTCCTGTGTCTTCGCTTCCTGTGTCTTCACTTCCGGATTCTTCACTCTCTTTGTCTTGGATATCTGCATCTTGAATCACCTCGTTTACTATATATGGTTTAAGATATAAGGAGTTTACATTTTCAAGTAAATCTCCAAATTTCTTCATTGATTTTTCGAGTTCTTTGTCCTCTGCAGCTACTTCGTTGGTCAGCAACTTGAGCTCAGAATACAGCTGCTTAACTTTAAGGAGATTAGGGAACGCTACGAACGTCTCTATCTCTAAATTAGCAAGAGTTTCAACTGTACGGAACTCCCATATGTATTCTCTAAGTGCTTTATACATCTCCACATAAGCTTGCTGCAGATTTGGACTGGTTAACATTTGCTTAACTCCTTGTAGTAGTTATCAATTATACTACCGATTACTTCCGGTGTTAGAAACTGATGATGAAATAAGAAAGAAGCTTCGGCTTCTATAACTTTATCTTGCATCATCATAACATATGCTTGATACTTCTCTTCAAATGTTATACAAGGTGAAGTTTTTACTAACTTATATATACTATTTAGCATTGTGCTCAACTACTATCCTCTGAAAGAGTGATTGAAGGTTTTCAGGAACATCTTCTGACTTCTTTACTTTCTTGATTGCCACATCATAGAACCATTGAAGCGCCTCTATACTGTTAGTAAGTTGATCTAATGTTGGAATAGTAATTGTTTCTCCACCTGCGTATCTACACAAGTCGATGAGTCTTTCGTGCCCGACTATTGCGAATAATTCAGGTAACCAAGAATACTCTGGTACATTGTGTAAAACTGGAAGTAATTCAAGTAAATATGCGAAATCAAGCTCTTCTGTGATAGAAAGGTTTTCTACTCCAGGCATTGATTACTCCTCTACTGTAAACACTACTGCGTTATATGTTCTTGCGAGTCTGTTGAACTCGATGTTTGGATAGCTTGCAAGTGCCGATATGGTAGGTTCCATCACGTTATTCAAGTTGATGTTATCTGAATAGTACACCCAGATCTCATCACCTTGTAATGAAACCTTTCTCACGCCTTGGCATTGTTCTTGCGATTTTAAAAGTTCTTGTATCTCTGTATCAGAAGGTACAGATACTTGACCTTCGTCTACTCCTGTGATTGCTGTAGAAGCTTGTGCTGTTTCGTCAGGAAGGTTGTCCTGAATTTCCGGAGCACCTACGTCATCTTGTACTTGATTTGATTCTGAACCACCCTCTTCAAACTCACCCTCTGATGCGTCTGGAAGATCAAGATCTTCTGCATTCTCCCAGGACTCTGTAAGATGACCAGATCCTCCGGAAGGCGGAGTAGATCTTGGAGCTGTATCAACTCGATGGCCTGAACTAGGTTTTTCATCTTCCTCCCACCCATCAGGAGCGGCGTAATGCTCTTCAAAAGATTCTTGAGCAGGTTCAGAAATTTCCTCTTTTGTGTCTTCACTTAGATATGATCTAAGCTGTTGCACTAGCTCTTTGTTCAGCGGATCTGATAATGCTGCGCGTATATGATCTTTGCGAGAGGATGCTGCATACAACTTACTTGCAAAAATAGCTTTCATCATGTTCCTCCTCAATAATCGTAATTAGGTCTTCGGAAGGTCTGCTTGTAGTCTTCAAGATTGCTCTTGAACTCTCTTAAGGTGTCGCCTTCTATTCGAACTTCCGGAGATTCTTCTTTCCTCGGATCTCCATCTAATGCGTCCATGTAAACTACGTACTTTGGAACTCCTGACCATTCTACATAAGAATCTGTAGCGATGTCTACACTAGTTATCAGCGGCCAGCACCACTGTGGAAGCGATGCAACAAATCGTCTATCTTCTGAATAACGCACTTTTATCTCAGGTGACTGTGCTGCAACAGAATCCTTTATTGCTTTCTTCACATTGTAGAAATAGTCATACACCTTCTGTTTGCACTTTGCTTTCAGCTTAGCAATGTTTTCTTCTTCGGATATGGTAGGCGTACACTTCAGAACAAGCTTATGAGAATAGTATCTATCAGCTATGTATTCACAATATCTCGGAACCTCAGAAGATGTATGAAATCTCACGAAGAACTGCGCAGTATCATTATTTAATACGCGACAGTTTGACGTAGCTGAGAGGTTGTTTATGTACTGATCATTGTACTTAGGCAGTAGCTCTTCTATATAAGACACTACAGCAGTAAGTACATTTGACATATCATATGAATTGAAACTTGTAGATTCTTCTTTGACCTTGTACACTACATGTACTATATCATCCGAGCTATTCCAAGAATCATATATGTCACCGTCAATGATTGTTACTAGATGATTTGAAGGTAGATAATATTTGTACGGTCCGCTGCGAAGTTTTGGTCTGCCTACTTCCAGAATGTATGTCCCGCTTGGATGAGCTTCTGCAAATTCAGTTTCTGTAACAGAATTTTCTGCAGTTGGATGAAGAGGTTGAGGCGTAATATTGAACTGTTTTAAGTATCTACCATACACAGTAGGTGTGTTAAAAGCTGTTGCACCAAGAGCACGCTTCATCTTGTTTAATTCAGCACCCACTTGGTCATAATCTCTTCCAAGAGCGAGTGAAATCGCTCTTTTGACACAATCACCTACATCATTGTTACGTGTGTTAGCGTTGTAGTATTTATAAGCAGAAAACACATCACTCATTCTGTTAAGCCTCCCATGTAGTAATAAGGTCTATCAGGATAATTGGATTGAATGCGATATGCGAAATACAAGTAAACAACATCATTAGTTTGCTTGTTCACAAACCCTAACTTATACATGTGATACCCTACAGCCAAATCTAGATGAGATGAAGCTATGTCAATCCACCTTCTGTAAGGTACATATTTTGCATATGCGACAATATCTACAGCATCTTTTTGATCAGTGACTGGCTTTATACTGTAGATAGAATAATCACGTATGATGTAGGACGGAAGTTTAATGTGAAGAACATCTGAAGTCTCGTCAACATTAAAAAATCCAGAATCATACCCGACTTCTTGTTGAGTTACAGCATTTACACAAAATGCTATGTTTTCAAGATTCATTAAAATCCTCCAATTATCCAAGCCGTGTTAGGGTCTGCAGATTTTGCATCGTTTCTAACTTGATACCCGAGAGCTTCCAGCTCTGCTTTTAACTCCTCACTCAAAGGGTGTTGCCAGAGTGTTTCGTGCAATCCTGTGTATACTGCAGTATTGATGCAGTAAGCTACAGATTGTCTTTCAAGCTGCTGCGGTGACTCATTCGATATTTCTCTAGCTTCTTGAGCATCTATTAAAAATGTAGGAATACGCGACATGATTGAACCTCCTCTACATTGATAAAAATATAAAAGGTTGTGTGCCTAATTGTGACACACAACCTGATAGTTTGCGATAAGTTCATCAGATGGAGAATAGCTTCTTAGTCCTTTTCAGATTTGAAGGCTTGTAAGCGTATTCATTCTTGATCATCTTCTGTATGTTGTGCATGGTCATTACAACTCTAGCAGAAGAATCCTCTTCTATCTGTTCAAGTGTAAATCCAAGTGATTCAATCTCTTCAATGAGCTTCTGCTTATTGAATTCATCGCAAGTTTCCAGGAAACTCATGTTGGATTTTGTCTTGGACGTGCGGCTTCTCTTAGACACAGATATTACACCAAAGTTTCTAGATAGTATCTTTGCATACCCGCTGATAAGTCTGTGTGAAATAGAGTCAGCCGAATAGCAAGGGAACTTTCCAAGTCCTTGTAAGGAAGTGTATCCATACAAGTGAGTCTTCACATTGGGGTTACCAGAAGCTTTGATTATGTCGAAAACTTCTTTAAGATAAACATCTTTCATCTCAACCGATGCATCATTTGCAGGCGAGATTCCTACATAATCCAGAGGCTGACCATTCTCGTCCTTCCAGGCGAGCATATCTTTGAGAACCTGCATCTCTTCTCCGTAGTGGAATACAGGCATCAACTTGTGAGGAGACTTTACTTTTGATCTCATGTATAAAAAGTTCTCCCAGGACTTCCTGGCAGATTCTTCATAATCTTCCTTCGACTTAGGCTGACCGAAATGACCAGGAATGGTATCTAGCTGAGCGAATACGTCTATGTCGTCATCAATGCTGTTCAAGTAAGCGATGTATTCGTCAACAGTTGTATTAGCATTACCGGTATGAATACTGAAAGCTCCGGAATCTATGAAAAGCCATCTACAGAAGCCTTCGTGTTTCCACTCAATAGCTTTTGTAATCGCAGAACGATCTAACTGCGAAATAAGAATGTCAAGTGGCTCAAACTCGGGAAGAGCAATCAACATGTCGTGCATTGATTGTGTCAAAGATCCTGAAAATACATACTTTTCCATTAGTAACCTCCATACTTTAATTCAAATGCCAATTTGGCTAAAGTAGCATGAGTTGCTACTCGATTATATGATAGCTCAGTTAAACATTCAATACAACACTGCTTCATGTATTTACTGTTTGTTGATAACATTATATAACGAATGACAAAATCTATATCTGTTTCTGAACTGTCAAGATAGTGGCCCATCTGCCAGATGATATCCGAAACATGATTAGAAAGCTTTATCTTGTTCAGACCTGTTAAATAGTCGATCTTTTCTGGAGTAAGCAGAAAAAGCATATCAACGTCTTGAAAAGATCTGACCACATTCCATAATGGAAGCCCTTTCAGTATCTGTAAGCGAGTCAGGTCCTTTGTCTTTGCGTAGGTGAGTATGTCTGAGTCTATCGGAGGTGCTACCGTCACAGTTACGCTTCTGCTTAAGATAGTGTCCGGAACATTGTTTATGTTTCTGCAAGTAACTATGATGTAAACATTAGATCGAGGTTCTTCTAAGTATTTCAGAAGTGTGAATGCTGCAGCAGATACGCCCAGATCGAGATTTTCTACGCACATTATCATGTCATTGGTTAGCGAACAAGATCGTTCAATCATGTCCTTTATGCTATTCACATTCGCCTCTACTACTGTGTAGTCTTCAATATTCTTCATCTTAGCAAATTGAGAAGCTAGATAAGTTTTCCCGCACCCTTTGATCCCTTCTATCAAAATACTGTGATTGTCAGCATCTGAAATTCTCTGAAGTTGCTCAAGTGCTTGTTTTTGACACATCAGATTCATTGTAAGGCCTCCTTTGCAGGAATGGTAGAAAATTGAAGCAGAGATGCAAGATAAATCAAACTGCTTTCTGTGTCCACTGAAATAGATCTTATCTTCTGAAGTTCTGCATAAGTATTCATGAACATGTTGTATGTATCTTGATGTGACCACCGCTTCACGTAGTTTCTAAGAACTGACTCCGTGTACTTATTTTCCAGAAGTTTGTCGATTTCGATCATAGTGTTGAGTATTGTGTAGTGAAGTGTTTCTAAAGCTGCACCGCTGTGCTGTATAATGTCTAAAACTCTAGCAAAGTTTCTTGCAGCTACAGCTATCTTCATATCAGCCTCTGTTACAGTGTCTACTACACCAAATAGCTTCTTCAAAGAAGGATCGGGTAATTCAAATAGCTCATTAACCGACACTTGTGACATACAATAGCATATGTGTCTAGCATGACTGTAGTTACTAGCAGTTTCTGCAGCAACATTGATGAATCTATCTGGCAAGGTAGGGAAATCTTGATGGAGATATTTAGTTAAGAACTGAGAGTGAACTTCGTCGATTGTCACTATATTATTAGGAAGAAACTTATCAACCTTTTGAGCTTGCTTGTTCTGCTCAATGATGCATACTATAGTACCAACTATCTTAGTTGTCTCAATACGTCTAGCTAACGCTGCATCCAAAGCAGCTACAAAAGTGTCGTCATATCTAACTACATACACAGTTGGTGTTAGAGGAACAAAATGTTTAGTCGCCATGTTATCTAATACAGAAATTACACTAGGTGATTCAATCTTTGTCCCGTAATATTCCTGAAGAATACTTAGGTATTTCTCTTTTATTCCATATTCCGATCCGGCAAATACATAAAACTTTCTGGGATTTTTCTGAAGTATTTCAGATCCTACAGTCTGTATTGTTAGCATAGATCAACCTCCAAGAAGTTCCTTAAATATGCTTATGTGAGCTACGCAGACCTTAGCGTCATCATACATGAACGAATAAACAACGTGGCGACGAAAATCCTTGAGCTTCAACTTGAAATTCTTCCGAATAGCTACGGAAAGATTTTCAACAGTGTAAGATGTTAAATCAAAGTAATCTGCAGAAAACATGCACCAAGTGTTTCGTGTCTCTTGAGTACCATTGTCGCAGATGAGAACAGGATTCTTAAATTTTGCAAGAGCTTCAGCCTTTATCTTCTGCCAATGACCCAGCTCAAATGTAATGGTTTCGCTAGACACTACATGTGTTTTACATTCACCTAACCATTCATTTGAGATAACATCTCCGGGAAGTGTATCCCTAGCACCGCTACCAGATACAACTTCCCATTCAAGATACTTAGCTACTGCAGTTTCTTGCTTTGTGCTAAAATACTTAGTAGGCATCATCAGATTCTACGCCTCCTTCAGCATCTTCCTTGGAGTTGTGCTCAATGTCATCAATGATGTATTTCTGAAGGATTTCAAAGTAGTCCGGATGCGTTTGCATGTATTCGAGAACCTTAGCCATGCCGTTCAGCTTTACAGGCTTGCCTGTATCATCTGATACTATCTCACCTGTTTCTGGATTGCACAAAGAGAACCAAGCTCCGGCCTTCTTGATGATGCCATATTTCTTAACAGCCAACTGACAGAAGTCCATATCAACTCGGATACCTGATTGAGCCATGAGATAGTATGATCCAAGCTTTCTGTCCCAGGGGGCGGATTTCTGCTTTACTATCTTAGCGTTAACAATGTAACCGGCAGGATTCTCAGCGTTAGCTGGCAGATCGTTTCCTAGGAAATCAACAGGCGTGCCTATCTTAAAATACATCCTCAATGTAGCATAGAACTTAAGAGCACGTCCGCCGGGTGTATTCACCACATAAGGATTGTCCATGTTATCTCTTGTTTGATTGATAACAAGGAGTGTGCAATCGTATCTGGTTAGAATCGGCACAATCTTCCGGAAGAATACTGTAAGCAAACCTGCAACAGATGCTACAGTTCTCTCGCCTAACTTCTTCTCCAGCTCCTGTTTAGTGACAAGTGAGGGAATACTGTCGAGAACTAAGAGTCCTACTTCACCAGACTCAATCAGCTCCTGCACGGTCTGAAGCACTTCTTCAGCAACAACATCGGGCGGCTGCATGATGTCTAACTCACCTTGCGCAATTCCTAATGTTTTCGCCCAAAGATCGTCAAACGAATGCTCGAGGTCAATGTAAAGAATCCGCTTAGGTCCGCGTTCGGATAAATCTTCGACAGCTACAAGCGCCGATTTATCGCCTTCGTTTGCTTTCATCTGCAGATCATACAGCTTGTCATTGTACTCCTTTTCAAACAACTTGTGAGCATTCTTGCAGATATCTACTGCAGTTGTACTCTTTCCGCCACCTGGATCACCGAAAAACTCTGTAACCGCTGCACGGGGAATGCCTCCGTAGGTCGCGTAATTCAGCAGAGGGCTAGAAAAGGCAAGTTTCTTACCTCTAGAAGCCCTGTCCATAAGCTGGCTGCAATTCCAATCTTTCTTTCTTTTGTTGATTATGTCTTGATATGAACTCATGTCACACCTCTCTTAGCATAGTAGTTAAATCTATAAGAGCCCAAAGATCTGCAATTTCAACAGTAATCTTTTCAAAACCGTACACTAATTGAAGATCATCTGAGCTTTTAACTTTAATTAAGTACCATCCAGTTTCTTTAGGTAAATCTTCAGGATAACTCCTTAGATCATGCCAAGTAAGCGTCATGCTACATATTTCAGGATACATAAGATACAACCTCCGTTAGATCTATTTTTTACTTCACGTAGTACTGACGTCTAGATGAATCTGGAACATAGTCAGGAAGCTTCGTAGATTCTTCGGTAACAACTTCTCCGACAGCTGGAGTCTCTGCTCTTCGTCTAGCGTCCCAGATCTTCTTAGCTCCCATGATAAGCTCTCTGGAGAAAGAAAGCTCATTCTCCACTCTAGAAACTACAGCTTCATAAATAGCTCTCAGAATCTGATATTCTAACACAGTTTCTTTTGCTTCAGCTTTCTCCCTTGCCTTAAGTTTGAGAACTTCTATCCTCAGCCTTAAGTCATTCAAGTTTTCTGATACAGTAAACAGATTCAGAGGGAGTGTCGTGAGTATCCACTCCAATGATGTATCAGACAGAGAAACGTGTTCTGTATCTTGAACCTGAGTGTAGAGCTCTTTAACATCTTTCAGGTAAGACGAAAATGTGTTGTTATAGATCTCAGAAGCGTAGTTCGAAACAGCCTCTAGATCTTGTTTACATTCTTGAGGTACCTTATACATTCTAACTATCTCCTTTATTTCGTCTCTTTAGCAGGTATTCCGCAAAGATATGTTAACGCCACTTCCTGTAAATATTGAGTAGTTTTCAGTTCATGAAGCAATGAAAGCAGCTTATTAGCGAGTTTCAGACATATGATAGAATGAGCTGTTCCGTACTTCGCGATCTTATCCTGATAGTACGGAGGTATCATAGTGGCCTGAATATCCTGTAAGAAAATGTATTTTACAACATTTATAACGAAGCTATGGAAACCCTCAAACCACTTAGTGAAGTTTACTCCAGAATTGTATACCGTGTGAATGATGGTAGCAATCTGGGCATTGTCTTTCTTGGCATACGCATTGAGCAATGCAAAGTAGTCATCGTAGTTTGGAAGATTGAGAGAAGCAGAAAGAGACTCAATTGTGATATCTTTACTGTAAGATATAGTTTTATCGAGCAGAGTCAGTGCGTCTCTCATTCCGCCATTAGCTAACTTCGCAAGAAATACAATCGCTTCTGAAGTATATGTAATGCCTGCACCTTCTGCATTTTCGCACTCCAGTACATGTGTCAATCTAGCCACAATACCGTCTAGGCTGATCTTAGATAACTGGAATGTTTGCACACGAGAAATAATAGTTGCAGGGATCTTTTCAGGATTCGTGGTACAGCAGATAAACACACTCTTTGCCGGACCTTCCTCGAGGGCTTTCAGGAGCACCTGCCAAGCCTGCTGGCTGAAGGCATGAACCTCGTCCAAGATAAACACCTTGTACTTACACCCTACAGGATATGATCGGGCCTGATCTACCAGTTCTCTGACACGATCTATACTACCATTGGAGGCAGCATCTAACTCGATTGTATCGCCAACACCATTGTTCAATTCCTTAGCGATGATTCGAGCACTTGTAGTTTTTCCTACACCTGCAGGACCTATCAAAAGGAAGTTTCTGCAAGACAATTCCCCTGATTCGCAAAGATTCTTGAGCATCTTAACTATAAGAGATTGCTCTGTCATGTCTGACCAAGTAGATGGTCTGTATTTTGTAGCTAAGCTCATTGATATTAGGCCTCCTTATCAGGTGAATATGACCAGTCTGTTTCAAATCGAGTGTTATCAGGCAATCCATACGTGAATAGCACTTTCTTTTGAATTTCAAAATCTTCTGAAATAGAACGATCTGCTCTGACAATGAATTGCTTGAGCATGGAATTGTAAGACACCTCACCCCTTGGATAGTAACTCCAAGATTTTTCCGGGTGTGCAGTTTGGTTCTTATAGGTACTCCAAATTGTATCATGTGTGCAATTGATTCTGCAGTAGTTACCAAGCTGAATAGAAGAAGGTCCTGTGATAGAATCTTCTAACCCTACAAAACGGTCTTCTGCATACCAGAAAAGGGCAATCATTTTGCTATCATCTGCAGAAGTAACATATCTGTCTTTCTTATGTCTTTTGAGCATTTTACATCTCCTTATTATCTACCGTACTCCTGGCACTTCTTGTAGTACGGACAGTAATTCTCCGAACACCATTTATCGCCTACAGGTAAACCTTCCGGAGCTAAATTTTTCTTGACCATGTCTTGCACATATCGCATTCTATTGATTACTTCATCTCGCTCCGGCTCCTTGATATGCATCTCATAGCACTTCAGACCTCCGTATTGTCTCTCTTGATACAAGACTAAAACGGTATCTAACTGAAGCAGCGAAGCATAACACTTTATCTGATCTATGTGCTCTTCCTTTGGATCGCATAGATCATTCCAAGAGCTGAATTCCGATGTTTTTATCTCAAGCATGACATATCTTCCGTTCCATCGAATGATTCCGTCACATGCAAATCTGATTGGAGGATCCTGGAATTCAATTTGAGTTTCCAATGAATCTTCAGATTGTGTCAGAACATAATCATATGGACACTTGATAGTGCTCATGTAGTCCTTTACATCTATCCAATCATCTTTAAGAAGTTCTTTAAGATTTGACTGAATGATGCGATGACACGCGGTTCCAATGTCTGCTGTAAATTGCAAAGTCGGATCAGGATTCTTGATAGTGTCCGGAACAGTACCTCTAAGACGAAACCAGGATCTTCTATTACATCTAAACGATGAAGGGGCAAATGTCTTATGAGGTGTTCCTGCACCAGCAGAGATCTTATCATTCACGAAAGTTTCATAAGCTGACAAGAATTCACTGCTGGTAGCAGAATTGAACTTGGCGATATGTGCTATATTCATGCTTCTAAACGCCATGTGGGCCTCCTATAACATTACTCTTTTGCTGCAATACAAGTAGCGAGTTCAGAAGTCCAAATACCGATACCGGTTACCTCGCCTTCAGAAACAAGTGGTGCGATACGAATGGACTCATCTCCGTAGTTAGAAATGACCTTCTTCAAGCTAGCGGTCCAGAATTCTAACGAGAAGTCTTGAGTAGTTCCGGTTACCGTGACCTTACAGTCAACATGCTTGTCCTTAAGCTCTAGCGTGTTGCCAGACTTGATCATCTGGATTGTATCTTCAGTTGTGGAAGATAGCAGATCTGCTTGACCCAAGAATTTGGACAAGTTTGTTGCAGAAACAGTGATTGTTGACGCAGGCTCTCTCAGCAATGTAAGGAAGATGCTAGAATTGTAATCACCAACTCCCTCATCTGCTTCGTAGAGCGGCTTGAACTGGGTGACATATTCGAAGCTATCTGCGGAACACGTAACAAGATACTCTCGACCGAGCTTCGTGAGCTTTGCGCCATCCGGAAGTGAAATGAAAAGATTGATAATGGTGTCAGAAAGTAAACACTGCGAGCCGAGCTTACTATGTTTGGAATGTGTAAACAGGCTGCTATCAAAGTCGCCTACAAGTACATCGCCTTCAGCTCCGATCCAGACACGAGTGTATACAGGATGGACAAATGACATAGCGATTGCATACATCTGATTTTCTTTGATGAACTTCCAATCAGATTTGTCGATTGTAATGGTTTCAGCTGTCTGACTAGGAACAGCAGGTGCATCCAGATCCAGCTCGTTAGCCTCAATCACTTTAGGAAGTGTGAAAGAGGATGTTCCGGAATGAAGAATAAGACCGTTCTCAGCAAATTCAAGTGTTACCGTAGCTGACTCCAATGTAGCTACCAACTGCTTGATCAGCAAGCTACTTACGAAAATGGAAGCCCTTTCACCTTCCCCAGAACCCTTCAAGCGAATCTCGGTCTTGATGTTAGACGCCTCAAGATTGATCTTAAGCGTGTCAGTTGTTGCAGAAATCTGTGCAATGTTACTCTTCTTGTGATAATTAGAGACATTGGCGTTGATGATTCCTAATGACAAAGCATCAGAAAACGGCTTTGTGTTAGTTGTAAATCTCATAACAATTCTCCTTTGTTTGTGTTATAGTTATTGACGATACAGTACTTCCTTCTCAATAGTTTCGATGAATTGTTCAGAAGTTATTCCTCGAGTTCTTATGTAATCCTGGATAGCTGCATCATACTCATCAGAAACAACTCCGTTTATTCCATGAGCTGCATCACCGATGGGATCTTTACCATCGGGTCCTGGATATACAGGAAGTAAATACTCCATCTCTCGTAAACAGCACTGAATCCATTTCACTTCATCAGGTTCTACTGTATCAAACGATTGAGGTTTAGTGAAGGCGATAGGATATTCTTCTCCATACCATCTGAGAGTTGTAGTTACGTCACATTTTACACTGAACGGAAGAAAGCTACCAGCTTCTACCATCATCTGCGATAAAAGTTCTCCACCACGTTTCCAGTGCTCCATAGGAACTTCGCATATCAACTCATCATGGACGCTTATGAGAATTCTACCACCTATCTGATTCCACTCTTCGCAACTTGTAAGCTTCAGCATTGCGAGCTTTGTCATATCGGCCGCGCTGCCCTGTATAATACTATTCAGTACCTTTCTAGAACCATCACCAATCTTGGATCTATTGTTGATTACCTGTATTCCTTGATCGTACAGCTCTTTTGTTCTTCTAGCGATCTGCCCGAAGTACTTGTACCCCTTGAACTCCTTTAGTAGTGCTTCTTTGATTCGTTCAGGGATATCAGATTTGTTCTGTAACGTGTTGACGTCAAGAGGATCTATATCAGGATTGACGTAGCCTTTGAGTGCAGTAAATTCAAATTCTGGAAGCTGCATCTCGGGAATATGTCTGCGCCTACCTAATATTGTTTCCACATATCCATGCTCAGTAGCGTACTTCTGAGAAGCTATCATGAGCGTACGAATTCCAGGAAATGCGTTCAGAACTGAATCATATACCTTTTGAGCAGCTTTAATCTTCTCTTCGTCACTCATGTCTTTTCTCTTGCCGTAGAGCTGATCGGCAATAGATGGAATAGCTCGTCCGTACGTTATGCCCAAAAGTATTGTCTTGGCTTCCCCTCTTCGAGCTTTTCCCTCAGGTTGTGCTTCATGCGTAACCGGATGGAATTCAAGACATTCCTCATAAGGCTTATTGAACGCTAGACTCGCGATACTTGCGTAAATGTCTCTACCGGTTTGGAAAGACTCAAGCATGTTCTTGTCATGACTGATGTAAGCAGTTAACGCAGGCTCCTGTCTACTGTAGTCCGAAGAAAGGATTACATATCCAGGTGTTGCCCTAAACATGTGCCTGATATCTGTTGCATGAGATGGAAGGTTCATCAGATTTGGTTCAGCGCATGATAGCCTGCCGGTGTCGGCGCCAATTTGTTTGAATTGTGCATGAATTCTACTGTCTTCGGTTGTAGCTTTAGGCATCTTTTGAACAAATGTCCCGATAAGTGTACTTAAACTTCTTACGGAAAGTACTTGATTGATTACCGGTATGTTTAACTCACGGAGAACATCTTTGTCGGTACTTTCACCGTTCTTGCCCTTTGGTACCTGAAGCAATGTGTAAACAAGGTACTTTACATGAACAGGTGATTTAGGATTAAAGTCTGATCCGGAAACAAATGGACGCTTCCCGGACGAAGGTTGTAAATATGCTGAATCGGCAATAACTTTGTCGATCATTTCCGCAAGTGCTTTCGACTCAGCTTTGTACTTGCTATCATATCGTACATCAAGAACACGTGATATAGTTTTGTCTATGTAGGTTCCGGTACGATGCATTGTTTGGCACACCCTGATCAATGGAACTTCTACATTCCAGTAGAGATCAGCAATTCTTTCAAGATGTGCGTTCTTACACTTCGGGTGAGTTTTTGTAAGGTAAGGTAGCTGCCACACAAACAATTCATATGTGATCCTAGCATCGTTCGCTGCATAAAACTTTGCAACTTCGGGTTTGCAGTAAGGAAACAGATCAACGGGAAAGAAATCTTGGAACTTCATCGCATGACCCTTCCCTTTCAGCACATATTTGTTGTAAAGAATTTTCAGTTTGTTGTCTGGCTCATTCTCCTTGAGGCATCTCCAAGCGAGTATAACATCATAGAAGCAAACACCGCATAAATCTACTTTGAGATCTTTGTGTATCATCGCCAAGTCGAAATCGGCATTTGCAAATATGAGCTTGATGTTGCTGTCGGCAAGTCTTTGAAACTCTCGACCCACCTCCTCATAAGTAAGCTGATTCTTATAAGGAGTATCAAATATTGGGACAAGATGCTTCATCGGGATGTAGACTTCGACTCCACCAGGATAATATAGCGAAGCTCCAACGATTGTATCCTTTATCCTGTCAAGTCCTGTCGTCTCGGTATCAATACCGGCGTATCCGGATTCAATAGCTTTAGTGATATAATCATGGAGCTCATCTACCGTGGTTATGAGTTTTGCCGGCGAATCTTTGAAGTAATCTATGACTTTCTGAGATATAGATGTTAACTCATCATTTATACTTTTTGTCTTAGTAGACTTTGGAGGCTCAAGCACTTCTTTGCTCTTAGCAGCTACCTGATTGATAGTATCAATCTGAGATAGCGTAAATAAGCCCATTGAATTTTTGCTCCTTTGTTAGAAACTTACTTCGTCAGAGTCCAAAGTAGGAATAGATTCGGCAGTAGGAACATCGATCTCAGAAGGCTCCATGTTAGGAACATCTACAAACGCAAGAGCTTCAATAGGAGTAACTACAGGAGGTACTGCGCTAGAGGATACTCTAGGAGTCACCTGATAATCCGGCATGGTAAAGTTCTCGGAAGAGGATTCATTGCTAGCATTGAGCATGCTGCTGAGCTCTGCAGGAGAAACTTCACGGCAGATGTTGGAGTAGTATGCAGGGAAGGAAGCGTTGAACTTCTGGCAGATCGCATCATAGCTCATAACAGTGTTGTTACCTACCGCCTGGATGGTGTAAGTGGTGTTGATATCGTTCGCCTCGCCCTTACGAGTGATCCGGAAAACATAATCGCTAGGATTCGGAAACTTCTGGAATACATCTGTTACAAGCTGATTCTCGAACCTCGTGTTTCTGTCGAAGAACTGGATCTCCCCTGCCTGGATGTTATACAGCGGAATGAACAACTTGTTCTGAACCTTGAGGCCCTTCCCACATGCAGGACAGCCTCTTCCGCAGCAGTGAACGTATCCGGAGTAATCAGCAGACTTGATGTAATGCGTGTCAGCAATGAGAACATCTTCAATCTTCCTGTAGAGGAAAATCACATCTGCAAAGTCGTTGTTGTTGACCAGGCGAAACAATCCGCCATATCTCTCTTGATTGTAGTCAGTGAGTGTCTTAAAAGCCATTGTTTTATTCTCCTTTTCTGTTTATTTATAGAACATGAATGTTCTACACATATCATAACGATTCATCTGTTTCTGGACGAGTCCAGCTTGCATAAGAATCATTAGTTTCTCTGAGTTTCAAGTTGATGACAGATGCATCTTGTTTAGACGCATCAAGTGCATTTTGCAATCGACCTGCAAGATAACTACATAGCGTTTCTGCAGTTAAAATCTCGATTGGCAGTACTGCTACAGCAATCTTATTCATCTCTAGCGAATTCTTAAGAGCTGCCTGTTCGCCCGTCTTTATTCTACTGAATAAGAACGAATTGTCCTCAGGTACAACAGACTTCATAAGCTGCTTAAGTGTTTCAAAAGCGATGACAATACCATTCTCCGGATTCTTGGAAACTACAGTAGCTTCCATGCGATAGCGATGAATATTGAACCGCATACTCTCAATATAGCAGCAGCTAAATTCAATTCTCTGTGTTACTTGAACACTGTTTAGCATTTTCCGCCCTCCCTTCTTCAATATCATACTTGACCATGGATGCAACTACTACAGTGTAGGAAGAAGGATCTTGTGAAAATGCCTGCCAATCCTCGCACACCTGTTCGTATTCGTCCTGCGTAATGACCATATCTAGAACTTTGCTTACTTCGTAGATAGGAGACTCCTCATAGTCTAAAAATCCGTTCCAGACATCGTCCAGGATCAAATTGTTTCCGGCATCAATGATGACTCCGCTAGTTTCATCACCGTATGTTTCATGCTCTAGCAGATAAAGCATGCTGCCGAAATAAGTCTTCGTGTCGATCACGTACCAGGTTCCTCTGTGGCCACTTACTTTGATATTCTCAGTCTTCATTATTCTTCCCTCGCTTTCTATATTAGAATGATGCGCTTTCAAAGCTAGCGAACTTTCTCCTGAGGCCTTCCATGATAGCTGCACGCTTATCAGGAGATAATCTCTTAGAGGGCTTCTTGTTCTCTAAGATCTCATTGATAACGGTAGCAGTATCTTTGTCAGAATCTTCAATGAGCCTCCAGAAGAGTTCTCTGTTTGCAGCTTTGACGCGCTCTTCAATTATGTCAGTTTCAACAACAATAGTATCGAAAAGATCTAAAACATCTTCTCCAACATGAACGATGTTGCTGCAAGTGTTATTGAACCAGGAGGTTTTTGAAGTTTGACCGGAATAAGGATCTACAGATTTGCAATAGATGCAATTATAGCATACTCTATAGATGTATGCAGGAGAGAATCGTTTCTTGTCCTCTTTGATCTTATCAACGTTCTTGTTGAGATACAAGAGAACTTCGGAAACACATTCCTCTTCGATTGCGGCGGGAGTTCTAAGACGATACCAAGCAAGTAAGATCTGATCAAAAAAGATCAAATACAAAGCCGCTGCCTTATACTCGTCAGCGATAGCTAACCAAGATTCATAAGACAGCGACTTCTCAGCAGAGACAGCGTCTCTGAGCATGTTGCGCGTTACGAAAAATTCATTACTAAGATTCATCATATTATTTGCCCTCCGATTTTGATATCCTTTGAGATGTTCGGCTTTTGATATACTATATGAAGTTAGAAATTATATGTCCCTACAAGTATTATTATAGACGGAACTGGCAAAAAAGTCAATAACTTTTTCCAATTTTATTAGAATTTCCAGAATTTTTTTTTGCTGAAATTTAAGGCACTATTTCAGGAACAACTCCCCAAGAAGGTCCTCTGTCAAGAAGAATTATCTCAGCAACAGAAGACGAAATAATCTTAGTTACACGATATCCATATGATGCACTAGTTGCTTCCCCTGAACTATCTACATCTGCATAACCGTTTACTACAAGAGTGCCATCTTGTTTCACCCGTACTCTGCCTTGTAAACAAATAGCACTCCAATCAGGATCAAATCGTTTCTTAATATATACGGTAGGATCATAAGTGGCGTCGTACACTCGATATGTATCCCACTGTCCGTGTCCTTGAACAGTGCTAAGAACATTGAAATCATTCCTTACAAATCTTTCACCACTTATTTCACAATCACCGTTAGCTACAAATGCAGGAGCCGCGCTAACTACACCCAATACATAATCCGATGTATTGTCTGCAACTACAAGCTCATCTCCGTCTAGTGTTACAAATAAACCTACAGGATCAGATACCGGAGTAGATTTCCACTTAAAATATTCACAATATCCAGTGGTACAAGAAGTTGAAAACGACTGCATTGCACTTACATATCCTTCTTTGTTAACAGCGAAAGCATCAGAAGGTATGAGATTTTCTGTTTCTAGATCGCTCGAACTTATGCAGAGCTCACCATTACCCACTACAAAGATAACATCTGCATCTAAGGTTTTGTTGTTCTTTCCAGAAACATGTGAGTATGGTTGATTCGCCGTCGTGTTAAAACCTTCTGCATGAGACGCATATCCGGAAGCTGTAGTATTTTCTCCTTCAGCAAATGAATTCTGACCTATTGTTGTTGAAGCTTTTCTATTCAAACTAAAAGATCCGGTACCTGTAGGATTTACTTTATCCATTTTGCCGTTACCTACCGATCGAATGGCAGCTGGCATCTCACTAGGCAAATAAGTATCTTCAGTTTCAGATTGTTCTCGAATAGCTTGAGCAATGTTTTCATAATTCTCTGTATCTGTTAATTTTATTTCACCCATAATATCCTCCAGGCAATGAAAGCTATTCTTTCATAGAATATAGTTTGTCAAATTCTTCTTTTGTACAATCATTGAGATCTTTCCCATCAGGCATATGAATTCTCCAAACAATACTGCAAGAGGACAGAGCCCTGTATAGCTTATTTGTAGCTTTTCTTCCTGCTTCGTCTCCATCCATGCAAAGAACAAATTCTCGAACACCTAACTCCCTTAACTGCTGTACTTGCAACTGATTTCCTGTGCCCAAAAGAGCTACAGCATTGTAACCATAAACCCTTGCAGTTAGAGCATTGATGCAGCTTTCGCATATGATAACAGACTTGCAATTTGGCGGAACTCTGTCTAGCCCATACACAGGTTTAGACACGCCTTCAGGATAATTGTATAGCTTACCTTCTATTGATCTTCTACAAATAAATAAGGTTCTACCGGCCTTATCTCTTACAGGGAATGTTATACATGGAGTGACTTTTGTTCTTCCTGGAGGAGTCCATTTCATGTCTACTCCGATGTCATATTCTTCTATGATTGGGTCAGTTAGCTTTCTCTGATACATGTATGGAACCGTAAATCTATAAGACGCAAGTTCTTCTTCTGAAACATACGTCACCGGATTGGTGAGTGTCTGTAGCTGATTTACCGCGAACTTACTGAGTATAGCTTCTGATAAACTAGACGGTATCAAACTATCAAATTCTGTGTCTGATTCATAGCCCTCTATGTTCTCTTTCAGCCAATCTTCTCCAGACCTTGTTATGGATCGTAGCTTCAGTATGTCGGTGATAGCTTCCGGAAGTGTTTTTGCTGCACCACAAGTAAAACAATGTAACCACCCGGCAGGATATCTTTGACCATTTCTGAACTCTTCATGAAGCAGTATTCCACACGAAGGTTTCTTCTCTTCGCCATTGTTATGAAACGGACAATAGATCTGCATGTAGTTTCCAATTCTTCTACTTGGACGAATAAGCTGTAACTCCGAGAGCTTATCAATTACTTTTTCAACATCCACAGCTAGTCACCTCTGTTTAATATTTTTGATAGAATTCGATAACGCATAAGAGGGCGTATTTCTACGCCCTCCTGAAGATACGAAAGATTATGCTGCGATGATCTTCTTGATGCCTTTGTACATCGCGTCTACGAAAGGATGGCCGACGATGATAGATCCCCATCTGTTCTGCTCGAAGTTCTGAGTCTTTCTCATAGGAGCACTATGATCTGCATGATCCGTGATGGCCATGATTGCTCCGTAACCGGTGCCCTTGAACTTCTTCATGTCCTCCGCCTGCAAGCACTTGAAGAAGGCTTCCTTGGTTACCTCGATGCGCTTTCTGGTGATGTCAGAAGTCATTTCATTCACCGGATAAAGCATGTCGAAAAGGGCCTCCACTTCTGCATCAGATACTTTTGCATCTGCGAGCTTCTCGCACTCCGTCTTGAGCGAAGACATATAAGCGTCTACAAGTCCGAGAGTGGCCTGAGCTTCCTGAACCTTTCCGTTGATGTCGCCGATATGACGAGTTGACCAAGATCTCTTAGCGGTGTCAAGAGCTAAGTTAAGAGTGTTGTTGCAAACAACTCTGATAGGAGTCATGCAGACTCTAACAGCTCCGGTGCCGTCATGCGTATTGGTGAAACAGATGTAAGGCTCTACGTCATCACCAAGAATCTTTGTCTTAGGCATCTTGCCCAGAAGCCAGATCTGCTTGCCGTCTCTCAAGCTGCCGGCCGTCTCAAACTTCATACCACCTTCTACGTTCACCAAGCTGTCGGTGAAATCAAATGCTTCTGCGTTCTGGACGATCGTGTATCTGTTGGTCACGATACCGAGAACGGAATCATCAGACGATCTGACGTTAGCTACGTAGTTAGGAATCTGAACACCCTTCTCATTGAAGATAGGCTTCGGGATAACTTCCCAATCAAGACCAGCTGCTACGATCGCTTCCTTACTGGTGGGTGGATTGTTAAGCTGAACTCCTAATCCGTGCCAAGGAACTTCTCTACCTACATAAAACATGTTCTCAACTAATGCTGCCATACGCGTACCTCCTGTACCTTTGATATTTTTGTATGAAACAGTAACGATTCAACTGTTTATTTATCTGTTACAAGTGTTATTATAGACGGAACACTAGGAAAAGTCAAGCCCTTTTTCCAAATTTATAAAATTTTCGGGAAATAGTTCTGAACGGATCTTAGTTTTCACATTGTTTTCCATCTTAATTATGTCTTGTATGCGATTGGTATCTCGATTAGCAAGATCGCAAATATCTTTTTCTGTAGTAACCTGAATCAGAGGATATGCGTCAATACACTTGTTTTTCATGAGCTGCTTGACAGAATACATCTGAGCTTCTGTATAGTTAGGCGGAAAGATAATCGCATCATACCAAAGGACTACGCAATTCAGCGCTTCACTCAACCAATGAATAGGAGACGCAAATTGTGGAATGATACTCCAAAGTTCATCTCTCTTTTCACCGCCGCAATATAGTTCTTCTTTAGGTACACCCCATATCATCTGAAGCTTGTAAACATGAGAGGGTTCGGAATAAGTTATTTGACCATCTGGAAGAATAATTGCTTCGCAATAGTTTCTGTATTTGCTGTTGTGATATGCAATGAACTCGTCTACGCTAAATTCCATATGAAATCACCTCATCATTGTTATTCTACATTAACTGAATCATGGTTGTTTAATACGTAAAAGCACAAAGCATAGTTGAAATCTTTTCCGAGTTTTCAGATATATCTAGCACATTACCATTATTAAAACGAATACGTGTATATGTATCATTAAACAAAATGTAGTCGATGTTGTTAACATTTACGAATATTGAATTTCCGGTTTCTGTGTGTACTTCTATGAACTTCATGTTTTCTCCTTTCGCTGAACCTATTGCTTAGAATTCTACATCATCATCTGAATCGTCCATATCGATCAAAGCACTGAAATCATCAGAACTTTTAATATTAGTAGTAACTCCGCTAACTACAGGGACAACAGAGCCAGGAGTTGAAGTAGCCGGAGTAATGGATCCGTCATCACCATTCGGAAGATACTGCATGTTTCCTGTGTTGATATCCCAGGCGTAACTAAGAACTGGTTTCTGATTGTTTGCGTTTCTTGATTTCTCAAGTCTTATGTCAAGCACATGTTTGTCAAATATCTGACGAATAGCGAAAGCCTGAGTTGCGATTCTAGCAGGATGGTCGCTTCCTTCAACCTGCATCAGACCTGGAAAAGGTTCCCCTTTATCATCCTTGCAGTTCTGCGTCTCTCTGTTTGCCTGCATCGCAACTACTACTGCGCATCCTCTAGTCTTACTTAATTTGAATAGACCATTACAGATATTTTTGTATTTCAGATAATCCGTGGGCGCTTTCTGCGGATCATCCATGTAAGACAAACCGTCAATGATGAGAAGTTTTACGTTGTACTTTTTAACGAGATTATCAAGTGCCTTTACGTTTACAGCTCCTCCCTCTACATCTTTATCTTCGAGAATAAATGCGCTTGTTTCTTCTTGACTGAGTTTATCAAGATATTCTACATACTCTTCAGTGTAGTTACCTCGGAAGATCTGACTATTTGGTGTATGTGTTCTCCAAGTATCAAAACGAGTACCAAGAAATGATGCTTGCATTTCTGGTGAGTAGTAAAGCACTGCGAATCCATGTTTTTGTGCAGACTCCATCATCTTTGTACAGATCCAAGATTTACCGGTGTTAGTTCTTGCTACTAAAAGAAGTAATTCTTCTACTGTTGACAATCCACCATACATCAGTTTGTCAATTTCTGCAAATCCTGTTGGTATCCTGGCTTGCTTGTTAAACGCGATAACTTGATCTGCTCTTTGTTTGGAATCATGAACAATGTCCATCGGCTTTGTAGAATCAAGTTGTGCAGCTCGTTCGCATTGTGATTCCAAGTAGGCCCATGCATCATTTATGTCCCCAGAACCCAGATCCTTTATCTTGTTGAAGGTCTCAATCAAGATAAGCTGTCTTTTGTATTCTTTAAGACCATCTATGAGATACTGAATAGGTTCTGTTACGCTTACTAACGTGACGTCAGGGAACTGAGCTTGAAATGTAAAAACATCTGGAACATCTCCATACCTTTGTCTATGGTTGAGAATAAATTCCATATGCTGTTTGAATACAGAAAAATATGATAAATCGTAGGCACAAAGTGTGTCCACGTCTTTCGGATCTTTGGAGGTTAAGATTCTTGAAATTACTTGAAGCTCTATGGAAGTAACACTCACCGCTGTACACCCCCAATCTTTGATTCTTTGTAGAGCGATGAATCAATCTTCTTTTTGAGGAGTATAGGGAATGAATTGAGCCCTCCCGGCTTTGTCACAATTCCTAGCGAAGGTACAACGACAATAGTAGTTAAATTCTCCGCTGCTCGAAGTTGTATAGTATTCAGAAGAGTTTGGCTTTCAAAATCTCCAAAGTTTACATAATCTAAATTAGACACAATCAGTATCTTTGCAGTTTGCATCCAGATTTGCGTCAGCTCTAAGCTTTCTGGAGCAGGACCTGACCAGCTCTTCTTGAGGTCGTCTAGATATTTCGCATACTTCAAATTGAATACAGTGCAATGAAGTTGACTACCTTTCCAATTTTGGCATATTGCACAATATGTGAGTAGGTCTGCCCACTTAAGTGTATCTTCACACTTAAATGCACCGAATGATCCCTGGAACTTAGCGAGAACATTCAATGATTTCAAGACAGATGCATCTTCAGCCTGAAAGACGGAATTGTTTAGACCTATTCCGTTCCTTTCAAGAAGATATGTTGTTTCTACAAATGTAGGACAAGACCGATCACAAAATAGTTCTGTGCAATGCGCAGTAAAGATACAATTACGCATTTTGCAACCTCCGGATTACAGGATTTCTGCTTTGTTTATAAGAAACTCTAGCTCTCACACAAGATCTAGCAAGAGAATCTATATCATCTATTCCGAGTTGTATGTATTCATTGGGTGTGGTAAACAAGGTCAAATAGGGATCAAGTGTACCAAACAGTGGATACTTATGATGAATACCTTTTACATCTCTCTCCAAAAGATATCGTCTAACTACATACTCTTTAACGAAATCTCTATTGTAAGGAATGTATTTAGACTCAGGAAGTGTGTTCCAAATTTCTGTTATTTTCTGAAGCTCTCCATCGATTTCAACAGTAGTATAGAAACTCACGATATCATTATTGACGATCTTAGTCAGACGGAATATGTGAGGATACTTGATAAGATTGTCAATGAGTTGATCTCTAGTGAAACCTTCAATTGGGATGATCAATCCTAAGATAGGATGCATCTCTAAATGATCTTGTTCTTCATACATGACAGAAGCCCTTGTGCAGATTCTTCTATTGGGGAACAGATTTCGTAGATCCTTAGAAGTCATTCTGTTGACATCCGTTGTCATAGAGATCTCATTCTGCTTCTTTGGTATGATAGGATAAGATTCATATATTTCGTACTGACAATCACCAATAGCCTTAGAAGCTACCATATGTAGAGGATTGAACCTAGGAACTAATGGTGGTTGTATGTAAAGATCCTCTTTTGGCGTGAGCTCAGCAGCAATGTTTGATGTAGCATCAACATAAACTGGCACCTGCTGAGTAACTACATTAGCGTTCTCTATATCCGATTTAGCAGATTTATTCTCAATAGGCTCGCTACCTGATAACTTTTCATCAACAGGTTCACTGCCTGATAGATTCTTCTCACTAGGTTCACTGCCTGATAACTTTTCACCAATAGGCTCGCTACCTGATAACTTTTTCTCTACTAGATTAGCTATCTCTGGTTGTGTTTCGGCTACAATGTCTATCTCATCAGCTTTCCAATTTATGTTTCGGTAAACTAGATACATGTTTCCAAGTACTTGCTGCAAGGTATCTTCGTCTACAGTTAAATTTGTGAAGTTCAGTGGATCTTCCTTCTTCCAAGATATGCTTTCTTGCTGAACACACTGATAAGTGATCGTGTTGATCAGCTTGATTACATTTCTGCTTTCCTTTCTGGTCAATTCACCTTTCTCACATACAGCAGTGACAATAGAAGAATGAATAGATTGCAACAGACCTCTACTTTGTGCAGGATAAGGAAGGGATGAAGTTATTTGAGAGAACTTTGTTATGCGACTCATGAGTTAATTTACCTCCAAAGATCTGAGAAGTGAATCATCTTCTTCATAATACACGTAATTGTCAGCAATATCTGGTGCAATCTTAACTGCCAGATTGTAGAGTGTTTCTGACTGAAGCTTAACATCTGCGAGGTCATCAGTTGATAGTTCAGAATATCCTAGATCGAATAAAATGTCCCATATCATGATTGAAGCTTGAGAAACGTCTGAGATCTTTGTTTCTCGCCCGATCTTGAATATTGCGTAAGGTAAAACATAATTATTACCAGATTTCGGATATAATAACGAGCTCAGCCAAGTATCAAAGTCAGAAAGGAAGGAATCTAGTGTATGGTCAGATAAGTGTTTGCTGTAAGCTAAAACTATCCATTTGATACATTCGGGAATGTTATGAATATTGTAGTGAAACTTAGGACATGATTGTGATGATAAGAAAAATCTCGTGTCGTACCATCTCCAGATGAGTGCTGCACAATCTCGGACAGACTTGTAAGGTGTTGATGCACCGGCTACTTTCTTCAAAACTTGCCCGTAGGTGTAAACAATGTGCTTTCTCTTCTTAGCACTGAGCTTGTTGGGTGAGTATGTCAACTTCGGCTCTGGATGAGGAGAATAAACAAAACTATCTACTCGGTCAATGACTTGTGAGATCTCTTCAGATTGCTCTTTCATAGACTTCACAGACGATATGATAGATTCATCTGTTCCTTCAAACTCTGCTTCAACGACAAGTGAATCTTCCTCAAGGATTTCTGATACTAGCTTCAATCCTCTAAAAAGATCATTGCTAATATTTTTCAGTTTTTCTCGTGTTTTAGAATAAAGAGATGAATTGTTGTCATGCATCTGCTCTAAATACTGCAGTACCTTCTCCATATGAGCTTCTGCACTGTGAATATCCAATAGTAAAGTTCACCTCCTTACTTCAGTACAACATGAATGCGGCGTTGATATGAATTGCCCTCTCTCCAGCAGACCTCGTTGTATAGCTGCGACCTCGGTCTTCCGCTCAATAAAATTGAACGAACCGGCGCCATATACAATTAGTCCTAACGTTGAACTGTGTAGATATGTCAGATGCGGCTGACACAAGTCTACCAGGCAACTCATATCAACGCCGCATTCGATGATATGTGTTAATGGACTTATTGTATGCGATAAATTGCGAAAAGTCAAGCCCTATTTTTATTTTTGCTAAAATTTTTAACGATTGCCTTTTACTGCCTTTTGCCTTTTATTTTTTTTTGAGTTGAGTGAGGAGTTATTTTTTTATTTATTTTTTTAAATTTAAAAAGATTAACTTTCTTTTAAATTATGTTCGCAAAAACCGTTAAATTTGGACAAAAGTGATTTCGTAGCACTATGCAAAAATGTCCAAATTTCTACATTTTGATATTTAGCTGGAAAATGTCCAATTTTCTACATTTTTGATTTTATTTACAAAATGTCCAAATTTCTACATTTTTGATTTTAGACGATCTTATTCCAAATTTGTAATCAACTTAAATCGTTCAAGATTGTAAGAAATTTGGTGATTTTTACTTGACTTCTCGCTATGTCTATCTTATAATAAATATGTAGGAGGGCAATAATTTATGAATGAGATTTGGCGACCTATTGATGGATGCGTTGGATATCTGATTTCTGATAAAGGTAATGTAAAGAAATCTGGATACAAGATGTGTTTTGATGATGGATCTGAACAGCATGTTGAATCGAAGCTTATTCAACCAAGAGCCGATGCAAAAGGATTTTTGTATGTGAACTTTAGTTCTAAGAGCTTTGCTATTCATCAGCTAGTAGCTAACGCGTTTCTTACAGAACCTTCTGAACCTAGTTGGATTGTTTTCAGAGATGGGGATAAATCTAACTGTTGTGTGGATAACTTAGAATGGAAGACTATTTCTGAGATTGCAAAGCAGAACATAAAAGATGGCAGACGTAAACCTCCTGCGCCTTATGGAGGTCTTAAGATACGATGTGTAGATTCAAATGAGCAATTTGCATCTATACAGCAAGTTTGCAATGTAACTGGTTTATCTAGAGGTACCATCACTAAAAAGCTACGAAATCATGAAATGATCAAAGGAAAGATCTACGAATTTATTTAACTTTGTAGGGGGTTCAGAAGTGATAGATTCATCTGTATCGAAATCAGAAGCAATCAAACAACAAACACTTGCATTATATGACAGATTGCCTCAGAATAAAATACTGAGAATGCAACAGACTGATATTAGAGACCAGATATTTCTATTGAATCAAGCGTTCTTCGGCTACATAGCATCAAAAACATTCATCAACAATTCCTCTGTTACATATGAAGATAAGTATCAATCCGCTTGTACACATTTTATGGAGTGCTGGTGGTGGTATAAATGGCAAGGTGATGAAACTCACAAAGGTTATCGCACAGATCTTTCCTTTTCTGTATTCTTCAAGCCTAGGATTGGAGAGATGATTGAGAGAGAATTGAACGAGGTCAAGTATTCTATTCGACGAACACTTTGCATGGAAGTTGGAGCGCAACTCGGCAAGCATTGGGGTCAAGTTAAATATGAAGATCTCTCAGATCCTAGATTGAAGCTGTCTCCGGAAAAGATGGTAACACTTCAAGCAATATTCGGGTCGCTATATGAAGCAAATTGGGAAGATCATGAACCATTTGTACCTTCCGTTGATCACTCACATAAAGATATCAGTATGTCTGATAATTACAACACTATTGAAGAATTACTCATCCACGAGATGCTTGAATCTGAGTCTAAATTGACCACTAGTAAATTGAAGAAAATGTCAGAAATTTATCAGATAGATTATGATATATTAGCCCTAAAGTTACCTAAGGCGGAAAAGATGTTGTATCAAAAGTTACATAAAAATCTCGATAACATCTGAAATGATGCTATCGAGATATGTTGTCTAATTTCTATTCTTTTCTGTTTGATCTAGTTTATCAAAAGGTTTCTTTGCATCGGAAATGTCCTGAATCTCTTTCAATATGTCTTTCAGTACAAATTCTCGAAATCTTTGTCGTTCTGCTGCCCTTCCCCGCATGTATCCAAATAGGAATGATCCAAATAGAAGTAAACATATACCTATTCCTTGTCCCATTGTCAACATAACTGTTTTGCCCTCCTATAAGTTATCTACGCTTTCTTTTTGTGTCTTCTAACATGCAAATGATCTCATCACATTCTTGAACACGTGCAGCATGTGTAGTATTCTGTTTTACTACATCTTTGAATCTATTTACACGCCACTTCTTCATGTAACGTTTTCTCATGTAAGATTTAATTGCATCTTCTACAGCGGCAACAGTTACAAACAGAACTATTGTGAACCCAATAAATATCAGAACTTCATCGAAGACATCATCATACATCCAGAAGCTCATGTTAGATATGATCCAACTGCCCATAAGTGAAATGATTAAATTCTTAAACATGTGCAAACCTCCTCCATACTTTTGTATCATCTAAGGTTTTGTTAACTTCACATCTATTAACGAATCACAGAAAATGCATATCTGTCGGACTCATCAATACTTAACAGTTTGTCTAATTGCTTACTTAGTTCCGGCATTTGTTCGACTACTACTTTCAGCTCTTCTAGATTATTTACTACACTGGAACGTGTATGTAAAACTTCCTTTCCATTTGAATCATAGATGCTCATGTCAGAGGTTGTATGTAGAACACCTCGATAGCCGTTTGGTGACGTATACTCAAGTTTCATTATTCAGATCCTTTCTTAATCTCAAACGTCTGATAAATGGCGTTAGAGAGCGCCTGAACAAACTGCTCATTGTTGGATTGCTCATAGAATCCTAGATGGTGAAGCATTCCATGCAGCACCTCATGGTAGAGAGTTTCTTCTTGCACTTCCGTAGGCATATTTTTGTTAATCAATATTTCTGCCTTGCCATATTCGATCTGCCCGTAATGCGTAGCATCTGCCGTAAATTTATCTTCGCATTCCGTAACTGTGTAAGGTACTCCACAAATTCTAATCTTCATCAATCAAGCCTCCTTCGCTGTCCTCATCATCGTCATGGTACAATCTTTCCCATTCGGCTTCTTTCTCGATCTTGTCACGATTATTCATGCGGATACATTCCCGTTCAAAATCTTCGTCAGACAATGCTCCACAATCGTGGTCACTCCAAATACTCATTCAATCACTCTCCTTTACTGGAATGATCTGATTATAGTACGCACTTTCGCATCCTAATCCTAATTCCCAACATTCGCGTTTAATAGGACAATCTTGGCAGTCAATCATCAATGCGGCAGCTTGTGCCAGTTTTACATCTGAACAAGCATATACTTTAGATATGATGATTGATTCCAGATTACGTCTAAAATCAGTCTTTTTCATTTAATTACACTCCTTATCTTATAGTTTTTAACATTAGTTATTTTCCTCATAAAAAGTATTAAGTTTGCATTCCTTGCAAATATAACAAGGCTCATCATCGTGTTCACTTACTGCATATCCATCACATTTACCATCATGTTGATTTGGTGGAAAATCTTTGTCACCTATTTTTGTGATTAGTCCACAATGTTCAAGGGTTCTTTGCATCTCAATCACCACCCTTCTCAGAAATCTCAACGCGCACTTTTATGAACACTTTAATTAACTTCCATTTCTTCAAATCTTTCGTTTTCATCATTACATAATGACGCCATTTTTGAAAGCATATCATACAAGTCGCTTAAATCATTCCTAGTAAATTTAATAGATACACAATCCAATTTCTCATCATGTGCTTTCATATAATCATCAAATTCACTGATAGCTGGCTGAATCTTCTTATTGTAAAAAATTCTATATTTCTCAATAAACTTTTCATTCTCTTTGATTCTTATAATTACGGTTGATACCTTCATTCTGCGTCCTCCTTCTCCATAATCTCAACATGAACAAGACAATCGTTGACTAAATCCGCAGGAACAACGGTCTGCACGTAGTCACTCAGAAATGCCTCCAAATCACCTAATCGTGTACCTTTGTACGCATTTTCATATGCGTCCAATATCTCTTTGATGTCTACTAACCGCCCATGCCCCTTCGGGAGTGGCGTGCCTTTGCGGATCGCTTTTGCCATGTCCACAGCGTCATCATAGTTATCTACGCCATTATCAAAAAGTCGTGTATAAAGGTTATCATCAATCTCAATCACAATCTGCATCTTCGTATTCACTCTCCTTAAATGTTAATGTTATTTTGCCATCAGATTCCAAACTCTTTAACTTCGTCACCATAGCACCGTTGTCAATTTCAAAAACCTTAAAACCGCGATACCTGAAATACGCCGTATACATGTAATATGTCTTATTCGCATAACTCCCGCCACGAAAAGGCACGACTGTTACGTCAGCGTTTAGAATCTCCACAATCTTCTCAATATGTGACACATGAAGTTCTTCTCTAGCGGATATATCCCAGCAAATTCGATTTCCATCATCATCATACAATGTCGAATCTTTCATGTTTTCAAATCTTCTGTCAAGCCAAGCAATTATTTTCTCTTTCATAATTCACTCAACCTTCCTTCTCCATAATCTCAACATGAACAAGACAAATGTGATAGCCTTTCATTTGTTCCATCGTTTCCTTGGCATCTTCCGCATATCTCTTGCTATGATAAATCTTTGCCATCCTAAGTTGCTTGTCAAATATGTTCATGCCGCAGTAATACAGCCCATCTTTTGTCTTCAGTACATAACCGCTGTCCGTCATTTGATCACCGTCGCTTTCTCTACAATCATTATCCTGCCTTCAAGTTCTATATGATACGGGTCATGATCCTCAACTCTCCATTCTATGTTATCTCTAATAGCGTAAGACAATTCTTCAACTATTTGGTCTTCAGCAAATTCTTTTGCTTTATTGCCATATATAGAATCAATAGGATAAGTAGCTGCGTATGTGTGTAAACGTACCTGTGAGTTTACACCCTTAAACGATTTATTGACCCAGTAATTAAAAACTTTAAGGAAGTCAGGATTTGCAGTTACAACATTCATGAGCAATTGGTTTCTTTGCTTTAGTTTCTTGCACTTTTGTCTGGCGTTCATTCAAGCATATCCTTCAAATTCTCCATTGATATTGTTCGGGTTGGCGCATGACCCTGCTGCGAGTACATATCAATCATCCTCTTCAATTTTTCAATTGTTTCCACAGCATGGATCGCCATTTCAAGTGCTTCTGCTGTCTTTGTTTTTATCTTTTGCCCCACTGTTATATCAGCACGTTTAAGATATTCTATTGCTTCTTTCTCAGTCATTTACAATCACTCTCCTTTCTGCCGGAAGGATTACTGGAGCATCGTCTACTTCTTCCGAACAATAAACCATCAAGCATTTGTCCGCAGGTAAATCGGTAGCATCGATAGGTGTTACAGCTAGATAGTCCCGGTCAATCAGATCACCATGCCATCTCGGTAGTGGTGTACCATGCTTGATCCCTTGCACTACGTTCTCAACATCGGGAGGTAACATGAACCCGTTACAAGTAGCTTTGTAAGAATCCTCAGGTATTTTAATTACTAATTCTATATCTGCCATTCTTAGTCTTCTCCTTCCTTATCTGCCGGAATGATTGTTGGTTGCATATCAAGTCGTTTGAAGAAATCAAACTCTCTACTATCTAACATTTCTTTTCTGTAAGCATCCGCATCAATCAATCTTCCGTGCCCTTTAGGGAGCGTCGTGCCTGTTCGTGTGCTTCTTAGTAGTGTGGCTAGCAAGGTTTTCCCGCATCCTCTGCCTGTGTATATCATGATTTCTGCGTCAGAAAAGATCTGATTGTATAGATAGTCGTCAATCTCAATCACTACTTGCATTCTTATCCTCCTTGCATACATTGTGTATGCACAACACGTAATACTGCTTTCCGGATTCTGCACCCCATTCAGTTTTGCCTGTTCCTATTCTAAGACTTACTTTCGCAACAAACGATGGTGAAGTGTGATCATATCCATTGCGGAATCTTATCATGTGTGTCTCGCTAAAATATGCAGGATAACTCCAAATGTTTTTGAACCGAGTGTCGTAGTATGGCTTGATCTCCCGATACTCCTCTTTCTTCTCACCTGATAAGATCATGTCAAACCACTTTTTCTTGATTGGCAGTATCAACATTCTACATCAACCTCGCCTTTATATGCTAAATATTTCCCTGTCATATAGGATCTGTCATTCCTTGTCCGTACTGTCGCCCTTGTATGACATTATGGGATCGATATTTACATCTACTTTCATTCGCTTGAAGTAGTTACCTACTATAGTATCAGTGATCTTTTCTCTAACCACTTTTTCCGCAGCCTTGTTTATAATATAGTCGATATTCTTCTTCGTGTATTCCATTATATCGCAATTAGTTTCTGCGATTGCTTGTTTTATGGCCTTGTTTAACTCTTCTTTCAGCACAGCCTTTACGAGATCTTTCAAAGTATTTTTATTGAAACCGGCTTCATTGAGCATCTGCCGTATTTCACTTCTTAACGCCATTTCTTCAACTCTCATTACTTGTTTCCTCCTATCGCTTCCAAATTATAAATATCAAGTCGTCCTCATGATGTTCTGTTATATAAGTAGCGAGACACGCAGGAACTGCTTCGTTGCTTGCAAAGTTGAATAGATCTAGCACATCAGAAAACACCCAACACGCTGCATCTTCATGATACTCTGCAAATGTTCTACACATATCATAGAAGCTAATGTCAAGTTTTCCGCTACAATCATCACAATCTTCTCTGCTAAGATAAGGTAACACCTTTGGGTGATTACATTCCTTTGAATAGTAGCCATAATACAAAGTAACTCCCATGCTTATTCTCCTTCTATATAATTTGTTGTTGCATACGTCAGTGCATCATTTCTTATCCTCTCGCACTGCTTCCTCACTTTCTACTTTGTTAAGTTCGCCATACAGTTGTGTCTGTAAATCGACTACACCACGAACGTAATTACCTAACTCACTATCCGTTGTGGTTCTGTCAAATCTTCTGGCTTCTATTCTTATGAGTCTATATGCTTCTCTTTCAAGCATCGCTTTATTTATCTGCATTCCACAGTCTCTCCTTCCTTACTCTCTCCTCCTGTGGCGCAATCCACTGCTTGTAGCACTTCTGAAAGATCTCCTTAGTGATTACAACTTCACTTTTATAGATGCCTTCTCCTATTTCTGGCATAGGCGTATGCTTGATCACAGCATCATCCTCAATCTCAAAAGATACTTTACTCATGCTTCCTCTCCATTCTTGTGGCTTGTTTTCTATCTTGTATGGGCATTCTTTTTCATCACAACACCATTCATACCAGATGTCTTCAACATATGCTTTATTGCAAGATAGGCAAGGTTCTTCTAAGAGCCCTGCCTTATCAACTGTTATTTCTGCCATCGTCCATACCTCACTTTTCTGCAGATCACAACCAATATTGGAAGTAGAAATATTCGCCAGTCTCTGTGGGATAGTAGTAATATCCTTCAAAACTGTCGCCGCTGTCGTCTACAGACCACTGGTTGCAATACTCGCCGTCATTCTGTTCGTCACCACGCGCCTCGTCCGTAAACTGATACCAATCTGAATGCGCATAATCTCCTGCCATCCACTGTCTGTAGTCATGTTTGGAGCCCTCAAGCTCAATGTTTTCGTCTAGCCACTTGTCTATCTCTCCCATAAGAGAATTGACCTGTTTCATCTTATCGACTATCTCTTTAGGTATTGTCATTGCTTCTCGATCTCCTCTTCTCCCCACATGAAATCCTTACACCTGTTCCAATAGTTCTTCTCTTTCTGGTGCAGTACACACCAGTACCTTGAACATTTGTTTGCATCTGCGTAAAAACAATGCTCGCATTTGATGTTAGATTTCTTAGTTCTATCTACTGGTCACTTATTCATTTGACATCTTCCTCTTCACCATCATCAAAATACAACGATTTTTCGCTTGTTCCGTCCACCTTAATAGCTTGACATAATTTTCCGTCGCAAAAACTTAAATCAACAGTGCAACCATCCATGCCGCGCTCTCTGATTGTCTTCCTAGGTATGTAGATAGTTACTTTGATTTCGTCATCCATTAGACCCTTCCTCCTCTGTCACATGTTCTGGTACACATCATACAGATCCCAATATTTATCAATTGTGGGTCTTGATATTCTGAGGTCTCGTGAACATTCGATCTTCCTACCCTTTGGATGTTTTTGTTTCCATTCTCTGACCATCTCAGAATGGTTTTCGTTTCGTCTATTGACTGTCCCTTTTCTGCTTAGAGCAAGCGTTTGTTCCAGAGCCCATGGCACAACATCCTCAATATATGATATATCTTTGCCTAACTCGCAGAATTTTCGGAATATTTCAATCGCTTCCTCTTCGTTCATGTGTCTTGACTCCCATCTACTATTTTTATTTTGCTGTTACACTTCAAACATCTAGGGATTCCACATCCATCACCTATGAGTTCTGTTGCACCACAAGGATTTCCATCTGCGTCAAACACTAAAGTTTGATGGCATCTTTCAAGAATTCCATACATTTCTCTTTCTCCGCATTTGGGACAGATGATCTTATTCATTGTTTATCCTTTCTGTGTATTTCACCACTACTGTTTGCCTTGTGACTTAAGCATCTCTTTTATTGCCGGTTGAATATGTTGCTCAAATATATTAACGATCCGTCTTTGCTGGAAGTTGTATTCATATTCAAGGCACTCCCAAGGTTCGCTAAAGTCAAGTGAATAATTTTCAAGCATTTCAAGGAAAGCATCTCCGCTGCTGGGCGTATTCATATATTCAAAGATTGTGTCTAACTTGTTCTTTTCTTCCTCATCTGCGTATTTGTAGAAATTCTCCTTTGTCTTTTCATAATTGAATGTACGAGGACTTCCGCATAGCTTCCGGATAAGGTAATCGCTGTTTATCCTTGCTAGAAGTTCAAGGAATGATTCATGCTCAGGTGTAGCCATCCACTTATATGAATAGTCTCCGCAATCAGATATGATATTCAGTTCATACTTTTCAAGATTGAAATAGAATCTTGCATATAAACATGAACCATAATCGCTGTCTGATTTGTCCTGGGTATACTCTAAACATCTTATATTTACAGGTATTTCTTGTACTTTCATGAATTCATCTCGCTTTCTGCAATGTATTTATCAATGATGTCAAGCGCACGAGATAGTGCGCTGCTGAAGGCAAATTCAGGACGATACTTCGTTTCGCTCGTCAATTCTTCACGAATCGCAACTAGAACTTGCTTGATTACTACAGACTTTTCCTCATCTGTGAGAAACTCTAGGTCATCGGTATCTCTGTCGAAGTATCTCTCACAGTCAAACTTTGCAACCGGAATTATTCCCTTTTCGGTTACATCTACTATGTACTGATTTCCTAATTCAAACATCATCATTATTTCTCGCTTTCTGCTATGTGCTTGTTGATGATGCGTTCAATGTCTCTAAATCGCACCCAAATACCTTGATACTCTCCCGTCAGGTTCATTCCTTCCATCCAGAGTTCGGATCTTATCTTCTCCAGAACTTTCACCTTGTCCTCATGCCACTTAGTGAACGGTGTGCCGTTTGAAATAACTTCCAGCGGAATCTGAATAGTATCTTCATGTTTAACGTCTAAGATCTGTGATGCTTCATATATTGCCGCAGGTATCTTAATAGCCAATTCTATATCTGCCATATTCATTCCTCACTTTTATTATCCTTTCCTATGATTGCTTACTATATGCTTGTCAATCATTTCTAGTATCTCAGTCATTGTGAATACAGGATTCATTAAAGGACTATTGAATCCCTTTTCTTCGATTTCATCTTTCAACTGTTCTAATACTGAATTATCTGTTTCATCAATAGGTGTGCCTTTTGCTATTGCTTCCGAAATTCTCATATTTATCTCTTCTGGAGTGTAATGACCATTAGTTATCCATTCTTTGTCGTAACTTGAAATATCAATAACAATCTGCATCAGTTACTCTCCCTTCTCCGCAGGAATGATTGTCTTTGCTGTATTTGCAAGAATTACAGTATTATCATTTGATACTCTGTCTTTTATCAATTCATCACGGTCAATTAAATCCCCATGTCCTTTAGGGAGCGGCGTGCCATTCACGACCCCATTCAAGACATCCAATACAGCTTTCAAGGCAAGTGCGCGTTGGGATTTTTCTTTGTCATCAAATAACCCTTCGCTTGCTGCTATCCCGTGTATTTTGTAGTACAAATCTTGGTAGTCCTGTATCGGTACATCAGGAATATCAATAACAATCTGCATCCGATTCGCTCCCTTCATTTCACATACGGCGCATTCCACCAATCATAATCGAAACTGCAAATTCCGTTGTTTACGGCAAGTTCAATTCTACGATTGCTTCCAAGAGCATAATGACAATTAGGAAAAAGCAACTTAATCATATCTCCATTTGTTGCTCCTGCCGGAATTTCAATTTGTATACTTGTAGATTCCGACTTAGCTTTTATGATGGAATACATTGCTTGTAGTTCTTCGTCTTCCATAGTATGGAAGTTTCTTCTACGGCATACCTCGTACAATGCACAATCGTCAGGGTAGTGACAGCCCAGACGCTTATAGTTGCAAAACACAATCAATGTTTCAATCATTTCATCTCTAGTCATTTGTGTCACTCCTTCCTGTGTCTCAAAATCTTCTCTATTTATTTCTTGATAATCGTCACACAACGTAAGCCATCCACCGCCTGTCATTCTTCCACTCATTGATATAGCATCAAGTTCGCATTTGCCGTCATCATTGTTGTAGCAATCGTAACAATCGCAATAAACTGTTGTCATTCCTTGTCCTCACTTTCTGCAATTCTCGGCGTTTCATGTTCGTCAAACCATTTCCAAACTTGATACAATGCGTATGCCATTGGCTTGTAAACAAATACCATCGCTTGCGACTTCCGGTATTCATCTGCGAGCATCTTGATTGCTTTTTGATACTTGTGTTCACTTCTCGTCATTCTGCGCCCTCACTTTCTACCTTGTGCTGTTTCTAACGCTTCATCTACACTAATACCAAACTCTTTCTTGAATGCCCTTGCGGATATTCCGCAATACTTTCTTAAGGCGTATCCATAAGTAGCGGGAAGTTCCTGGGCTTTAAAATTGATGTTAATTTCAAAGAAATCTCTCATATTGCTATTAAAATACTTTAATGCCGTTTCTTTATTTTCGTGTACCTTTAATTTCGATACTTTTTCGGTTAACTCGTTGTAGTGAAATGTTACCCACCTCATTCTTCATCCTCGCTTTCTGTTCTATACGGCTTGGGCAATGACAATGGCATCCATGCAGTTACATCATCGTCCACACTACCTACCTCAACTTCACTACCAGAGTCATAATAACGCCAAGAGAGCTTACCCTTCCTTTCCACAAGATACCCCATAAAGAATTCAAAGCCATTGGTGATCAACACATCCTCAGATATCTTATGTAGACCTAATAAAGGCAATCTCTCACTCACTGGAACCCAGCTTGGTGGAGGTGTGCCTTTATATAATGCATCAGCAACTGCGGAAGTATCCGAAGGTATTCCTAGACCAGAACAAAATCTAGTCTTTACATCCTCGTCAATATCGATCACTATCTGCATTTCGTCTATCTCCTTTCTCATCAAACTCCTTAAGATGTCTATCCGCCCATGTACTTAGAACGGAGTATTCACATACCATTCTGTATGGACACAATGTCATTCCGTAATACAGACAGTTCTTTCTGTTGCATGGCTTGCTACTTGCCTTGTTCTTCATCAGGTTCACTCCATTCTCTCAAACATTCTGGAACAGGTACAGACGTCATCTTTATTCTCGCAAGTCATACATTCGTCATAGATTTTATAAGTAGAATCTATCACATCTATGTCACTGGTCTTGATTCCAGCTATCTCAGCAAGTTTCTGCGCTCTTGCTTTCCACTTATCCCGATCGGCCTGTGCAATTCTTAAAGCCGCCAGTAAATCATCTTTTTCTTCACTAAGTGTCATCAGATTCGTCCTCCTCTCTTTCATTCTGCATCATACCAGCAATTATGGTCTATAAGATCATCAACAGACCTTTGTTTATCGGTTGGAAAGTCTTCATAATTGTCTTCCAACCATTTCTTCTGTTCACTCGAAAGGTATATAACTTTGCCATTATCATCTAAATAGCCGACAAGTCCGTACACATCACGTGCTCTTACAATGATATAGCCTAGCTTCTGTAGATATTCTTCGCATGCAACACCATTCTTGTTTGAATATTCACTACTAAGTTTTTCAGCAATTTCTTTTGCTAAATCAAGATGTTCGTAGCTTTCACATTCTATTAAACTACCATCTGGACTTAATATGCCTGTATAATTCATTCCTTATCCTCACTTTCTTCCATCTTCGCGCCCTTCATTGAATCAACGTGTACTCATCACTCTTGAATCAACATGTACTCGTCACCCAATAAATCATCGAATGTATAGAATTTGTTCTCTGAAAAGTACCCTGCATAATTCTCCCGACAACAAATAGTAACAACTCCATCTTTTTGGACTTCAAAAACATCCTGAGCCCAACCTGTTGAATCATATATGGTGTCACCTTCTTTGATTCTCCGAATATCCTTCCGTGTCATTCTTCGTTCGCCTCATTTATGAATACTGGGTTTCAATTACAATAACGAATTCCATTATTTTTCGTTACCTTCCTTTAGGTGCCTGTTAATACACTCTAATACCTCTTTAAGTGCTTCTTCTTTGTATTGTGCCTTGAGTTCAACCAGACCCCAATCTTTGTAATACAAGATGGTTTCAGTAATCGCTGCTTTCACCTTATCCCACGCTTCAAGGGAACGGATTGCTAAATTATATGCATCATTTACACCAGCAAAATCAACATACGTATCATTATATTCAGCTTGTTGTTGTTTTAATTTTGTAATTGCTTCTTTAATTGCTTCTTCATTTGTCATTCTGCGTCCTCGCTTTCCTGCAACTCAACCTTGCATCCTTGCGTTTCTAATAACGCCAACTTTGCCAAAGCCATCCCTATCGTTGTAGCTGTTCCGTATGGCAGGTTTTTCTGTATCAAAGAAAAATCCTCTTGTGCTATTTCTGATAAATTGTCATTCCAGTCAAATGGCTTTGATATGATTTCTGTCATTCTGCGCACTCACTTTCCACCTTATGATTGCTCCCATCATTGCACTCATCGCATATCGTAAGATGCTGGTTAGAAACACAAAAACGATAAACACAATTGTCACACGGACTCGGTTTATCGTTCGTCAAAAACAGATCACATATTATACATACTACTGCGCACATGATTGTTCCTATCGGTAGTAGCAACCACATTACTTGTCCTCGCTTTCCTTCGTGTAATGGTAAAACCTTTTGTTTATTCTTCTACTTCTACTGCCCGAATTGCGAGTAGATATGTATTATTCTTATCGGACGACATGCTGTTCCCAGTTCCTCGCATGTAAGGAAACTCCCTTCTGAGAATAGCAAGAGCTGCTTTTTCAGACTTGCCAACTCCTACAATTCTCTCTGCTTCAAATGGCTTGAATTTTACTGCTATGAATACTTTCATGTCTCATCCTCACTTTCTGCCATGTATTTGTTGATGATTTCAAGGCAATCAGTATAAGCTACTTTCATTCCTTCAATTTTTAACTCATCTTCCGATATAGCTCTATCGATAGTTGACTTGTACTCTTCTATCTCTTTCTTAATCTTCTCCAGCACCTTCATCTTGTCCTCGTGACAAGCTTGCTTAGCAATCTCATTAAAGGGTTTATGTCTTCTCACATGTCCTTGCTCTGCAAGTCTTATTGCATCTGCCACGTTGACCTCATCTTCGCGAGGTTGAGTTAGCAATGTTAAAACGAATCTGTGCTCATCATACACTTTATCGTTCGAGATTTCTTCTCCTTTGATTGCTGCCCATCTCTCGCAGTGTGCTATCTTCCGTCTACAATGTGCTACTAATTCATCTCTCGTCATTTCTTCTCCTCACTTTCGGCGATGATGTATGTATCTTCAATCAATCCGTCCTGCTCCAGAACTACGGTGAATCCTGCTTCTTTCAATGCCTTAACAACGGTATTTGACCAATCTGCGCTTTTTCGTACTGTTAGTGTCGCTAATTTCTTTATCATTTCTTATCCTCGCTTCCTGCCTTGCGACAATGATCTATTGCCCCCACATTGCTTTATTCAATCGCTTTCTTTGCTTCCGCTACGGTATCAAAACAATCTTTGCTGTCAAAATGCAAAATGTTTCCAAAATGAGTGAGTGCGTAAATCAAAGAACGATTTGTTTTGACATAAACTTTGCCAAAAAGCGAAAATAACCTGTCGTATCCAAAGATATATGAGTAGTCGTACCCATCACTCTCCCTATGCACAACATATACTGGTTTTAGTTTCATCCTTCATCCTCACTTTCCAAAGCTTTCTATAGCTGTTTTCAAAACTTTGAATACTGTACCCCATGTACCTTGATATACTACTCCGTTCGCCTCGTCTATGACTGAATATCTCTCCCAAGGCTTGTGATTATCTTCACTCTCTGCAAGAAGTATCTTTAGTGTAGATAAATCAAAAGAAACATTTTTCATTCCGTATCCTCGCTTTCTGCCATATATTCCTCATAATGAATACAAGCAATTCCAATGTCTTTCTGTACCTCACATTCGGCTTGACAGTTTACAAATCCGGTGCCTCTGTCAAGATTTTCCATGCAAGTCTGGCAATGTACTCCTAGCCACTCATTGATTGCTTCTTCTCTTTCCGCTGTCATTCTCCATCCTCGCTTTCTGCCAATACATCTGCAATTTTAGACATGCAATCATAAGAAACATTGTCCGTCCATGTGTCAGCTTTCCACTCTGCAACGATTGACTTTATCTTGTTCATTACAGCAGCCGATGCTTTTAGTTGATGGTCACGACCTGCTATTGATGTCGAAAAACAATGAAAACAATCTCCATAACATTTTCGTGCTTCACATTCTTCTTCTGGGAAGGTATTTTCAAATGTGGGCTCTCTTAAAAGAAATTGGTTTAAGTCATATGGACATTTAATCTCTTTCATCCCTCATCCTCACTTTCTGCCCGTCCCGATTCTTCTAACCATTCTTCAATACACTGAACACAAATGTAACACGATTTCCATCCTTCTCCGCGGAATAAAGCTTTATCTTCTACAGCATAGTCACCTATGTTTATCAATTTTTTGGCAATTTACACATTCATGTGATTTTCTGCATTTGACCAGCTTTTCAGATTCGTTCGTGTATTCGCAATCCATATCTCCACCGAAGAGTCCAGAATAAGTATAGAATTCTTTAGGATATTTTAAATTTTTCATGCTTCATCCTTCACTTTCTGCCTTGTATGTCTCAGGAAGGGGCATCCATGCTACGACCGCTGTTGTTTCACTGTACCCACATTCCGAATCATATGAATACCATCCCGCTTTATTTTCTCCATAAAAATCATGCGGATCGACTTCCTGCAAATTTGGAGCATACCTTCGTATAGCTATTTGGCTTGCTACTCCTGCCAGACTTAATGTTACAAGATACTTGCCTTTTTCTTTTGGTGGATAGCAAACTGGAATCCATTCTTTTGATTCTTCATGTAATGGGCAATCTGACAACCGCTCCTGATATTCATAATCTCTATCAATCACGGTTTCCGTCCGTGTGCAGCGATACCCGTTGTTGAACTCGCACGAGCTACAACACTTCGGCATATCCATTTCTTCAATTACGATTGACATATTACAACCCTCCTATTCCGTATCTCCATGTTTCCCCATCATCGTAAGGATTATAGAGGTTCAAGACTTTACCGCAGTATGGACATTTCACATAAAAATCCATGTATTGTGATACAACTTGATTCTTATAGTCCTTAAATAACTGCCCTATCTTGTTATCTCTTGTCCATTTGACTTCCCTTCCGCAATCCGTCTTATACATGGCCATTTTAATCTGGCCTTGTTTGTTAGTGTCGTATTCGCCAGTATATTCCCAGTTACATATTGGATCTTTCATATGCGCCCTCACTTTCTTTCCTGTATGTATCATCTCTCCGGCACTACCCAAAATTCATGAAATGATCCTGCAGGGTAGTCTTCGCCATCCCAAAAAGATATTCCGAATTCTTCCGCACCATCACAATACCCCTTACTGATGTAGATTGTGCCTCCAGTCACTTCAAATTCAACTCCAAGTTCTGTTAAGAGTTGAATAAATTTTTCTTTATCTGTCATGTTATTTCTCGCTTTCTGCCATATGCTTGTCAATGATCTGATTGATTTTATTAACGAATATGTATCTCGAACCATTGACATCCTCAAATGAAGCTTGTTCTATCTCAGCTCTTATCTTGTCAAGTACAGAAACTTGTTTCATTCTCAGATTCTGCTCGTCTTTGTCTGCCCACTTGAACCATTTACCGCAGTAAGAGCAATAGATGCCTATCTGATTTCCTTTATCCGCAAAGAAAAAATTATCATGTCCGCATTTACAGCGAAACTCTTTAATTTTCATTCTTTACCTCGCTTTCATTCATGTGCTTGTCGATAATCGCCTTTATCTGCTGATATATGCGCTCCTCGTCCTGACTTACTATCATGATATCTTGCATCTCCGTCCTAACCTTATACCACGCTTCGAGGGAACAGATTGCCATTTGTCTGCATTTATAACTCCAGCAATCATTGTTGTATTTGCAATAGCTACAATCACTATCGCAATTTCCATTAGCACGTTCAAGATAGTCTATCGCATCTGCAAACATTCCCATCGCTGGACTGCTTAAGGCTTCTGCTAAATCAATATGGCCAGCAACCTCCACAAGCTGTGAATAGGTAGTCCAAAAAGGTCTGTACTCGTTCGTTCTTGTGACTAGTGGTTGACCATTAACGCCATTCCATAGAACTAATACCTCAAAAGGTTTTTCGCTTAATATGGAATATTCAACACTTTCATCAAGAATACATATATCGCCTTCTTTTACCATCTACACTCACCTTCTTTCTCTATCTTTCAAATAAGTATAAATTTCATCAGCGGTGCGGTTCATTCTGACAAATAAGTCTTTTGAAATAACAACAAGGTTTCTGGATTCACAATAGTCTTTTACATCTTCTATCGTGATTTCTTTCTGCGGTAAATCTTCGACAAATTCTGTTACCGTCATATCCGGAGCATGAAATCCATACTTAATCATTTGCTCTTTCACCACATGTCTGCTGATACAATCCTCGCAGGGTTCTGTCTGCGAAGCGTGTAGTTTTTCAGACAAGAGTTGAATCGTGTCTGCGGCCTCTCTGTAATCCTTTATAAGTCCATCAACAGCAAATCCACTTTTCTCAAATGTGTCTGCATGCTGACGCAATCTCTCAATCAATTCTGTTGTCATGCTCAATAATCTACCTCCGGCATATTTTCATATTCTTCTTCGGTCATTTCCCCGTCAACAGTTTCCGTATGATACTTCCATCCTGCTTGATACCCATACATTGTAAATTTCTTTTTGCATCTATCACAAACATATTCATGCTCATCTTCTGTATAGCAATCAGCGATGTCATCACCAATGTATGTGTCCTCATAAGATGGCTCATATGATTTCCCGCAGTATGGACAGATAATGTTTTCATCATCTTCTTCATTCCAATAAGAATTATTCATCATCCATCTCCTCATTTTGTTCATTAGTCTTTCCGGCAAGGTTATTTATATTTTTGCAATCTCGCCATCTGTATGCAAATAATCCATCCTGCTCATATTTTCGCTTTGCGTACGCCCCCAACACCCTTTCAATCTCCTCGTCCGTAAGCACTATACAAACATCCGGTGAAAGATTAAATCCAACAATCTGCCCATTTAAGTTATAGCAAAGTCCATATCTGTATCTGTTTTCAATAGGATGATTCATCACTCGCCCTCCTGTTTAAGCCATTATTCGTCCCACTTCCACAAATAGTCCAAAAATTTATCAAATGCTTTTTTAGGGATCAAAAAAGTAATGATTCTTCCCATTATTCTTCCGAATAATGTCACATGATACTCGATGGATTCTGCCGGAACCCAACGTACATCTTCTAGCTGTCTTTCTGTGATTTCTTCTCTCATTACTCTTCCTCCTTCCACGGCTCTAGCTGCGGCATCCAGGCTGTCACATTATGCACATACCATCCCAAATTTGGGTCATATGTAACAAAATCAACAGTTCTATCTCTGTCATAGACATCAATGGTGCAAATGTATTTTCCATATTTCTCCGGCAACCTTTCACTAACCGGAATCCATTCCTGCTCCGTCTGCATGGCTTTGATTGATTCCTCCAAAACAGGAATGTCTCTCTCATCCCACCAATCTTTGCCGTTTTGCTTAATAAGCAAAATAGTATTCTCAAGTTGCTCTATCATTTCTTCATGTGTCATTTACCTATCTTCCTCCATCTTCTTGCCACAATTAGCACAATATTTTATGCCATTTCTTACATTCACATCGGGCTTGATTGTTAAAAGAGCATCAATGACTTGATACAAAGGAACTACTGTCAATCCGTCTAAACGAAACAACGTATATTGTTCGGGTTTGTCAACTAAGCCCATGATGATAGGATAGTCCTTATCTGTTGGTTTTATTTCCTTGATTTCCATCACTCACCTCTTTCAGTTTTCCGCAGTCCGGGCAATACTTCCAATTGGGACTTCCATTCCTTCCGCAGTTAGAGCAAACAGCTTCTACTACATCCCCATACTCATCTTTTAAGGTTATCCATTTCCCGATCTTCTGTTCCGGATGAACAGAGGGCAACCTCTCCAATCCCCTTACCACCATGGTTGCATCAAAATCATTCGCAACGGATACAGCAGCCCGTCTGCTGATAGTGTCCTCGCAAGGATCCGTCTGTTCTCTCAAATGTTTAAGCTCTGCAAGCCATTCCGCAAGTTGTCTAAACTCTAAACACCCTTGCAGATTTCCATGAGAACGCTCATATTCTGCGTTGTCAATGAACCTTTTGATTGCTTCGTCAATCTTCATTCACTTGCCCTCCTGCTCCATGCACTCATCTTTCTATCATTTTCCTTCTTGTCCAGTAAGATTCCTTATTCCAACCACTCCACAAGTTTCATTCCAAAATATGTGGAAACTCCGGATGCAACTCCGACAAAAATAATTAGATCAAATATTACTTTCATCTTCCTTATCCTCACTTTCTTACTGCATCACCACAATAGTAGTTCTCGCCTACAACAGTGTGCATAACGGAACAATATCCCATATCGCTGCGCACATCATAACCACTGTAGTTCTTGCCTCTGTCCCATTCATCGCAGTCCTTGCACATAATAATCGTCTGGTCGGGCCGAGTAGATGGCATCTGTTTTATGTAGTTGATTATATAGTCCCTCTCTCCGTTACTTCCATAATCTGCCCTAAACTGCCTCCAAGCATCGCTGAAACATACTGTTTCAATTACTTTGAGCACAGTTTTACGGCTGATACAATCTCCGTAATGATCCGGCTGCAATGCTTCGATTCTTAGCTTCAATTGTTCATTTTCCCACAGGAGTTCATTGTTTATTCTGGCTTGGAAATTAAGTGCGAAATCCTTTAACTTATCATCTGAAACTCCGTCTTTTTCTTCATCCCAATATTTACATTTATTCTCCATTCACCCGTTCTCCTTCAACTCCTTAACTTCTCTAAAGCTTCCACGATTTCTGGAAATGTGTGGCCCGTCTTACCGTCAATAGCATCTAGGTCGACCCATTCGGTTTCACCATCAGGACCTAGCACATTGTATGGATATCTTGTACTGTTGTCGTTTACAATAACGATTGCTTTTGTGTTTGCGTCATAAGATGAATTTGCATTCAATATGACTTCATCACCAACGCAGATTTCTTCGTCTTCTTTCTGTTTCTTCTGCTCCGCATAAGCCTGGATTTTCTCAATTGCTTCGGATGCAGTGTATTTGATAAAAATATCATCTACAGTTTCAACCGTCAAAACACCGTCGCTAAGGACTTTGTTACACTCAATGTAATTCATTGACACCAGTTTACGCGCCGCTTCCCAAGCCATATTTGAACCTAACTCATAAGACGATTGCCGATCATCTTCTGTGTTAGCGTGATAATCGGTTTCTGCCTTAGAATATCCCGCTTTATACCCACGCAGGTACGATTGCTCTATAAGTTCTTTAGCTTGCCGCTTCATGCCTGCAGTTCTCTGTTCCATGCTTCCTAAACCCATCACTTTTCCTCCTTTAAGCTCTTCAGCACTTCCACGATTTCTGGGAAGTGGCGGCCTGTCTTTTTACAGCAGAGTTTGTGTTTAACTTGCGATGTTTCCCATCCGGATATGAAAAGATATACATCATTGTTGATAATTCCTGTAACAACTCCTTTGTCTCCTGCTACGGTTACAACCTCATCTCCAACCTTGAGTTCTTCGTCCTCTTCCTGCTTCTTCTCCTCATGAGCTTTGATTCTCTCGATAGCTTCGGATGCTGAATATGTTTCAAAAATCCTTCCCAGTGATTCAGTATCGAATACATCTCGTATATTGCCCTGATTGAACACAAGTCTATATGCAAGTTCCCAAGATTCGTTTCTTCCTTTTTCCGCTGCTTCGGATGTTACTAATTGCCAATTTTCGTTTAGTGTTGAAAAGGCTTTATCATATCCTGTTTTGAATCCACGATTGTAAGCCTGCTCAATAAGTTTCTGAGCTTGCTCTTTCATTCCTTCCGTTCCCCGATTCATTGTTTCTAAACTCATTCAGATATCCTCCTATTCCATGATTCGATTGCTTGTTGTTTATACATAGCTGTTACCTCTTTTGAGTATTTAACCGGTGTGTATATCGAAACCTCGTCATGTGACATACAGGCTGATACAACACTACCACCTTTTGCATGACATTTATTGCACATGACATAATATCTAACTTGGACAAAATTGCTTAAATAACTAGACCTATAACTTCCTCTAATTTTCTTTTCCATTACTCTGCTTTTTGTGTATCCACAAAACGGACAAGGTTTTAATTCAATATCGATCATTTTTGTTCCCTCCTCATTAAATCAAACGTTCCTTTTGGAATTTTTCACAAAACTCCGTTCTCAACCTTCTAAGATTATCTAAGTCTGGAACAAAATCCTTTTTCCCGCTATCAGTAAAATCATAAATTTTCTTTGCCTCTTCATATACCTTGTCAATTGGCAAATCAAGCAATGAAATAACATTTTTCAACTCCGTAACATCGTCGAGGTGCTTAGATGACATATTGCTGTCTTTACTTAAATAAAACCAACAATCAGCCATTATCTGATGATACGCCAATTCCTGTGACAAAATTTTAATCAGTTTTTCTGTTGTAATCATTCTGCGTCCTCCATTCCACAGTATTCTTTGATGATTGATATACAATGCTGATAAGTATTAACTGCTTCAATGTGCTTTTGTCTCTCATTTAAGTTATTACAACCTAATGCAATACCTAATTTCCGATCTGCACAATGTTTTAACTTCTCAATCAATCCGTCTACACTTTTTAACGGACACTTCGGATGCCTACCGCAATTCGCACAGCCACTTAATATAAGATCGCAGTCAAGTAGATTCCGTATGCCATTTTCATTACATTCAACACAATTCTTCGGCATTTCCATTCCCGTCACTATCACACTCATTCTGCGTCCTCCTATTCCATGTTTCGATAGCTTTTGATTTCTGCATCCATACTCCGCTGTTGCATCTGCATTTCTTGCATACCACCTTGTATTCATTAACTGGGATGGTATATGCAACTACTATATCAGACAAAACAGATTTAAGATATGCTTCTCCTCCACAAAACGGACAAGGTTTCAATTCAGTATCGCTCATTCTTCTACCCCACTATTTCTTGTATGCTCCACTCTGTTACTTCAATCTTTTCAGTATTTCTTGCATCTCCTCTGTTGTTTCAGCGGTTATTATCATCTTAGGACAACTGTTTTCAATGATTCTAGCTTTTTGTGCAAGATACGGATGAATTGTGTCACAGTAAGAACGGTTGAAACAATCATATTCTTCTTTTGATGGAGAATAAGGAAGCATTTTCTCATACCATTCCTTTATTTCTTCAATCTTTTCGTCAAGACGTCTCAACATCATTTCATCATTTTCTGGATATTTCAACTCATGTTTCATCTTCTTCCTCTCGGTCTGATACAAATTTGCACCACAGCATTTCGAGAAAACACAAGAGCACGATGACTCCAAAGGATGCAAAACACAGAAATAAATACGCCTCTACCATTTATTAGTACACCTCCAATTTCGCACGCCACATAATTTTATCTGCATATTTTATAACGAATCACAGAAAAAGGTTAGATCATTAGATCTAACCTGGAAATATGCTAGGATACTGGTCTGACATCTTTCACCCCTAACCAGTAGACGAAGGTGATTTCTCACTACAGAGGATGTATCATTTCTTCTTGCTGACTCCTGTATGGAACATGTGCTAGGGAACACGTGTCGTGGAGACGAAGTCAGCTGTCGTGGCGTCTCCATCAAACAACAAAAATGGAAAACAAGAAAAGATAATGCGCAGCCCTTGATGGATTTGAACCATCGAATACAGCAGTCAAAGTGCTGTGCCTTCACCGCTTGGCGAAAGGGCTATATTGCATACTCATGAAGGGTGTACCACTTTCTGCTTGAGGCCCATATTCATTTGTATACCGCACCGAAGTTGCATTAACTGTCTCCACCCGTCGGTTGCACCCAAGGCCATCCGTGCGGTGTATATCTCGGGTAAGGATTTGCACCTTACATGATGTTGATATTGCACCATGCGCCCCCAGGAGTCGAACCAGGAGACTCACAGACTCGAACTGTTTCCTCACAACATCTTTCGACCGTCTACTTTAGCGTCTACTTATTCCGCCACCGAGACAAATGCTATTGACGAGACTTGAACTCGTATGATGTTTCCATCGAGGGATTTTAAGTCCCTTGTGTCTGCCTATTCCACCACAATAGCATTAGTAGTTTAACCACAAGACTATCAGTTTCTGGAATGAACTGCTTCACCTTGACCGAGGGCTGCACCATCATCTAGATTCTCAACCAATCTAGTCTTATCATCACCGTTTCAACAGATATACAATAGATATCCTCCACGATTTGAACGATTTCCCTTTTCCCACTACTAAGTAAACGACGGGTGAATGACGCTTCACCCGTTTTGCGCCGCTGATTTACCCTCAGCAGTAAAAGCTTCGCTTCTTCATTAGAAGAAGATATCAACCGAAAGATACTTACGCGATCTTTCTACACGCCTGATTTGACAGGAACTCCCCAGGTAGGACTCGAACCTGCAACAACTCGGTTAACAAGCGAGCGCTAACTAACCGATTGAGCTATTGAGGAGTATTTGACACTCCCAGCGGCTAAAGCCACTGGGATTCCAAAGAAGGTTGCTACGAGAGCCTTATTCTTTGAGGGCTCGCCAACAGCCCATTACACAGTTTCTCGTAGTCGAGATTCTGCTTACAATAAATCTAATGAGACGATACCACCGCTCTACATGGACTCTCTTTTCCCATCCTAAACCTTTTCAGGTGTGCACTCATAGGATGCCATGCCCTCATCATTAGATGATCAGAAAGTTTTATTTAATGTCTACGCTTACAAGAGACATGTGGTAGTTTTCTTTTCCCACTACCAAAGTCACCAGAATCTTGTCTGTCAAAGCATTTACCGTATCACACCTATCGTCTATGCTAACGAGTTTTACAAGGAGATTTCTACTCCTGTGTATTCATGTGGAATTTTCTATGAATGCTACGTCTTCTTCAGATATGAATCTAGCTGACCGTAAGAATTCTTTAGGTTCGTCTTCGAGGTCTCTAAGCTCCCAACGATCAGGATGTTTGGAAGCTAAGAGCTTATCTCTTTTCTCTTTAGTAGCTTGTAGAAGCTTACGATACTTTGCTAGCTCTTTTTCTTTCTGCTTCTCGATCCATATCTTTTGATCAGCGTATCGTTTCTCTTTTCGTACTCTAGACTTGCAGATAAACTCTCTGTAATCCATGTAGTCAGAAAATCTAAGATACTTGCCGGTGTTTACATCGAAGCAATCACACTCTCTAGCCAATTCGTATTCATTTGCAGAAATCAGAATGTAGACTTTTTTGTTTTCTTTCTTGCAATCCTCTTCAATCTGCTTGAACATCTCTTTTACTTCTACAACAGCGTCTACCGACATTCCGCTATCTATAGCATCAAACAGAAATACTCGTACATCGCTATCTACTTCAGTATTAGGTTCACCTGATAATGCCTTCATAGCTCTTAAGAAGTTATTATGTCGGTCATTTATTAGGCCTGTTTGAATAAAATGCAGAAAGTAGCTGCTTTTCTCTGCAAGATTTTCTCTGATAGCTTCTCCTTCAGAAGATGATAAAAGTGAAACAAATGATGTTAAGTCAGAATACATTGCTTCTTGTAGTGCATGGCTGCCCCCAGAATGTAAATTATCATAAAAGAAGCAAGGTAAATTTTGATGTTTGCAATGCTCTTTTATATTTTGTAGTAATGTAGATTTTCCTGCGCCATTGCATCCTACAAGCACGGTCAATCCTTCATGAAATTCTATTTCTCTAGGGCGTGTTACAGAAAATCCGGAATTATAAGGATCACGCCACGTTTTGACTTTCATCAAATCGCCTCTCATTTCTACAGATCGATTTCTTCGATTTCAGCTCTAACTTCCAGAGCACACAGATACGAACCCATGTCAGCACATTGTCTTTTAAGCAGATCTTTGGGACACTTCGGTGTAATTTTTGCAGTTCCGGCGTCCAACTGAAGAAGAAGTGTATGCAGCTTGTTGTACCGGATCTTAGTCTGATAATACTCAGCCCTGAAGCGATCTTTGTAATCCTCGCTCTGCATCAACTCAATAGTGTCCTTGAGATCATTCATCATGTTTTGTTTCCTCCTTAATTCAACAACCTAGTAGAAAATTGGAGGCTCGAGAGTCGAACTCGACGCAACGGGCTTATAAGGCCCGCCCCATAACCGCTTGGGTAGCCTCCAGTATACATTTAATCCACTCTGCAGAACTCTCCTTCCTTAAGTATTCGCTTGTAACTGCATCCGCTAGAGATGTTATTCATGTGTCTAACTCTGCGATTCATGACATGCTTCATGTATTTTCTGCTTGCATGAACACCTTCTTTGAACCAACGATGTCTTTTAGATCCTTTCATGATTCTACCTCACTTCTGCAGAATAATTGGCACATTGATATCAGTACACATTGATGATGATATCTCTGTATATTTTCAGACTGGGAGGAATAGTGAATACATGAACATCAGTCAACACATATTTACTTTTCTTTCTATGGACACGTTTTGCGCAATCATTGCAGAGATCAAGTTTGCCAATTCTCTTGGTTGCTGCCCCATGACAAATACATTTTCTTGCGTATTTCATGTATACCATCTCCTTCTCTGGTTTGTAAATCGGAATGACGGGACTCGAACCCACGACCTCGTGATCCCAAATCACGCATGCTACCAACTGCACCACATCCCGAAAATATATTAAAATCTAATAGTCGAAAAACTTGCTCTCTAAACAATCTTTAACATCAAAATGTGATAAGTTGTTCCTGCCTGTAAGCACACCGTTGATGCTCATGATGTTTGTTGCGTTCCTACGGCACCACTCAATACAAGCGAACTCGTCCTTGAATGTTTTAAGCTGTACATTGTCGAGTGTTTTCCAGGCGATCTTAACTTGCATGAGTTCAACCTCCTTTGTATAGATGATGCGGAGTTTAGAGGGGAGAAAGCTGAAGCGCGGTTCTGCGGAGTTATCTACGCCATCCCCATTGTTGAGTCCGATAGGATATATCAGCTTTCAAAGCTCCTGGAGGGACTCGAACCCCCAACCTGCTGATTACAAATCAGCTGCACTGCCAATTGTGCTACAAGAGCGTAGTAGATGTAAGAGTAGGACTTGAACCTACAATCCTTTTACTAAAAGGTAAGCGGTTTCGAACCTGTTCAGGGATGGTAGTTAGCCAATTACCTCCATCGCCACGTTTACCATGAGTTCCGTCACCTTACATCTACATTAAAGAAAGGAGTTCCGGCACTGAAGAAAAGATTGTTCTACAAAGACTTAACTTCCTCGTCATTATCTCCGCCCTGATCTCAGTAGCAGCTTCTCTTTGCATCTCTGTGAAACCTTCTGTGCCTCGCCGTATGTTTCATTTCTAATGTATATAACGATCTCAATTTATTCCATTTTTAAGTTTCGTCCTCTTATCACCCGTCAGTTTCCGGTACATGTAATTATTACGAATGTACTGATAGAAGTAATGGCCCTTTGATGGAGCTGTGTGCATACGTCTATAAACGATCAAAGGTACGTCATAGTAGATGTAGACATCATCAGGTCCACCATTTCTTCCTTTGAATTGGATGTAAACATCACACACCTTGGACTTAGGATCTTTCACATCCGCTGCGTATCCCCACATGTTAGAAGATTTAACACGTATTAAGTTTTTCTGAAACTGAGATTTGTTGAACGATGCTGTTATTATCATATTATCACGCTTTCTTAAAACTTTTCAACTGTTACTTCTCTTGTATGTAAGGTTGTTTACACTACTTATAACGATCTACCAAAAGGAATCTTGTAGAAATCTCTCCAAGGGTGAACGTATTCAATACATCTGGCCACATTGATAACTTCATCGTCCATGTATCTTCTGCCGATTAACTGGATACCTACAGGAAGATTGTTAGCTGAATCTATCTTGAATGGTACAGATGCAGCCGGAAATCCAGTCAAGTTTTCAAGATAGGTGTATCCAAAACCGATGAAGGGATCAACTTTCTCTCCGCCTATGAAAGAAGGTCCTGCAACAAGGCCCTCAGCATCTGTATTTTTATTCAGAACTGGTAAACAACCGGTAACCGGAGCTAGTAAGATATCGCATTTTTCAAAGTTCTTGAAATGCTCATCCAGTATCTTTGTTCGGATTTCATGAAACTTCCTGTAATCCATCATAGTCGATGAGAATGCTATTCTAGTCCATACCATCATCTTAATCGGAAGCTCATCTTGCAACTTCTCAAGCATGTCTTCTCCTGTAGCAATTCTGTTGCATTCAAAATCAAGTGCAGTATCGATACTGATGCTTCGTAACCACATGTTTTCTATGTATTCCCGATCACATCCGAAATCGAATTTCGTCTCAACGATTTCTGCGCCCAGATCTTTAAGCAGTTTTGCAGCTTCATCAATGGCAGATGAAACAGGATCATCCGGATTAGGAAAAATATCGAATGTCTTAGTTACACCGATCCTAACGCCTTCTAGCGGCTTGTTCAGGTGTGTTACAAGGTCGGCGCATATACTCAGAAGATTTGCGGGTACTGGAACACTGAGAGGGTCGCGTAAATCGAATCTTATCATCTTTCTGAGAATAGCTGCGGCATCTGATACAGTTTTCGTGATTGGGCCAGAACAGCAATACGGGTGTGTTGCGGCCCAAGCATCAGGCCTACATACACTTGGAACAATTCCGGCAGACGGTTTGAACCCAAAGCATCCACACCAAGCAGACGGAATTCTAGTAGATCCGCCAGCATCTCCTCCTTCACACGCAAGTGCAAGTCCATCACCTACTGCTGATGCAGAACCACCAGACGACCCGCCAGAATTGTATTTTACATTGAATGGAGTTGAGGTAGGTCCATACATCTTGTTATCGCATACACCGCGGAATCCGAAAGAAGGTGCATTAGTCTTCCCAATGGCGATTGCACCTAAGCTCTTTGCAGCTTTGTAGAACTCAGAATCGCAATCATCGACAGTTATTAAACTTGGCACTCCGCCATGTGACGCTGTCCATCCTTTCTTGGTGGGCAAGAAGTCTTTCAACCCAATTGGTACACCTGCCAGAGGCTTGAAATGATCTCCTGCGAGTATCATCTTCTCTAGTTCTTCGGCTTCTTTCAGTGCTTCATCAAACTTTGTATACACAAATGCATTGATAGAGGGGTTTCTAGATTCTACTCGTGCTCTAAAATATTCGATTACCTCTACAGGTGAAATTTCTTTGAAATTTACCTTTTCGCCTAACTCTAGAGCAGATAGTGTTTCTAGACCCTTATAGTTGTTTATATTCATCTGAATACCTCCTTACTGTAGTATATAACGATTCAACCATAAAGATAGAGCATACCTATGTACTGAGATATGCTCTATTTGATAATTTACTCTAACGCGAAGTATGCAATCTGGAAATCTTCCGTTTCACCGGTTTCTCTGTTATCACCTACTGCTGTGATAACTACTGCGCCTGTGTGACCAAGGTTCAAAGCTTCTCGTATGTTATTGTCGATACCAATGTTTGCATACAGATCATAATAATCTGTAGCTGCTATGATAGCATCGATAAGCTGCTTCCAAGATGCGTCATCAAACTTGGATACAAGAAAATAATACAGATCACCTTCGTCTTCCAGAGCATATTCTTCAGGATCTACTCCGGTTACATCGATCAGGCCGATGTCCTCATCGTCTATCATATCGCCATCACCATACTGAACGATGTCGACATACTTCTTAGGACAGGGCTGACTGAAGTCAATTTCTATCATCACATAAACCTCCTTTATTCAGATATTGTGTTACTACTGATAGTATTTAAGGTTGTGATAACTATAACGAACCAGTAAACAACCCAGAAGCTTTTAGTTGCTCCTGGGTTGTAATCGTGTCTATATTATCTCAAAATCTTACGCATTATGTGCATCAATGTACTCTTGACCTACGCCATCGCGTTCCCAGTTCTTGATGATCTTGTAGCCGAAGGGTGTAAGAATCAATTCACATACAAGTTCTAGCAAGCCGCCAAGAATTCCAGTTCCAAGACAGGTTAAAGCAGACATAGGCTCCATGCCCCAGAAAATAGGTGCGAAGACAGTATAAAGAAGCCACATGAATAAGAAATTATCAACTACCTGTCCGACAAATGTCGAAATCGCACTCCTTGTAAAGAACTCAGCTCCGCTGGTTTTATTTTTAAACAATTTGCCAACAGATACATTAAGAAGTGAGTTTACTACTCCCGAAAGAATGAATGCGACATTAGATGCTACTACAATAAACCATACTGCGCTAAATGAAGTATTGAACGCAGAATAATCTTGCTCAGTAGGAATTGCTGCGACGATTGCAAGAAAGATAGTTACTAAGATGTTGAATGCCGACGATAAGATGTTAAGAAGTATTGATGCCCTAGCTCCGAAATGCTTAGACACTGTGTCCATGCATAAGAAAGGAAGCCATGACAGAATTATTCCGCCTGTTCCGGCAACGATGCCGAAATTGAAGATCACCTTAGCGGCAGCTAAGTTCATCGCAAGCGTACCGACAACAAATGTGACAGTTACAAGGGCAGGTACGTTTCTGAGTAGCATTTTATAGTCCGCTACAAGACTTGTTTTCTTAGAATTCATGTTCTAAGTTCCTCCTTTTTGGTTTTTCATTATTTTGAGTCATGGGATTAGGTGAGGTTCACTGAACCATGACTAGTATCATATGCTATAACGAAGCACTACTTTATTAAAGAATAGAACTCCGCCCTCAGATCAGAATCTGTGTTAAATCTACCTCTAAGTGTAGCGGTACGCGTTACAGCTTCTCTAGCTTTGATGCCCCTTGCTGTCATGCAGCCGTGTTTACCCTCGATAACTACAATGATGTCTTCTGTATTCAGAACCATTTGTAAAATATCGGCAATGTCAGAACCAATTCTCTCCTGAAGCTGAAGTCTTTTGCCTACCATGTCTGCAATCCTTGCGAGTTTACTGAGACCAATGACACGGCCATTAGGAATGTAGCCGATAGCTACATCTACTTCGTACATTAGCATCAAATGATGCTCGCAGAAGCTGTGAATAGGAATGTGACACTCTACAACTAAATCGCCAGTCGCTACATCTTCAAAACAGGTGTTGAACATCTTCGCAATATTTTCATTAGTATACTGCATTCCTTCAAAAATCTCTTGACACATCTTACCTACTCTGTAGGGTGTTTTCTTCAACCCTTCGCGATCTGGATCATCTCCGAGAGCTATGAGAAACTCTCTTGTAAGCTCTTCGATCTTCTTGCTGTCTATATTCTTCATGTTACACTCCTTTTCTGTTTGGATCCCAAATTATTTTATGTAGCTGTAATTGAATCCGAATGTTGTTGAGATCATTCTGGATAAGATACATGACAATCTCCTGCGGGTCAATTTTCCCAAATATCGGACTGACGAAGCACTGTGCTTTAGTTTGTGTTGATACTTTAGCCATGTCTTCTAGATCATCCTCGGTAGAAACTACAAACTTAAGTACATCTGTATCTCGAAGCTTACTCAAGTTGCTTGGCAGCATTCTGCCATTCATTCCGCTGCTTATAGATTTCCAGTCCATGGTAACAATTACGCCAGGTAAAATATACTTTGAAATATCTACTGCGCCGCATGTTTCAATCTCTACAGAACATCCATAAGCAAGAAGTTCTTGAACAAGATCAAATGCATCATGCTGAATGAGCGGCTCACCACCAGTTAACACAATTCGCTTGCAGTTTAGCTTCAGCACTGTCTCTAATATCTCAGCGATTGACATGTTCCCGTAGCCATCGCCTTCTACAGCATACATCGAATCGCAATAGCTGCATCTTAGCAAACATCCATGTGTTCTTATGAATGTTGCCGGATATCCGGCCTGTATAGATTCACCTGAAATACTTTTGAAAATTTCTGTTATTTTCATCTTATCACCCCATGAACGTAGCAATGTTATGTTCTGTCTCCTGAACAGAAACTTTTTCAACAGTAATATACTCCATGGAAGAAAGAGCAAACAAGATATCCATGAAAAATTTCTTAGCCATCCACTCGGCAGTAGGATTATCTTCTACAATGTGAACCTTCTTACAATTAGCCTTTACAACCTCTGCAAGTGGATCACAGGAACGAAGAATACAAGAATGATCATACTTGTCCTCAATAGTCTCCTTGAGAATCTTCTTAAGAAGCTTGAAGTCAATCACCATTCCCGCATTGTTGAGGCTCCGACTAGACACTACTACTTTAACTACATAAGAGTGCCCATGAAGATTATTTCGGCACTCCTCAGAATACGTGTCAACATCATACAGCCTATGAGCTGCCTCGAATGAAAAATAAGTTTCTACTTCTGTAGCCATACTATGTTCTCCTTTACTGAATCTCAACCGGCTTGCATCCTGTCCAATCGACAGCAGATTCATACTCAACAGGGTCAATCACACCGTTTGCACGAAATGCTTCAATGCGATCTAAACATGTTCCACACTTTCCACAAGCCTTCTCTCTACCATGATAGCAAGATGTGGTGAGGTGATAAGGAACATTTAACTTAAGTCCTTCTCTACACACATCGGCCTTGTTCATGTTGATGAGAGGTCTCACTACATTTATGTTTCCGTATGTGCCGATATTTATTGCTTTGTTCATAGCTTCTGCAAATTCTGAGGAGCAATCTGCATACGCATTTCCTGCGGCGTCGTCCGTGTGAGCCCCGTACCATACTTCGGAAGGCTCTCCTGGAAACAAGCTATCTGCATAAGCCGCAGCGATTGATAAAAAGAGACCATTCCGGAAGGGTACATAACTGTTGACTCTGCCTTCTCCGTTCTCTGCGATCTGATCAGCATAACTTTTGTCTATGATTTCGTCTTTAGAGCCCTGAATGAGAGAGCAAACATCGCCTGCATACTTCATTACGCATGACACATCCTCCTCAATGTGACGTACTCCGTAGTATTCTGCAATCTTTTTAGCACACTCTAACTCCTTGAAATGCTTCTGTCCGTAAAACAAGCTTGCAGTTACTACATTTTCTTTGCCATATTTTTCAACAGCCACGCCGACTAGCGTTGAGCTGTCCATACCGCCTGAATTCAATACTATCGCTTTCATTTGCGTTCCACCTTCCGTAGTTACTTAGTCATACTTGACAGTACGATTGATTGCATCGCACATGGACTGCATCTTGATCTGCTTCTCCATCTCAACATACTCAGGATACTTAGGATCAGCATATGTAGCTACAGGGAACAAGGCGATGCCACCACGAACCGAGAATATACCTTTGACTACGATCAGTTTCGGGTGGATAAGATCTCTGATATCCTTCATAGTAGTATTGACAATATCCTCATGGTAGGAAGGAGTCTCTCTCCAACCAAAATTGTATAACTTTGCAGATTTTGATTCGAGGCATCTATCTGCAGGAATGTACGTAACAACCATCTTAAAGAAATCTGGCTGATGCGTAACAGGGCAAAGGCTTGTGCCTTCTGTAATGTCGAAAGTAATTACATAATCGACATCTTTGTTCTTGTTCTCAAATGACTGAAGCACTCCTGGATTGTAGGTGTTAGGGTACTCAGTATGGCCTGCACCAAGCAAAGTCACACCATCTGCCCTCAACTCCTCTTTACTTCTCTGTGCAATGTTGCTTTTTGTTTCTGACATTATTCATGTCCTCCTTTAGTAGTGTTTTTATTTGTAAACCGCAGGACTGGGAAAGTAAAACCAAACTGCGGATATTACCATAAAATAAGTCCGTGCATGTGTATAGAGATACATGAACGGACCTTACTTTTGTTTCAATATGTATCCGTTATTTTTCATTTATGTTTCGCAGGATGTCAGGTTTTGTACAAAACTGCGAATGAAGTTATTTAGTAGTTAACTCTCCCAAAGATCCTTCATAGTCAACCCGGAGTTGTAAACATACTTAGAGCCTCTTTTGACCCAAAGGACAATAGTAGAACCATCTCCAAGGTCTTGAGAATCCCAGAAGTCTATGTATTCTTGAGGAGTCTTGAAGTCCTGGTACTCGTCTAAAAAATCCTGGAGATTTTCAAAAGCTTCAAGGTCATTAGCTCCAGGGACGTTTACTATCGAAAAATCCTCTCTGAATTCTTCCCGATTGCGATAGGGTCTACGCTCAGCACAAGCTGTATTGTAGAACAGCTTGGCTGTATATGGTGCATCACTGTTTGATGCGGAACTAATATGCAGTTTCATGAATCAATCTCCTCTCAGTTTTGACATTGATTTTCGGAGTCTAATCTAAACTCATTACATCAACACCTGTTATCCTTTCATACTCTGCAGGTGTCCAGGATGTTTCACAAGTGGGTTCACCTGCTATGTAGCAGCCACCCTGGAGATAATCATCTTTTGTAAACACTGCGCTCTTAGAGAGTGCGATCTTGACCTGTTCTGCAGCATCTACTTCTGAATCGCAAGCGATGTCCATAATAACCTGTTGTACTACAATCATGTTTAATTTCCTCCTTGAACTATTTCATGTTCTCGTCTCTAGTACATAGCTTATTCTCTCAAGTACTCTTGATAAGCATCTTCCAATTCGTAGTATTCTTCATCGGACAATCCAGAAGCAGCTTCATAGAATCCTGGATAGTATGTGAAATCTAACCACTCTCTAAAAGACATTTTCTCTTCCGATGCAGCTTTTACATATTTCTTCATGTGTTGATCCCTCCGGAATTACATAAATTTATCTGACCATTCATGTCCAATATTCCAATGGACGTCTTTCCTGAACTCTGTTGATTGTGGTAGATTGAATTCTAAGAGTATCTGCTCTTTTGCAGAGGGATATTCGTCAATCCAATCGCCTACGATAACTACTGGGCCTTTGTTCTTGACATAAAATACACGACCTCTAGGAACTAGTGTATAGTCACCCTGGAACCTTTTATCCTTACCTTTGACGAAGTTTCTCTCCCATACTTTGTAATGCAGCGGCCTGCAGGTCTTTACTTCGGTATTGAATAGATTCGACTTGTAGAATTGCACATCCTCTATATCGGCGGTTACTACACCGAATAGCTCGGCTTCTTCAGGATCATACCAGAAGATACCTACTTGGATATCATCTTGTTTCGATATGTTATCCTGCATGAGCTCTTTCAGGCTGTTCAGTTCGTCGTTATCGTTGGGCTCCCAATCTTCTTCTGCCATGATATGTCGTTTCATTTCTACATCCTCGATCAACTACAGTGAATCTACAGTTTCACAATATTAAACGAAATGTCATTGTTCCACTACACTATCTATCCACTGTGCAAACAGGTTTCGATATTTCTGTGCATCGAAGAACCCATCTTCATCGCAAGCCTGTTCGTACATGTTGCGTTCCATATCTTCGTATTCTCTGATCTCTGCAGTATAGAACGCTTCAGCAGGATCATCTATCATGTCTGTACCGTTATCTTCTCCCAGGAATACAGGTCCTGTGTCTCCTCTAACAGCAGAAGTGTCTAAGAACAGACCTCTTTCTGATAATACATCGTTCTCGATGTCAAAAACGACATCCAGGATAATATCATCGTCTTCACGCCAATCTTCGTAACTATCTACCTTCATGTTCTTCATACTCCTTTGTTATCGTTGAGATGAACGTCTTATTCAAATGGTAAAGTGTCGTCATCTGCAGAATCCATTCCAATGTGTTCGAAATCAAACTTGTCCTGGATCAGCGCATCTAAGCTGCTGTATACTTCATCATCGTCATCAAACGCTTCATTGTATTCGTCTACGTAGAAATCACCTGAAGCAAACTGAAGATCATATTCTAGTGATGCGAGACGATCTTTTGCATCTTGCAAGCTTCTTGCAAAGAATTTGCCGATACAGTAGAAGTCGTCTGCGTCCATTCCATCCTCAGGACTTCCGGGATCATACTCCATAAGCATGAAAATTTCATCGTTAGGATCTGTGGAAGCAGTAACGCGTATTAAGTAGCAGCCATCCGGCTGATCAGTAACCTCGAACTTCCGAAAAAGATTCTTGTTAGCTCTGTACATATCTGCTACATCTTTTGAACAGGTGCTTGATTCGCCTGTAGAATCTAATTCAGATCTGATTCTAAGTACTTCTTTACTGATAGAATCATCATTTGTTGAAACAGATGCAACTATCAATCTCTTCATTTCTATAACCTCCATGTGTTAAGGTTTTTCAATTGTAAATAAGGTTCAAAATAGGTAGATCATACGTTCAATAACGAATTTAGAATATAAATTCGTAATCCGCAAATTCTTTAGATATACGCTTCTTTATTTTATTCATGATCTTCTTTCTAGCTTCTACAACATCTTCTAAGTCTTCTGGATTGAAAGTATCAAAACCGAGTGTCTTCTCTTCTGGGCTGATCTCTATGATATTCATCCTTATCTTCTTTGCATAGGTTGTAAGATTGATGTTAAGCTTCATTTCATTGACATCTGAATCGTAGGATCTGGTTTTGCTAACACCGATGTAAACTGGAAGCTGATACAACACTGAAATGAAAACATCTGCTGTGTTAACAGAAGTTTTCAAATCATATGCACTGTCGATAGATTTATAAAGATATTTTGCAACTTTTGGAATGATTTGATTTGGCTGCAAATTCTTTGTTTTTGAAGTTGATTTTGCTGAATTTATTATCATGTTTACTCCTTTGTACTAGATAGGCCAGTGGTGAACATCTTCTACATTCATCCAACCTGTGCTTGCCTTTATCATGTATGGTCTAACGAGATGCCATCTATGATCTGATTGATATTGCCAGATATACTTCTTAGCTGCATCCTCTACCGGAACATCATCCGCAGCTAAATTGAAAAGAACTACTGTATAGCTTGCAGATGAAAACGAAACAATCCTTATGTGCAAGAAACAGATGTCTCCAGGATAAATGATAGGGCAATCTGGAACGGTGTAAGTTGTTCGAACGAATTCTCCTGGTATACGATTAAGGCCAAACAATGCAGTACTGTTAGTAGACGATCCCGGAGATATCATGTTAGGCGGTTGATCAGCTATGTTTACTGTTGCACCCACATTAGAAGCTTCTACTGCACCAGCTTGTTCACATGCAGCTAAAATTGTCTGAAGTTGTGATTGATCAAACGTCTGACCAGCTGCACTCAGATGATATACATGTGCCCAGGACACATAGGTTCCACCTTGACCATATGCAGGGCCTATCATACCAGTAGACGACCAGAACCTAGACCCGCCAGAATTACATGACAATGTGCCAAGTGTTGCTGTGTTGATGACCTTAGCTTTGCCCTCGTCATTGTAATATAGTATACATTCGTCTCTAGCTTCCCAAAGACCCTTGTCCTGCCAGCTCCAAGAGTCCCGAGTGTTATCCGGACCTCCCTCATCTGTATACAGTACATAAGAATTCGATCCTTTGTAGAAGTTGTATATTCTTTTCTTGCTAGGATCTCTAGTAGACATTATCCAACCCATAATCTTTACTCCTCTGGTTCATAAGGTATCCAGCCCTGGCCACTTGCGTAGAACCACACATAAGCCATTCCCCACATACCGAATACATTTAAGTCTTGTGTTACGTTCAAATAAGCATTTGTACTCCATCCTTGGAAAGCATATCCAGGTTTGGTAGGAGTAGGCGGAGGTGTCAAGGAAGTTCCAGGAAGAACATTCGTGTATGTCTGAAGTACTGTAGTGAATGAACTATCTAAGTAGAACGTAACGGTATATGCATTATCTACATACACTGCGTATAACACGATGGGCGCATCTGTTGAATAAGTGGACTGTTGTGTGTAAGTAGGAACCGTTGCAGTAGGATCTTCTGACCATCCTACCCATATCTTAGCAGAAGTAGGATTCAAGAAAGCTTGATAGATTTCTGCATATTTATCAAAATGATCGTCTACCGTATCATTTGCAGTACCTACGAGATACGCGTAGTCAAAAATTACTGCACATCCAGCCCCTGTAGGATCATACGTAAGATCTGCATGAGCTACAGACATAGCATTTCTTTGAGTATCAAATCTATATGTGTGGTCTGCTGTAAAGATGTAAATATCGTCTCCGATAGCTCCGCAAGTTACTTCAACATCTGTTGCAGTTCCTATAGATTTCACGGTGGTCAAACTATTGTCTGTAGTATCTAACTTGTATATTGTTAGATTGTCTGCTACAATGTAAATATTATCACCAATAAGTGCTGCTGCATTGTTCCCAGAAGTAACGTCATATGGGAGCGATACCGAAAGATTTGTGACTGTACCTTGTGTAGTGTCGTACTTCTGTATACCTTTATGAGCTTTGATTTCTTGAGTGGATGTGTGCCCAATCAGCTTAGCAGATTCAATCGTCATAGTCATCTGTGCACGGTAGTACATGTAAGTAGATCTGCTTTCTACAGCACCTTGCATCGTGAAACTAGACATAGATATAACGCCCGTCAAATCAATAGAAATGGTTCCGGTGTATATATAAGGAACCTGGCTAAGTGAGATAACTTCATTAAACAATACAGTATGTGTACTATCAAGACTAGACCAGTACTCCAACTCATGAAGAGGCATGTAGCCGTCACTGACTCTAATGGATTCTGTTTTCCACTCAATCTCAAGCGAATCATAGTCTGTAAGATCATATCCAGATAAATCTAATATGATGCGATCTACTACACGCGGTCCGGGTGAATCGCCATGACCTGTAGAATCATAAGGCCATGATGGCTCACTCAGAAGCGTCTTACTTACGTCAGAAGCAATTGTGGTTTCTGTAGTTGCCTGAGACATGTACTCGCCGCCGATGATATATATGTCAGTACCACATGTAACACAAGCAGCTTTGTGAACCATTCTTGCAAGTGTATCTGCAAGTGTTTGTATTGTGCCTGTGGTTGTGTTATATTTTTGAATGACATTGTAAGATGACCAATCAAGCTGAGTTGTATCTACTTTGGAACCTAAAAGGTAGATGTCAGTACCTACAGCTGCGCATCCAGAAGATTTATCTACGCCAACCATTCCGGAAGGAGATACAAGCGTTGAAACAGATCTAGCACTTGTGTTAACTTTCTGAATCTTAGTATCATCAGAAGCACTACTGAATACAAAGATGTTATTTCCTACGCTAGCAAGACATTGACCAGACTCACTTGACGAGTCATAAGGATCAGATAACACAAGTCCTGTGAGAACTTCAGAACTTTGTGCAATGTCAATCTTGTAAGCGGTGTAGTCTGCAAAGCTGACAGTATCTCCTACGTCTTTGTTTATAACCACTTCTTCTACTTCTACAGGATCTTGTCCACTGCTATCTACAATCTTACCGCTGTTGGCTCGAAGTATAACATTGTACAACCACTTGGCGTACACTATAGTATCTGCAGAAACTACATAGCTTTGATCTATGAAAGTAGATCCATTAAGTGTAGTTGTCCATCCTTCAAATTGACAATGTGTTCTAGTAGGAGTAGGAAGCAATCCAATGGTATTTGGAAGCCAGATGGCATACAGATCTAAAGAGCTTTCTGTAGCATATGAATCGCCTGGTTCATAGTACGTACCTGTTCCATCGCTTGCTGTATTCCATCCGTTGAATATACAATCCACTTCTCTTGTGGAAGGTGATATAGATCCGCCGTTAGCATTGAAAGTAACTGTGTAGTACTTAGACCAACTCGTGGATTCAATAGTTCGAATAGTTAGTGGCGTACCAGCAGTCTTCTCATCATACACAACTAAACTGGATCCTTCATTACTGTGATATGTGATGCATATTTCTTCCTCTTCCCATAAGGCGTACAAGGTTACGCTTGCATCATTTGTGTAAACATCACCAGGTTGATATGTAGGAATTGTATCGCTAGGAGAAAGGCCCCAACCTATGAATTGATAGCCTGTATATGTGGGTCTAGTGAGAGATAGATTCACTGGCTGACCTGCATACTTGTACGTAGGAGAGGGCGATCCAGTACCACCGTTGTTATTGTATGTTATAGTGTAATCATATGGAACTCCTTCTCCTTCAGCGTACGCATAAACATCTGCTTCTGGCATAGTAAATATGAGTGGATTGCTTCCACCTGAAACATCTCCTGTCCAGTGTGTGAATGTGCAGCCCGGTTTTGGGTACACAGTCAAATACACAGTGTCGCCTGCGTTGTAATGACCGCCGCCCACTACACCAGATATGTAAGTGGAGTTATACAGTGCTGTTACGCCATATTGTGCCATTTATTCACTCTCCTTAAATGAAGCCCCAACCTATTCCTATTGATCCTACCGGAACATCTGTATCTGTAGGTGCGGTACTAGAAATATACAATCTCAAACCGTTGAAGTCAATGTAGTTCTTACCTACTTTAAGAGTCTTGGTGCTTGATAATTCAACGTTACCTGCAAAGGTATGTGTGCCTGTTCCAGCTGCTGCAAGATTTCCACCTAAGTTCAGCCCACCTCCAATAGCCGATTGACCTGTTCCTAATATGTTCAGTACGCCATTGGTACCAGACTGAACATCCGGAAGGTGCGACTTGAAGTCTTTCAATGCAGCTTCCAGCAAATCTACACCTAAATCATTCGCCATTGCTTCAAACAGCATAGCCCATGTAATGTTACCGTTGCTATCAGGTGTTATCGTGTTTGATGGAGCCGAGGAGAATGTGTACTGTGTAGGATCCACGCTGCTTCCTAATGCATCGCTTACAGAAACGCTAGCAGATCGCTTAGTTCCGGTAGAAGTTACAACTGCTTTAGCTTTTGCATGCGCGTTGTCTCGGCTCGTGTAGTTGACATCTACAAGTTTAGAATCAGCTACAGAAACCATGTTGTTGTTAGAATCTAGAGTCTGAAGTGTTCCGTCATTGTTTCTATTAACTGCAAATGTCCCATCGAACGTGTTCTCATAATCTATAAGCGTAGATTGTGAAGCATTCTGGAACATCTTAACAGTGCCTGGTGCTACACTGTCAAGCGGACATAAGTAGTTAGTTAATCCTTGTGTGACGTATGTACCGTACAATGCAGGCGGATAGCTGCTTGATTTCTGGTATACTGTAAGAACCGGCGTTCCGTCGCCCATCGTTGAAAATCTATCGACATTTATCTCAACACGCGCACTACTTCCGTTGTAATATGTTTCAGGCCTAGTAGCTTTCATGTCGATTACTGGAGTATCTGTCACAAGCTGTGCCGCTGCAGAAGCTGGAACAGATCTCAAATAATCTTGAGAAGCGATGTAGGATATGTATTGATTAGGAACGGTGAGTATAATTTTGTTTGCCCAAGGGAATACGCTAGGTCCTAAGAAATCTCCATCACCGGGAGTAGGAGTGCTTGTAGAGCCGTCTAGCCCTGCTACGCCTGACAGAACATATCTTAATGTGAAACCTGTTAAAAGGATAAGCGGACTGTTAGTTATGTTGTGATTTCTCACAATAAATCTCAATAAAGCTCCATCCCCTAAATTAGGAGCAAGATCTTTTTCAGGAGCTGCTGCTTCGCTATCAGACCAGGTACCGGATTGTATGATTACACCATCTACAATGTTGCAGTAATCTTTCAGTTTTGTAATCATTGCGGATTCATTGTAACCGGATGTATTCTGCGGGATAGACGAAAGGTTCTGTGTAGTGTAGGTAGCATCTCCAGGATTTTCTGTTGCATTGTTGCCGATCAACTTACCGTAGCTGGTGACGTTGGTTGCCCATTTTCCTGTGCTATCAAGAGTTACTTCGCCATCGAAGAAAGATGCTACAATAGTGTTTGCAGCAGCTAATCTACAGTTGTTGGGCAAAACAACATCTACTGTTACAGGTGTTTGTGGCGTAACTCCCGTCACATTAGGCATCTTGAGTATCATGGACGAACCCATCGCAAGACTAGCAGCTAACCATTGACGCTCTGTAGCGGGAGGCACTTCGGGATATTCACTTAGATGCTGTTTAACATATACTTCATAGGCAGAGCTACCTACTACTCTACCCTCGTTCCATATTTCACGAGACATTGTAAAACCTCCTTATTCAGTAGTTACAACACGCCACTTAGGTATCAGCGGAGTTACATCTACAGAAGTTACTTGTGCTCCATCTTTTCCAGTGATGTTTATCTCTGCTGTTTGATCTTCTGCGTCAATCTGTAAAGAAGCTGCTAATGTACTATAAAGTGCTCCGCTATTGTCAATGCCTAATATCTTGTCATCGGCACTTACAGAAGTAACTGAAGGTGCTTCCCATGGATCCCACTCCTGCGCATCGCTGTTCCATTGGAAATATCCAACCTCATCATCTCCTGCATTGTTCACCCTTATGATCTTACCATCTGGAATATCATTGTTGAGTGTAAACTCATCTCTTGCTTCTATTGTAGCGAATGTGATAAACGCTGCATCATATCTCGCTTTTTCCTCTTCAGATATGAATGCAGGTTTTTCTGGAGTGGGTTCAGGTCCGGGTGGAAATGGAGGATACGGCGGACAAGGTGGAACTGGTGGCGGAGGACATGGACAATCAGGAACAAACGCTCCGGAAATGATAATGATATCACTCAGGCTTGCCGCTGTGAGCGGCTCAACAACTCCTGCAGAGATTGACCTGTAGTACCAACCAAACACAGTAGTTCCTAAATAGCTGTACCACCCGTATTTCACCAACCACTTTGTTTCCGAACCATCCGGAAACATAACAACACTTCCGTCTGTAAGATAAGTAGACGTACCAGGCACTTGTATCATATCATTAGTCACAGTTTAATACCTCCTATTGTTCTACATAATAGATATCATCAAGATCGGGTAATTGAAGAGGTCTTACATTGGAAGGATTTTTAACATCAACCATGTACCATCCGCAAACCGGACGATTTCCACCCCAGGAATACCAACCGAAAGCAAGAACCCATTCATCAGATTCAAATCTTCCTAGTTTTATGTGAGCTCCTGGATGCAATGAACGTGTAGCACCGTCGTTATCTACATATGTGATTTGGATAGTGTCCATAGAAAACCTCCTATGCTTCTTGTATCATCTGTATACAAGGTTCATAGGAGGTCTTTTGATCTTACTTGTGAAGCTTGCTAGTATCTCCGCAGAACGGACAGAGCTTCCAGGAAGGATCTAAGTCTGCGCCGCAAACACACTTGATGCTGTTGTAAACTGGATCGTCTTTCCATACACCTTTATCTAACATTTCAATGATGTATGGATCTGAGTATGTTTCATACATGACAGTCAGCTGATTGATAATGCTTCGAGAAAGCTGAGTCAGGTTCTTCTGCGGCGGGCAGTAAAGCTCGCCCTCTGCTCCATTTGCTTTAGTTCTGCCAAGCATGTGCTGACGAACTACATCTTCAATCTTCTTGTCAGTCTCCAGACCCAGAATATGACGAATTGGACTGTATCCTAATCCGCATGTAAGATAGAGTGTAATGATGTCTCGAGCAACAAAATCATTCAGATTCTTGTTGGGTCCATCATATCGTACCGGCCTAGGTCTCTTGACCTTCTTCTGTGCCGGTGTAAGATTCTGCGTAGTCATTGTGTTCACCTCCTATAGGAATTTTGATCTGAACTCTTCTTCTGTTAGTTTAACGATGCCCCACTGGTCAGCTTTCTTGTTCTTTTCAGATGACGATGTAGGATCATCGGTAATGAGATAGTTAGTATCTTTTGTGATGTTTCCTACATAAAATCCAGCACCTTTGAGCTGTTCCTCAAAGTCTGCACGTCTTACACTGAGCTTTCCTGTTATAGCTACTTTGCCTTTTACAGTAGCAGTGTTTTGCGTCCAGGTGATTCTATCCGAAATGTAATGAAGTCTAAAGAACTTCTCTCGGTTCTGACAAACAGAAAGAGCTGTTGCGGGACCTGTTACTTTGGATATCTTTTCGCACAAATCACCAAAACTTATGGAACACACCAAACACTGCGCGATTTCTTCAGAAGCTGCTTCTGCAATCTTGATAGCTGTAAGTCCACCTACTCTCGGAATATTTAAGGCGAGAAGAGCCTTTGGAAGAGATATGGTAGATTTATCAAAGTTATAGAGTTTATTAAACATCTCAGCCACGAGCGCCATGTGTCCACCCGGTGCATACATTAGCGTAGCTTGCTTCTTATAATCCATAACAGTTTCCACCGACAAGTCCTTAAACATATCGGATAAATACTTGATTCTTAAAGAATCGCCCAATCCATCAACAGGCGCAATATTGTCTATCCAAACAATCAAGTCTTGTAGTTTTGCGTTTCCGCAGCAAGGATTGTTACATACTAAGTGCACACCAGACCATTCAAGTGTGCTTCCGCAAGTAGGGCAAGAGGTAATCATGTCAGCGGAAGTAGATTTAACTACTTCATTTATGACGGGAATGATTTCTCCCCTCTTCTCTACAAGTACTTCGCTGCCTTTTCCAATGTTATTGTTGACGATAAACTGTGCGTTGAAGCCTGTGCATTTTCTCACAGTAGTACCTGCAAGCTCTACAGGTTGGATGTGCACTACGGGCACTGCATAATGTGTCTTGCTCATAGTCCAGTCTACGTGATCAACGATTGCTTTCTTTTCTTCGGATTTGAATTTGAACGCTACAGCGTCGTACAGAACAGCTGCATCATTTTCTACATATCTAAGTTCTGGAGCTGTTAGAACTATTCCATCTGCAGGGCACAAGTTGTACCACTTATCTCGTAGTTCGTACATAGAAGAAACGAATTCCGATTCGTCTACATTCGACAGCTCTAGGTTCATGTATGGGACTACTGAAAAACATGTTCCATTTGACAGTATGTTGCGGACGTCTCCTATTGTCAATTGACCGAAGTTTGGAGTACCTCCGATGATTGTATAAACTACAACATCTAGATACTTGAGGTCGTCATCAGTATTCTTTCCATTTATGATACCTGCAGCAGAGTTTCTAGGATTCTTAGCTTCCGGATGCACGCGCTTGTATTGATCGAATGATCTTTGATACATGAGAATTTCTCCTCGAATAGCGCAAGTAGCTTGGAACAGAGGGCCTTTGAGATCAATGTCATCTAGACCCTTGTCTTGATAAATCTTCAAGATCTTGTTCGTGATGTCAATACCTAGCCCGTTTTCACCGCGTGTTAACGCTTGATAGAACCGGCCATAGTTAAAATAGAGGACTACACTTAGACCATCTAGCTTCAGGGATGCGTCGCAGAACAATGTACTTCCACGCTTCAAACTAGACAATTTTGTAGCTTCCTCTAAGGAGTGTACTTTGTCTAAAGATCCGACAATTCCATACTTGTGTTTAACTCTTTTTCCGGCTGTAGAATCATCTGACACGGAGTAGCCCCATCCTGGTGTATGGAGCAGAGGTGAGTCTGGATTCTCTTTCTTGAGCTGATCTACAAGTTCATCAAATTCTGCATCTGTCAGATCAGAGGACCCATCTTCATAGTATTTTTGAGCTGCGTTCTTGATCTTAGTTTCAAGCTCTGTCATGTTTGCGCCCTCCTACATCTGTGTCTGCAACTCATCATTGATCTTATTAACAAGATCATTCAAGATAGGTTCATAGATGGATCTAAGCTCTTCTAACTTTGCGTTATACTGAGCTCTAACATGATCCATGTTCTCGATCAACTGAATGAGCTTGGCATTAGACTGCTGAGTCAATCCATCGGCAACTTGTGCTAACACTTCCTCCATTGTTTCTCCATCTTCTGTTTTAATGACTAAGATTTTAGACATCTTTATTCTCCTTATAATGTTTTCTCTATTTCTAATCCATGAGTTTTGCAGAAATGCTCCATACATGCTTTCAAGCAATCCTCTTGTGTGTACTCCAGAGGTGCATCAGCTATGCTCCGGACATTGTTTTTACCTTCTGCTACATAGATCTTATACATGAACTCCTGATCCTCTGTAATGAAATTCTTGATCTTATATGTAGCGAGAATGGTAGAATTTTTCTTGGTGCACACCTCATGCGCAATCATTTTGGCGATATCTTCTCTAACAGAATTCATCACCAATTGACCCAGAATTTCAGAAGATCGCTGTGTAATGTAGATGCTTCGCTGACCCTTATCATTAACAGATAACATGGCAGTCATTACAGTGCATTCTGAAAAATTTGAAGACGCTGCCAACGGCTTAATAAGTACTCTGTAAGGTTTCATTGTATCTCCTTTCTACCAATCATACATTGATGATATGAATGTTTGCCACTTCAGGAAGTTTAGCAATACCGGCGAACACCATCTGAATTCCTTCTATGTTTGTTAGCATTGTAAATAACGATTCTACATTTTTATCATCTAAGTGATCAAATAGATCATCAATCATGATGAGTTGAAGCTGATCCTTGGATAACTTTGTCAGCGAGACAAACAACACAAGCGTAAACAAACATCTTTCTCCAGAAGAAAGCAGATCAAACGGAATGAACTTTTCTCCCTTGACAACTCCAAAACTGAAACTGTTCGCGCCTCCGGAGATATTAAACACCGCTTTGTAGTCGTCCACAAACAGCTGCTTGATGTAACCGGTCATGTCGTTGCTAAGATCAACAAACGGTACAGATGCGGAATCATTCGCTTGAAGCCCATTCACACCTGTTAACTTCTCCCACAACTTGTAGCATTCAATCTCGAGCTCCACTTTGTACTTTTCAGCAGTTAGCTTATTCAGAAGCTCATTGTATCTTTCATTTGCAATCAGGTTGGCTTTGGTGTCCTGCAGCTGCTTCATCTTTGCTTCGATCTCCTCAACAGTGATGTCGATGTCTGAAACATCCGGAAGTTCAGTCTTGCTACCTGCTAAAGACTTCGCCATTTCGTATCTTCGTGTAAGATCTAAGATATTCGCAGACTCTCGCTGTATAGCTACTCGGAGGATCTCAATCGCTGACAAAATACTTCCTTTCTCAGCTCTAACACTATGAAGCTTCTCTTCCAGCTTCGCAGCTTCCTTCGTCTTAGCTTCGATAGTTTTCTCAGTTGCTGCAACCTCTTTGCGATATTGCTCAATCTGCTTGAGTATAGGATCACAAGCAGACTTTGTGTAAGGGCACACTCCGTTAGATTCTATCAGAGATTTCTTTGACTCTACAGACATCAACAGAGACTGTCTCTCCTGGTAGAAATTATTCAGGTCTGCAAGTACCACCTCTTCTTGTGTATCCAGATCGTCTAGTTTATCGTTGTGCGATTCAACTTCCTTCTGATACTCATCTATGCTCTTTACGCTTGCAGCATGATTCGGATCAGAAGCAAGGTCTTCATACAGACCCTGACAGTTTGCTTGAATCTTTGCATTTACAGACTCATTAAATTGAACAGCTTTGTTGTAGTCCCATAATCTTCTGCGAAGACCATCCAGCTTGTTGTACTCTGCCTCGATCTCTGGAATCGTCAAGTTCACATCGCTTGCGTCTTCATGATAAACAAGTGACTGAATAGAACTTTGAATTCTTGTCTGATCTTGCTTCGTGAAGGTCAGCATGTTCTTGATGTACGCATTGAAGTCTCTAACAACTTCTACGCCCTTCTTAGTATTTGTACTGATTTGATCAGCTTCGCGTTTCACAATGCTATCAAGCATCTGTGCATCCTCTCCGCGATCATACAAGCCCTTAAGTGCATCCTTGAGCTCTTTCGTCCAATCGATCTCGAACTCATGCTTCGGAAGAAAGTTGATGAACCAATCCTTCAACTTGTTTGCAGTCATAGACGAGAACTCCGTGAAGTTGAATACCGGAAGCTCAAGATCCTTTACAGCATCTGCGATTGTTTCTACAGTGTAAGTAGACGGAGTCACATTGATTGAGCTTACAATAGTAGATGAAGATCTCATCCATCCTCGAGTGACAGTAACTTCTGTCCCATTGTCCTCAAGCTTTACCCCAACTTCCATGCTGTTTCCATTAGCATGCTTGAATAAAGCTTCTTTGCTGCTCTTACTTGTTCCCGGAATGTATCCAAGCAATGCAAGCTGAATAGCTTGAAGCGCTGTGGACTTTCCAGCGCCGTTGTGGCCTGCAAAATATGTTACAGGCGATTCATCGAACGTGTAGGTAACATCCTTGACGTTGTGAAATCCTTTGATAGTAACTGACTTTAATTTCATGTGTAATATCCTCCTTATTTCAACGAGTTTCGTAACTCGACGGTCATCCATCTTCTAGATTTGATCTCACCGACATAGTCGTATACATATTCTCCAGGCACTACTGCATCATGATCAACAAACATCCTGCCATCTTTGTTTTTCCTAGGATGTAGACGTTCAAATTCCGGTCTAGTGAGAGTAAATTCTACAATACCTAACTTTGCCGGACTCACTCTATGGTGCGTATCTGGGAAGACGTATGTATAAGGCTTGAATTCAATCTCTCCTGTGATTGAAATAGTCACCCAGTAGATCTGTTGCTTACAATCCTTTCGACTAGACAACCTACGTGACATAGCTCTTAGAAGTAATGATGTGTTAACATAACGATTATTAGGTCTCATTTTCATCCTCCTCGTCATCATCTTCCGTCCACATAACATACAGATGTGATTTTGCTCTTGTTACTGCTACGTAGAACAAGTTAAGATTATCCCCTGTGTAAACCGGAAACGAATCTCCGTCAACGTTCAGCACAATGACATTGTCATACTCAAGCCCCTTCACAGAGTGTATTGTGCCTACATATAGATCTGTAGAATCTGCGGAAGCAGTAGATTCTATATTCATGTACATTGTTATAAACGAAGCTACTATTTCTTTGTTTGTTTCTGTGTTAGTTATGAAATGGAGATGATTACGAGACAGAGGTATGTGAAGCTTTTCTGAAAGCTTCATAAACTTCAATCTTGCATCGTAGTCGGACGTAGCTAGAATCTCTCGACATTCAAATACTTTTTGTGCTGACTCTGTTAGAATAGGAGAGTTCATTGCAAAATCTTTTATAAATGTTTCGCATGAATATTCCCCGTCATCTACCTGATGGATCTTTTCTGTCTTCAAGAAGGTTGTGTACTCTTCTGCAGGTAATAAAGTAGCAAGCCAGTTCTTGAGATATTCATTATCCATGATAGAGTTGAGAACAGATAATGTGTCTACGGATTTTCTCTTTGTAGAATACGGTATGTTTTCTGAACTCAACCACATCTGCAAATCGTCTACTTCTTTGTTTGAACGGCAAAGGATTGCAGAAGATCCTTCAAATGTTTTTATCCATTCCTTCAGTTGATTTAACTGAGGAGCATTTGGTTTAGCAAATGCATCGTACAGATAAGTCTTCTCTACAACAGCGCAGCCTTCTTTATCTGATACAAGTGCTACGCTGTCCTCTCGAAGTTTGCTGTAAGAGTTTGCATAATCGCAAATCGGCTCTGTGGATCTGTAGTTTCTTGATAGCCTGTAGCATTTCCAATCCGGTGTATGCGCAAGTTTCTTTATTATTGTAGAATCCGCGTTTCTAAATGCGTAGATAGCTTGTAGTGCGTCGCCTACAACATAAATATTTGAATTCGGTATGAAAGACTTCACAAAGTTCCATTGAATGGGATCGGTATCTTGAAACTCATCTACAAATATGTATTTATATCGCTCTTTGTATGTTTGAATAAGCGGTGAGTTAGTCTCGAACAAGTTACATACAGTTGAGCAAAGAAGGTCGAATGTAATTAGATTTTTCTTCTTAAGTGTTTTGTCCTTTGCTTTGTTGAAGATAGTTAATTCATATTGATCTTGACGACTGAGTGCGGACCCAGACTTCAGTTTCTTAATGCTCAGATGTAAGTTAAGCTGTAAAATTATTTCTTTGTGAATTTTATCTAATTCCACGTCCGTGATTATACTTGGAAGCGAAGTGTATCCGAGCTCTCTTAAGATAGCTTTATCTTGGCTGAGTAGATTGTAGCAGAACGCGTGGAATGTTCTGAATTCAGGAGGAATAGATCTGAACTTGTTTTGATTATTCATGAATCTTGTTTTCATTTCTAATGCAGCTGCGTTAGTAAATGTTAAAACAAGCATAGATGTTGCAGACGCTCCGTCGTCAATGAGATGGTTTATCCGTTCAAGCATACAGTGCGTTTTTCCTGTTCCTGCCCCTGCAAGAACAAGTATCTTACTATCCGTAGAATCAACTACGGCCTGCTGTTCTTCATTTAACATCCTGTACCTCCATAAAAATAGACTGTGACACATATTGTATCACAGTCTATAACGATTTTGGTATTTTGTGTTACTTTGAGCTATCAGAAGTCTTGTAACACTTGAACTGCTCTACGTAGGACTTAGACAGATCAAATGAAACCTTTACGTCTTCTGGTTCGTACTCGTAATCACTGTCCTTGTAGCTGATCTTGTTTGTTATGTTGTAAATGAGATTCGGGAATCCGCTTACATGATATACACCCGGCTCTGCAGGAAGCAGCGGCTCAATGATATCACATACATCTTCTACTACACTGAGTTTATCTGCAAGATAGATTTGAGCTCCACCATCCTCTAAGTAGAATGTTTGATCACTTACCCAGGGGTATTGAGTGTCGGTGAAATCCCAATTACCATCCTCATCTATTTCCACATCTGCATCGAGTGAAACGTCAATTACAGCTTCGTCATCATCAAGCTCTACAGGCTCTTCTTCATCGGGTTCTAAATCGTGATCAGGAACATTGTATACAGCTTGTATCACATCTACACCATCCTCAATGTCTTCGCTAGCCTTTATTTTGATTGAACCAGGTGCAAGGAATGCAGACATCAATCCGGGATCTTCCATGTCGAAATAAGCATCTGAATCATACTTCTGAACGATAGGATCAAGTGCATCACCCAGTTCCGACATTCCGTCATAACTCAACTCCGCACCTACTTCGATTATTATGTAGCCATCTTTATTTTCAGAAATGTCGATTCTCGAGTACAGCGGTACTTCTTTATCTTCAAATCCGAAGGACTTCATGATTTCTGTTAAAGCTGATTGAAGTTCGGACAAGAGTGTTTGTTCATCGGAAGCAGATGTAATAGCGGTTGCGCTCTTTACTGCACTAGCTCCGTTGTGTGCTGTAATCAATTTACCTCTCCTTTCTGCATCTGGGAAGACCTGCCGGATCTCATCTAGATAATCTTCTGTTTTTCTGTTGAGTTGATATCCGGATTTTGTAGGCCCTTCAGGTTTGTCTTTCAGGCCTTCGTAAACTGTGATGTAAACAGTTCCGTTAGGCTTGAGCAGCTTCTTGATGTTGGTTAAGATGGACTGACGAACCTCAGGCTCTTTTACTACGTTCAAAACATTGGAACAAGTAATGGTGTCAGCACCGCCGTTGCTACGAACCTTAGCGAGAACGGATTTATTGTGCTCTGCGCTTCTGTTGTAAGGATCATAAACAAGATTTTCTACATTCTGCTCGGCTAAGAAATCTGTAACATTGTCGAATTTTCCTCCGCCGTAGTCTAAGTTCAGAGAATTCGGTGCGAACTTAACCATCTTAAACAATGCGGGCAGCTTGTCAGCATTGATAGAGGTTTTCTCAGAAGTGAATTCCTGTTCTGGTGTGTCGATGTAATCCTCTTCTTCATCTACATCTTCATCCGCGTAGATGCTTTTCTTCACACCATTCTTCCATCTGTATTCAGATGATGGATTCATAACGTCATCATACGCTACGTAGTAGACGCCCTCTGGGTCGTCCAATGAAGCTTGCTTTGCTGCATCTTCTGCTTCGTCGTCCGTCATGCGCTTCCAGTTACGAAGAACATGATAGTTATCGGCACTGTCTTCTTTGACAATTCGCTTTAATGAGGTGCCGGAAGTAACCTCTTCCGAGCTAGTTATTTCACCTAGCTCACGTTCTGTGGATAATACTTCGTCTACAGCTTGAGGAATGTACTTAGTAATAAGATCGGAAGGCTTTCTTATTTTCCTCATGTCGATAGGAATGTCGATCTCAAACTCAGACATCGTGTCCATGTTGACAATGCTGATGTAAAAGATGTATGATTTGCCTTCTTTCTCCATGTAGCTTTCACTAACTCCAAAGTCACCATATCCGGAAAGCGCATCCTCCAGTTCACTTGAAAACTCGTTTAGATCATCTCTTGTAAAGAATCCTGCATCTTGATCAAACATAAAATCCATTTAGACGTCCTCCTACTCCTGCATCAGAACATCAGAACATCGTAGATGTCTTTAGCAATGTATTCATATGAGCTGTGATCAAAAGGTCCTGCTCCATTGATAGTGTAAACAAATTCATCTGCGGCAGGATTAAACTGCACTTCTGCAATCAAGCCCTCGTAGTCTACAATGAACTTGCCGTTGCCTTGAGACTCTACAGTCATGCCATATGTTCCATTGACATAATTGTTCATTACGAACTCGATATCTTCAAGCCTGTCTTGAGCAGCTGCATCAAGTTCTACGCTGCTGTAGATATCTTCGTCCTCATCCTCTGCGAATCCTTCATAGCTGTTGAACCACTCCCAGGCTTCGTCTTCACTGTCAGTTACATGATCGAAATCGCCATCCTCAGGTCTGTAAATATCGCTGTCGCCAAACACGAAAACATATTCACCGGTAGAAAGATCTCGATACATCGAATACTCTGTGTAGAACCCATCTGAATCAAGAACGTCCTTACGATCAATGAGTTCATAAGTTTCATCATCGTTGTTGTCGTAGTCTTCATCATCGCTAGCATAATCTACATCATCGTTGTTGTCATAATCTTCGATTACTCCATACTTGTTGACAAACGCTTGATAAAGCGATGGGTAGTTTTCTTTAATTCCTTCTAGTCTAGACGTGTAGAACAATGTGTTGTCCTCGTCATCAGCGAACTCATCAATGACATAATAAATGTGATTTATGTACTCAAGCGTAAGGTCGCCTGTGGATGCAGACTTGAAATCATCATTCATTGCGGTATTGCTCCTTTCTTTTATATCGTACTCCTTCAATTCTTCCGGAGTTAGTTTCCGATTGAGCGTCACGTAGTCCTTGTAGCCATCCACAGTATGTTCAAAGACTTCAACATCCTTTGGAAGAGTACCAGGCCCCCATCCGTGACGTAACTCATATTGATATCCTTCATCTTGCTGCTTGCTCAGCATTTCTGCATCATATGCACTGTAGGCCATGTGCTTCCCCTCCTAGTTATGAACCATCCTAGGTTCTACATTTCTATCCAGATCCAATATTTCTACTGCAATCTGATCTAGAACATCATTCACATAGTCTTCTGGTCTCTCGTAGTCTTCCTCGTCGTAAACATGGAGCTGCATTCTGCTGATAACTTTTCCATCCCGCACAAATTCTACGTACATAATTCCGCGTCTACCAATATACGCGGTTGTGTATTCAGCATCATCATATGGATGTGGCTGATATACATGTCCTACAAACAATGGATATGGCTGAATCATCCGAATGTTTGCAGCAAACATCCTGCGGCCATGATAGAAAGTTATATGATTGTCCTGATTGATATCCAATGTTTTTTCTTGTGAACAATTAACATATCGCTTCATTGCTAGAAAACTTCTCCCTTCTCTTTTCTAATCGCCGCCTCGCGTCTTCTCCAGAAGTAGAGGCTTTTATTCTTTTTGCCGATTCGTAGCATGTCCAGCTACAAAAATGAAAAGTTTTCCCTTTTATAGCTAACTTGTATATGTTTCCAGGTAATCGTCTATGAAAATTACCACAGAAATCACAACAGTACCTGCCTTCGTGATCAGCTTTACTCAATATCCTTCACCACCCATTTCAAATACTGATCTGTCTCTCTGTCACACAGAGGACACACACCGGTTATTTTCTTGACAGTTTGATCAGATTCGGTTACAGCTGAAATAAAGATTCCATGACATCTCTCACATTCAGCTATGTAATGTCCGGAGATGTTGTTGTCTATCTCGATGTTTGTGTCATCCTCCTGAACATCAGATAAAGCGTCCTGAAGGTCTTCAACATCATCAGATATGTCGTCTAACTGATCTGTTACATCATCCTCAGTAGATTCAAAAGAGGTATCGAAGTTGTCCTCCTCGACCTTGTCTGCCTGCATTCCCTCAAATGGATTATCTTCATCTGCAGCTACAATTCTCTGAGATGCTGTCACTGTATGTTTGTTAACAGAAATTCTCATCACTCTAACCTCCATAATGATAAATGTAAAAGAATCATTTCAACAAGTATACAAGGTTCAAGATATTAAAGGATACTTAGTGATGGACAGCTGATCAGCAAATTGAATAAGGTGAACAAGCGGCGTAGTTTCGTTAGCCTGCTGTAACTCATTCATCTCAGAATCAACTACTCTCCAAGCAGCCATATGCCATCTAATAGCAAGCGCAACAGGTACAGAAAGGTTGAAGAATCTCTGGGCCAAGAACATAGAAGATACTCCATGACCGAAGCACGTTAAAGAAGTGTCCCGTGTCTTGTATGCTTTCTCTTTCACCCAGTTACCGGAAGCATTCTTCACGTTTTTCTCATAACTTTCATAGTAGCCGATCTTGCACCAATCATGGACAAGTGCAACAAATATAGCTTCCTCCCAGTTTACAGTCTTGAATACCTTTAGCCCGCATAGTTCTGAGGAGAGCTTTGCTACTTTTAATGTATGCGCAAGTAGGCCCCCATCATAGCATTCATGATATCGAGAGCTTGCAGGACAGGTGTAGAAATCTGTAGATTTCAACCACTCTAAACAAGCATTTATTCTGTTGAGATTTTCTTCTGCATCTAAGTCCTTACCTGGTTCGATAGTCCGGAAGAGATGAATCAAGAACACGCCGAGTAAGGTGCGTTCATAAGTGTCCTGATCATAAATTCCTTGGAATCTGATGAATTCAGGACGTTCATGAAACATTGCAAAATCAGCTTTGCAAATCTCTGGAAGAATGGGCTTGTCTTCATGAATCTTAAATTCACTAGGCAGGTCTATGATCCTTCCCATCTTTTCTTTTGTGTCCTTGCGGTACACATCATACACACTGAATGTATTAGTTCTCACGAACCAGTAGGTGAAAGTTGAGTACTTCGGATAGTTTGCTAACAATACACTTGCCATATGTAACACTCCTTTATGAATTATTTGTAACTTACATAACGAATCGTACATAGCACGAACCCTAGACATAAGCTGGCAGGACTCATGCCTAGGGTTCGCGCCATGTTGAATAAGGAGACTACAAATGAACTTGAAACAAGCAAAGTTAAAAGGTGCTAGTTTCTCGCAATTTAGAACAGTACGTTTCGAGAGAACCTGTGTAATCCAATAGACGTTTTCGTTTATTCGGAATGGTTTCTATCTCTGCGTAGGGAATGTTGTAAGAATCTATCTTCTTGATGTTGATGGATTTCTTATGTAGTTCTTCCTCTATGTATATGATATCACGTATATCAAAGATAAATGCTCTTTGGTACGTTGCGAATAGAACAATAACTAGGCCTCTAACATAAGGTATTTTCGCTTTGTCCTGTAGATCATCATGCTGTTTTTTAGAAAGCATTGAGAAGTCGAATCTATCTTCCCAAGTTGCCTTACTTTCGATGTAATACAAGTAAGGTGATTTGAAACAAATGAAATCACATATGTTAGAAGATCCCCAGAAGCCTGTCATCTGATCGTATATGCGATCAAATGAATATCCTTCTTCCGGCTTGTCTAGCCATTCTGTAATTTTATCTTCGGCGTCTTTTCCTAATGTATCATTCATAGCTTGTTGAATTAGACGGTGATAAGTCCGTCAATGTTCGTGGAGCAGTTGATTCCGCAGCCCTCGATCTTGTCTACGTCATCTAACTGAGTTACAGCTGCAGGCATTCCAGTTGTATTGCAAGCACTTTCGATTTCTTCGGGGTATTTGAGGTATTCGAGCTCTTCTGGATAGTTCGTCTTTGTATCGTTGAACCATGTTTCTGCATCGTACTCGCCCTCAGGCCACTCGAGGATATACATTGTTGCAGCATTTGCAAGATACCGAGCAGCTTCTGTGCTGATATCATAACCATGCTTCGCAAGCACATCTAAAACTTCTTTCTCTACTTTAGCTTGTTTGTTCATAGACTCAAATTCTTCAGGTGAATATCCAAGTCCTTCGATCATGTACCTCTGAGCTGTAGCTTCGTCTACGCCAAGCTCATCCATGATGGCGTGCATCGCATGTGGTGTCTCAGTCTCCCAATCACCCGAAACAGGATAAGATGTGACATATCTGTTTGCAATGTCCCAAATGGCATCCAATGTCTCCTCATCAATCTCCTCATCGGCTTGAATAGCTTGAGAGCTAGCTACGTAATCGTCTTGTTCCAGATTAGAGATACGATCCTCTAATATCTGCATGAATTCTTCTGAAGAGCATCTATTCGGTCTCATTTACTCTTTCTCCTTTCAGCGCACTCGCTATGTCTTTGATTATGCTCTGGAACCCATCTGCCATGTTAGATGCAATTGTCAGAGCTTGACCTTGTGTCGACTTCTCTCGACCCAGCTTATCTAATCCTGACATGATGAAATCGAAATCATCTTCGACTGTGTCCATGATATCACCTAATGGATCTGCATTAGGGTCTTGAGCAGATTTAATGTATGCTAACATTGATTATGTTCCTCCTTTTGTGAATGATTGAATATGCGCTTACTCTAAAATCTCTATTGTTTCAAAAGGTGTAACAGGGAAGATTTTAGCCTTGCTTATTCTTTGAGGATATTTGACTTCAGTCAGTTCTTTGAAATCGTTTTCCAGCTCTTCCGCAGAATAAGAAGAGCTGATAGTTATTACATTGTAGAAAGCAGCAGTTTGTGATAAGAACCTAACCCATTTTTTGACTCTGTAATTATCGCTAGTTACAGTACATTTGACAAGGATCGGCTGACCTACGCAATCGGCAATCAGCGCGTCTGCCTCAGCTTGAGCAAAATTTCTACGCTCAGGCTGCTTCATTGTAAAATAATCAGAACCTTTAGGAAGCTGCACATGAAGTAATGTGTTCCAATCTACTTGATTTACTAAGTAGTCCATTACGTCTAAAGACTCTTTGAGCATGTTGATGTCTTCAGGAGTTGTAGCTTCGATACCTGAATAGCTGTTGGAAGATTTCTCCACCTCGCCAGTTTCTTGATTGATATTTGCATACCATGACCATCTTAACGGCCATCCAGGATTTTCTGCATATACTTTAACCTGTACAAAGGACTCTTGAGGATATCTGTAAGAAAAGTCTCGTTCTGCTTTCACCTTAACATTCTGAGAAGTTCTTGCGTTTATCTGCTGAAGAAGTGCAGATTCAATGTTGTCAAGCACCGCTCTAGTTGCTCGTGTGTAAGCAGCGTTTTGTTCATCATATCTAGCCTTCTGTTCTGCATAGTCGCGTTCGTAGTTCTCCTTCTCCATGCGAACATCATCTAGTCTACTGGAAATGATTTTCATGAAACCTTGTTTCTCCTTTCTATGATAACATCATATCAAATAATTCTGGATTGTTCCTCAGATCTATCTTGTTGTCTACGATAAACTGAGAGGTACTAGACTTCTGATAAAGTATATCGTGGACTTTATCATCTACTGTATCTTTGGAAATGAGCGTGAAGATGTTAACAGAGGACTTTGTGCCAATTCTATGAGCTCGATCTTCTGCTTGAACTTTATCAGCAGGTGTCCAAGGCTCATCGTAGAATATAACATTTGTTGCAGCTGTGAATGTATGAGTTGTTCCGGCTGCCCCAACAGTACCTAAAAGCACTTTGTATTCTGGATTGGTTTGAAAGACTTGTTTGTGACGCTCTCTTTCATCAGATTTCATTGTACCTGTAAAACAACAAGTTTTGTAGCGAGCTGATACGAACTTATATAAGGTTCGCAAAGGCTCTACCCAGTTTGAGAAAACTATTGTCTTTTCACCACGATCATTAGCATCTTCAAGAAGCTCAAGGAGCCTTTTCAGTTTAGCATTGTGTTTTATGTAATCATCTGACGCTGTGCTCAATGTGTTGTCCAGGAGTTCAGGAGACCCATTCACCTGACGAAGCCGCATGAACGCAACTGTTGGGTTGAGCGATGATAGTATCTCTGCCTTCTTGCTTATCATCTCCTGAGATATCTTATCGTATAGCCTAGATTGATACGGTGTATTCTCTACATATTCAGTATACTGAATCTTAGGAGGAAGATCTAGTATATCTGCTTTCAATCTACGAATCATGTTAGGCTGAAGAAGATTTTTCAATTCGGATATGTTCTTATATCCAATGATTTCTTTGTCTCCGTATCCTCCATATACACAGTATCTTAAACACCAGGAGTAAAAGTTTTTGAATGTGTGCCCACCGATCAGTTTCAGTGGAAGATACAAATCTGTAGGTTTGTTCACGATAGGCGTTCCGGTCATTGGAAGCCACATTGCATGCTTAGTGGACTTGGCCTGAATGTCTTGAATCGCTTTTCCTTGAAGAGAACTCATTGACATATTCTTATGCACTTCGTCTATAGCGATCATAGAAATCTCACCCAGGTCAATGTATCTCTGAATGAGCTCCGCAATAGGAAATCTCTTTCCTTCTCTGTATCGGAAGCCTTCAATATTCATTATGATAAAATACGGGAAGGGTGAAGCTGTTTTAGTCTTTGGATTGTAAACACCCTTATGACTCAAATCTTCAATCTTCTCTTTGCTTCCTGTATCAAATCTAATATCACCGTTTCTCTTGTATCGAGTGCCTAAGATGTATGCAGGCTCTTTCAAGTGTGATTCAATATCATTCTTCCAGTTATATTTAGAGCTGTTTACACAGCAGATAACTAAACAATGTTTATAGCCATATCGCTTTCTGTTATATATCGCTAGATTTGCGAGCTCTAGTGTTTTACCTGCTCCCATCTCATCTGCAATCAAGAAGCCATTGTAGTTACCTAGATCTTGCCGATACTTTGCAAATTTCATGAAATCAAGCTGATGCTTGTACGGAGCTGCCCCATCTTTCACCTTGAAATCAACATCTGAGATATCTATGTCTGGAATCTGTGTAGTTTTATCAACTGTTGCGTTCACATTGATAGCTTCATCAGATATTATGTTAAGAGATGATTCATAAGCAGTCCCTCTAAACTGATTGATAAGAAATCCAAGTTTATCCTTAGGAATAGTCCATTTCTTAGATTCTGGAACCCAAGATCTTCCCGGAACTTGCTTGATAAGATCAATCACAGTAGGATCATATGGAAAAGTTATTTCATATATCTTATCATTTTGAACTACATGAATCATGGTTACTCATCCTTTACAAAGAGAAATTGTTGTTACACTATAGTTAACGATTTACAAAGATATCCACGAAACGCCGTGAATAACTCAGCAGTTTCGTGGATATACCGGGCCCTCATGAATTTAAGATGGAATTTTGATCTTCTGACCAGCTCTGATCTTGTTAGGATTTTGCAGATTGTTATACTCTGCTAACTTTGCGTAGGTTGTATGATACATGCTAGCGATTCTAGACAAAGTATCGCCAGTCTTAACAATGTAAATCTTATCAGAGGATACAGGTGCAGCAGATTCTTTTGGCTCCTCAGGAGTTGCATATCTGTTATAGAATGTTTGACCATATGAAGCTCTGAGATCTTTATTCTTCTGGCTCTGATTAGCAGGTCGTTCAAACTGAACGAGCACTACATCAGAAGCTTCTTGAACAGATGTTGCAGCTTTCAGAGTACTAACAACAGAAGGATAGCTTTCAGACAACTCAATCTTCAGATATTCAAGTGCTGTCTGCCCATCTCCGATAGACTTCTTCATCTTCTGCGCATATGCAAGATACTTTTCTTTTCTGCTCCAGAACGTCCACTGAGCTAAACCGTATCCAGCAGAGTCATGAACGAAGTTAGTGTAGTTACCGCTATCTACTGCCTGTGTATACGTTGTATCGTTGAATCCGAGTTTAGCTTCATAAGAATTCTGAAGGTTGTCAGATCTCAAGCTAGATTCTGCATACAGGTTGCCCATTAGTCCTGCTACACCATATTCATTGCCTATGAAGTCCATAAGCGAATTCCAGATCACTTGATTATCTGAATCAGATCCAGTGGTAGGTGTACCGGTAACCGCCGGAAGTGCATCTTTACCGACATTCACGCCGCCTGTAGTTGCAAGGAATGGAGAATATCCATCGAATCTTAACTTGTTTGCAAGAGCCGTTGCATTCTGCTTGTTTCTAAATGCGCCTACTTGCACACGATAGTATTCACCGTTCTTAGAAACAATGGCCTCATATCCTTTTTCTCTGAGAGTTTCTCTTAAGAGTTCGGCATTCGCTTGAAATGTAAATGCGCCTACTTGCACACGATAGAGAACATTTCCGATTGTTCCGGATTCCTGATCGTCTGTTGATTTGCCTGCAAGCCTTGCGGTTACAGCTGTAGCTAGATCTCCGAGTCTAGAATACAACCAATCGCCGGGACATGCTTTTGCAGCAAACCATCTGTGAGCAGTAAGGAGCATCTCATTCGACTTAGGCTCATACGCCAGAGCCTTGTTCTTATCGCTTATCCACAACAGCTGATTCTTCCCGTTTCTGCTACAGATATCTACACATAAGTTAACAAGTGTAGTGTACACCGATGCATTCATTGCGTATGGATGAGTATTGTCCGATGCGCATTCAATTGTAACAGCTCTCTGATCATTTGCGTTAGACGAAGTGCACCAAGATCTGTTCTTTTCTTCTACGTACATTCCTACACGCCCATCTACACCGATACCATATTGACAGCTTGCCTTTCTAGAAGTGGGCGCAAATATCTGACCAAGTCTCTCCACAGTAGCTTGACCTACTACGCAGTGTGGAGTAATTCTGTCGATAACGTGAACTCTCTGACCTGAATGATTCGGGCTGAGAGCTACATACGACACTAAGGGACTATTAGTGTAACCCATTATCAATCGTCTCCTTTCGCATTTTCAAATTCCTCAAGCATCTCTGCAGGAATTTCAACTTCAACTTCGGGAATTTCAACATCTGTCTTTTCTTCCATGGTAAAATCCTCCTCTTTGATATTTGATAACATGATAGAAGGTTAGATGATAGATTCACTGACTACCTATTTTTGAGTTTCTGACCGTTGATGTACTTTCCGCCAGTGTAATTGCTTCTAGAAGCTGTTAACTTAACTCCGCAAATTTCAATATCAAACAGCTGATTGTCTATGCTGTAAAATGATGAAAACTCTAGCGGTATGTCTGTTTCGTCTATTGCAAAAGATTCAATGAAACAACTTGACCATTCGTATCCAAGCGATTCAAAATATCTGATCAATGTTGGAACGTAGGTCTCTTCTGTATCGCTCCAGTCTATGCCCGTTTCTTCACATTCCTTTTCTCGATCTTCATCAGATCTTGCCTTAACATAGAAATCAATGTCAGAAGTAGCTTTCTGTGTTCCAAATGCATATGAACCGGTGACAATAACATAAGGTGCAATATCCTGCAGTATCTCTGAAAGACTTTTCATGCTACTCACTCCTCTAGTCGAAATACATACATAACTCTCAATCGGCTTGCTCATCTAATAGACCTCTACTGTCGACATCTTCATTGCTCTCTGTTTTGACCCATCTCAATCAGAACATGCTTGCATCGCTTCGTCCAGTATTCATATTCTGCTTGAGTGTAATATTTGATCATGTAGCCACTAGGCTTTCCGCTTCCATCAGTATAACCACAATATCTGTAGTACTTCTTGATCTCTGTAGCATGCTTCATCTTCTTCATAACATCACCTACAGCGGAATCTTAGCGTTGTCAATAGCATTTGTTAAGATGATCTCATAATCTTTGAGATATGCGATAGCGTCAATGATAGACCCATCGCACACAAAGGTTTCAGGCAGCTCCTCCTGAATCTTAAGAATATGATCATGGAGTGTATCAAGGTCTTTTCTCAACTCCTGCAAAGCTTCAACATGTCTCTTCGCTTCTTTTACAGTCATTTCCTTGACGTACCCATCGGCTAAAGCTGATAGGATTCATAAGAAGTTTGATACTTAAGATATCCTTATTCTTACTGGACTCGCCAAAAGCCCTTTACACAGTCTATCGAAATCGACATTCTGCTTACATTTTCTTAAGATATTAGCTGCCCCGTTTACATCAGCATTAAGGATTGTACCGTTCTTTGATTGGTATAGTCCTCTTTTTATGCGCTTACCACTGAATGTACCTTCATACGGCTGTTCTGCTTTGTACTCCGGAAGCACATCTTTATCTAGAAAGCTGCTTTTAGAAGTGTAACTTTCTTCTTGTTTAATGTAATCTATATGATACTTCCAACAAAGGAATTCAAGTTGTTGCCGAAGATCACCTAAAGGTATCTGGACAAAGTTCTGATTGTTAACTTTACCGATGTTAGAATATCTTTTGAAATCAACACTGTAGCCTACAATGAGCGTACCAATACTGTTTTTGATACAGTAGTTGATTATGTATCTTGCTGACTTCTTGATAATATCATTGACTCGATTGTTTCGCTTTGTTGTGATATTCTGTATCCGATTTGTGGTCTTTAATTTCTGTTTCATAGAAATAGAACGAAGTCTTGCTAATTCTTTGTTCCACTGATGGTTGATTGATTTGAGTTTACGACCTTCCATAATGAACGGTGTCCCAACAGTTGAAACACAAGTAGCATGATTGTCCACACCTAGATCTATTGACAGAATATTATTCTTGTCAACGTAGGCATCTTCTTGTTCAACTTCATATACATATTGTATCTTGAAGTAACGACCATTGTTAAAAGGTAAGATGCGAACTTCTTTAATAATCTTGTCTGTCAATCTTTCCGGAAATGCAATCTTGATTTCTTTCATACCTGGGTGCAAAGTTCTGAAATTCCTACTCATTGGAACATATAGATATCCATTTTTCACTACAAGAGCATTTGTAGACATTATCAGATTAAACATTCCGCCTTTAGGTCTATAATGTGGAATATTGACATCGTGATATCTGTAATCTCCAAGTTTACATTTCTTAATCAGATTGAAGAAAGATTTGAAACTTCTGTCTACAACTTTCATTATCTGCTGTGATATTCCTGCCTGCAAAAGCTTATAATTTTCATTCGTCTTACATTCGTGATAGTTGCCTTCGTAGTTTAAAAATTGCTTTGTGTTGAAATAATGTTGACGAATGTTATAAAGTGCAACATTGTATAGATTATTAGAATATCTGCACATTTCTCGAAGTACGTCATACTGTTCTTTGCTCAATCCTCTGATTACATTACTCTGTACACAATATGTAGCCATGTTATTCTCCTTTCTTTAATATTTGAAAAGTGGCTGACGGAGGATCCTCCAAAGGTACGCCATAACACAACCTACCTCCTATCTGAACCTATGGTTCCACTTGTCTATAACTTCTTGTCTGCTATAGAAACCTTCAAACGTCGCATTGCACTCTGGGCACATTATCTTGTTGTACCCGTTAGTGTAACGCTTTATCTGAATATTTTCTGCAGGATTTCCGCAGAACGGACAAGGCTCTTTTACTCGCTTATCATTCATGTTGTTTCTCCTCTTATTTTAATGCATGTAACAACATAACGAATCAGAGAATTGAAGATATTTGCAGTTAACCGAATTCATGACATGAGCAATCTCCCTAACCACTTCGGAATTCTGAACAAAATTTTTTCTCCTTTACGTACAAAGTATTGGTCAGCATCACCTTGTGTATTGTGCCATAAATGTATAATATCATACATGATTGACTACCTCATTACGCGTCTTTATCAACAGCTTCAAACCAACCGATCATTGCTCGTGTTTCTTCACCTTTGTCATTCTCAAACAGAGCATCTGCGACGTCCCCGAAACCTTCAACAGCCTTGATTTCATATGTCTTACCGATCGTCAGATCTTTTACCTGATAGTAACCTTCCGACCCATCGAAGAAATGCAGAATGTGTTCGGTAGCTTTGATCCTTGCTCTAATTGGTCTTCGTAACACACGCTTTCCTGTAAAAGGATGAGTGTCTAGATCTTGATAATATTCCAACTCACTCATTTAATCACCTCCATTCTGATATAACAACATTACATGAGATCGTCATCAAATTTATTTTGTTGAATAACATAACGATACACATAGAAAAGACCCTGGCGCGCCGATTCGTACCAAGGTCTTTGTATAAAATTTCAGAACTAGTTACTCTATCAGATACATTGTTGGTTTTCTTCTTATTAAAGAAAACTCCAAGTTCTTTTAATGTAACTTCTAGATGCATTACTTTATTAAAATCGGTTTTAATTAAGCAAGATACATTTTATTTAACAGGAACATAGCCGTACCTGTGGTGTAAACATTACTTAAGTCAATGGTAATTTTCATTTGAGTAGCTTCTTCATTAGTTGTAAGATAAGTTCTAAAACCACCTTGATTATTTGTGTCTATTTTTACTGGTGGATATGAAGTTGCTCCAACGCTTAAATCTTCCATTTCTATACTTGCATAACCGCTTACACCGTCACACATCATTGTATCTATAATTAGCGTATAATCTCTATCGCCCTCAACATTAAATGTTTTAGTTAATTTACAACTTGCAGGACTTGCATTGTCTGTAGTAATTAACCATCCCCCGTACATTGACTGATAACTGCATTGTACGTTTCCAGTTGCAGTCCATTCATCAAAATCGTCCATTTCTACATAATTTGTATGTCCACTTAAATTACCTGCGTATAAATACACGGTACCATCGCATCCAGTTATGGTGCAATTATATGACGTTATTCCAATGTACGCTACACCGTTTTCACTTAATTGATTAGCCTGAGTCATAATCATTTCAGTTTCATAAACATGACCAGTGCTAGTTACAGGTATGTTTTTGTATAAAATACTGTTATTACCTAAATAACACTGTAAAATAATTGATGCGCTACTTGAAAATGCCTTCACACTGTACCCATAATCTATTTTTCCAATAATCGTGTTATTACTTTTAGTATTATTGAGAAAGGCATATGATAATAAGTTAAAGTTATTTCGGGTACTATCAGATTTATTACCCATAGATGAATTAGCAGTAGCGGTATAATACGATTTAGGAATGGAAGCTACAACTTCATCCCATCCACCCACTTTAGGTGTAAAAGAAACAGCCGGAATCTGTTGATGGTGCTCACCAGTATCATTAGGCGCATAAATAGCTTCTTGTGTAATAGTAATGGTGCCATCCGTACTACCGTTACTAGCTGAATAGGTGTGATCTGTAAACGACACGTCATACTTTGGAACGCTAGTACCTAAAGTATTATTGCCAATTTGTTCTTCAATTGTTTCAATGTCTCCAGTAAGGTCAGATACAATGAGTTCTGACCCTACGTAGATAGATTTCTTTTCTGTACCTACAATGTAGATGGTAGAATCATCTACCTCCTCAGGCAATACATCACCTACTACATAAACAAATTGTACATTTCCTGAAGGATTCATATTTTAGTTGCCCTCCTTTTGTTACTGCGGGAGAGATGAAGTTAATACATATGCAGTTATGTCCTTCCCTGTTCCGCTATCTCTATAAGCGATCTTGACGAACTTGTCATCTACTTTATCAAGAACTCGAACTACTCCTACAAACATCTTGTAGCGTTCAGAAACCCGAGGAACGAAATAAATCATAACAGGCTTTCTTATTACATAAGAAGCTTTGAGATCTGGTTCATCTGAGCCGATTTCAGGTTTTTCGATAGACAGTACGGCCTTAACCTCTTCCAGTGTCTCTGCCGGTTTCTCAGGCTCCTCAGCCTTAACTTCTTCCGGAATCTCGACCGGCTCCTCCACCTTAATTTCCTCTTTCTTCTCCTCAGCCTTAACTTCTTCTTGTTTTGCTTCGTTAGCTACTTTAACCTCAGTTTCGGCCTTTTCTTCCGCAACCTCAACTTTAATAGACTCGGTGTCCTTCGTAACCTCTGCAGTTTCTGACTTGACTGCAGTTTCTGTTTTCTTCTGTCTGTTATAAGTGCGCTTAGCAGGTTTTTCTTCCACTGCGTTCACTTCTACTTTAGTTTCTTCCATGATAAATAACCTCCTGATCAAGGGATTCTAGTATTATTCTGACAAGTATTCTTACTCGTGCTTGCCTAGAAACTTCCTGTATATTGTTGTATTCATATGTAAGGTTAAAAGCTTGAACAGATTGTGCTACAGAGTATTTCACAGCTTCTTTGATTTCATCATCTGTGACGTATTCAAGAAATGTGTCGAGAGATTTGGATAGACGATATTTTTTGATGTTCAGACGAAGTTTTAGATCTTTTGGAACAGAACCTGTAACAATCCAAACTAAAGCAGAGGAATGCAATATCACATTATCACATTCATCCGCTTTATGCCTTGCGAATTTCATTATGTACTGTATCGCAGCGTACCTGTTTCCAAGTGCAGCTGCTAAAGTATCTATCAATTTGTTGTTTGTCCAATAGCTCTTCATGTATAACTATAACGAAGTTGGCTATTGTAAAATAAAGTTTACCGTCCGGTTCAAGCTTCTGATGTATTGATCTACTAAATTTTTGATATCTTCTGGATAGCTAAAATACATGAATTGATAAGACTCAATCAGACGAGTTATTTCCATCGAAATTCTGTCGATACAAGATGCACTTTCGACTTCAGAAACAGTTATTATCTCGTCTTTACTTGACTCTGGATAGTCTACTGTATGATAAAGCTCAATAGACAGCTGTGACATGGTTCGTATCTGCTCATCTATCAACCAGAACAGGTTAGATGTATCTCGTAACTTTGGGCTAGAGGATGACTTCTCCGAAAAGTTGCTTATGTAATGCAGTTGTCTTGCAATAGTAGACAACTGGGAGATAATATTTTGAAGTGTTTGATACTTCAGCGTGGTGTCATCTTCGCATACTTCGCCAATAGTGAAGCTTTCAGGGTCTACTGTAAGCGCATAACACTTATCTGCAGCAGCGCCATCAAATACACCACCATCTAATGCAAGATTGAGATCTTTTGATGCCTCCCAAAGAGAATAAGACGAAGCAGATGGAATGATCTCAATGTCTTCACTTCCCTCTATCTTACTGCACGTAACATGTATAACTTTGGCGCTATTTACATTTCTCTGTGCATCTTTCTGACGCTGGGCTTCAAGTTTTGCAGCTCTTTGACGCTTCTTCTCTAGTTTTGCTGATTCGGAATCTGTAAACGTCGAAGAGAATTTAGTTTCAAAACCATACATATCTTTACCTACTTCTCTGCAGTAGTACTCAATGTCTTTTGCAGCAACATCTAGATACGATTCTGATTTTCCATCATTTGACACGAACTCTAGGTCAACATATCCAGGCTTGTCTTCAACAGGAACCACCGTCACCTGAATGTCTTTGTACTCATTCTTGTTCTCCATAGATTGAAGACGAATGACCCAATTAAATACACCATTTTGAGAAACATGTTTGTCTATGATGTCTACTCCATCTCCGATGAGATTATTTGTAACTTCAGACATAGCCACTTTCAGTTTTCCAAAAAGCTTATCCATCAGACTCATTTTTATTTCACCTCGTCATGAAAGTAAAATACGCATGATTGCATGTGTGAAATGTCCAATCATGCAACCATGCGTTTTTTTCTTACGCTGTTATTTAGCGAGTTGTGCGAGATACTCTACGAACAGGCTTCTGTGCGGGAGCAGCAGGTCTTGCAACAGCACGCTTAGGCGCTGCCTGAGTAGAGGACTTTACGGGTCTGCGAACAGACGCCTTGATACTCTTCTTGTTGTAGATGCGAGAACTCTCAAGGATCTCCTCGTCACCTTCTGCAGCTACGGTGTAATCTACATCGCCAACTGTAAACTTAACGGAATCCTCATCTACGGTTACCTCTACATCGTCTCCGGTTACTTCTGCAAGCAGCTCTGCAACATCTTCAGCTTCGAACAAGAGCTCGGAAGCTTCAGGTGCTACGTCAACCTGTGCATCATCTGCAACATCTTCTACATCATCTGGCATAGCGTCGATCTGATCAAGATTCTCATCAATGAGTTCATCAGCAACTACGCGATAGTGTCTTCTATTATTGCGCATGAGTTAAATTCTCCTTTTCTATAAAATTTAGTTTAGTATCACAAGTTTACTTCTGTGACCTTCAAGTTCTGCTCTGATAGCTTCTAGCTCTGCGTTAGCTTCTGTTAAAAGCACCTCACCGTCAAACGTTACATTTGAGCCTTCGATCGTGTATTTGGATCTTGTACGACCTAATGCTTTCTTCATGTTAGCTTCGCTTAATCTGAGAAGATAGTTGATCCACATGTTACTCTTGATTTCTGATACATCCTGGTAATCCGGAACATATCGAATAGTAATCTGTGAAGGTCTTGGATCTCTATGTGTGCAATACACTACATCATTGTTGCTATCATATCTCCACTGGAAGTCGGTGCTAAGTGTGTTTCTTACTTGCGCCATCGCCATCTCAGTCATGATAGGGTCAATGTTGATAGTACTTGTATTACCTATTGCACTGTATGTGTTAACTGCTGCAGCTACTTGAAATACATTTCCGCTATCTATAGAGCTCATTGTTAAACCTATCCTAGGTTGCGCTGCTTGGACATATAACACATTCTTTGTTATGATTCCTACATCGGATAGTTTTATACGCGTTGCGAACGGTACTGTTTTATCTACCGGTGTCTTCATGTAGCGCTTCAATTCCTGAAACGCAATCTGTACAGCTCTTTTGAGCTGCAATCCTTCTACGTTATCATTGGCAGGAAGACCTAGCATAAAACTTACTTGATCGACAACTTCGTCTATTGTCATAAGAACTAGATCCTCCTTCCAAGATATTCATTGATGCTGTTTACGCGGTTACCGTAACGTCGCAAGTTGCGCTGTAGGTTGTGCTGCCAAGAGTGATTGCTGCAGTGATAACAGCATCACCAGCTGCAACACCGGTAACAACACCATCAGTAACCTCAGCCTTACCTTCTGCGCTAGAAGTCCAGGTAACAGAAGCATCTGCGGGAAGCGTAGTTGCAACAAGCGTAACAGTACCTGCTACTGCGATAGATGCGGACGTCTTGTCAAGCTTTACATAAGGTGCGCCGTTCTCGGGAAGTACGCCGTACTCCTTGTCGCCAACCTTGGTGTAGAAGCCCTGAGAAACCATGTTAGGTGCCATCTGGTTCCAATACAGCTCTTCGGTGTAGCCATCAACCTCAAACGTTACACCTGCGTTCACTGCACCTTCAGCAGTATTTGCAGCAGCGATGATCGCCTGCTCGTACTCTGCAAACTTAACAGGAGTAGAAGCCATAGGCTTCAGACCATCAAGCTTGCCCCAACCTTCAACGTTGGTTGCGTAGATAGACTTGCCATAATCCGCGCCGTGACCGTCTGTGAATACAGGAGTGTCAACATACGAATTAGTAGGCTCGAAATATCTTGCGATACTCTGACCCTGGCGTGTTACATCAACAATAGGACCGCCATATACGATCTTGATAGTAACTGACATAAGAATTATCCTCCTAATTTAATTGATCTAGAACAAAAGATAACCGTTTATGCAGCAGCTTTTTCTGGAGCTCTCACCCTCCTATATACATATAAGGTTACCTTTAGTGCTTGAATTAACTGTAGCTGCTTTATTGCTCTCCGTTTTGTCTGTTTTCCAGCTCACGTCCGTAATACATAGATAACTCATCAAGCTGGTCGCACAAATTCACAAGTTCCTTTTTCTGTGCTGCAAGATTCACATGTATTCCACTGTCCTTAGCCACCTCAAGAGCTTTGTAGGCCTTGAAGATCTTAGAAGACGCTTCGTCAAGTGCGTCTATCATGTTTTGAATCAATTTGGCATTCATTTGTTGTACCTCCATTGAATTTCTGTGAAGTTCTAACCTGGAAATATATAAGGTTCTAAGTAAAGTTTATCTGTTTATCAAGTACTTTGTTAAAGCATCACTTGCTTCTTTAAGCGCGGATACATCATTTCCGTCTATTGCGTGTTTGAGTAATGCAAGGATCGCTTGTTGTGTTACTCTGTTCCCTTTTTCAATTTCTTCGATTCTTCTCAGATCATTGTCAAAGTGTGCGTCATAGGTCTTGAACTTCTGAGCATAATCTTCGTTTAATACTTTCTCAATAGTAGCTAGCCGATTTTCAAGCTGCTTCGTCGGCTCTTTTGCTTGTCTTACTCGCGTTTCAATTTTGTCCCAAAGATTGAATATGGAAAGGAGAAGAGCTAAAATTACAGAAACCTGTGTGAAATCCATGATGTACCTCGCCAATTTATCTATAATGTATACATAGTTTATTTATGTACCAGTGTTATATAAGGTGAGATATTTGCCTATGATTATACACAAAGAAAGCCCGCAACTCTTGAAGTCGCGGGCTGAATTGGTTATCTTTCTTTTTGAAGAGGGTGAGAGTTCATCTTCAGAATGTTAAGCTGCTTAGAATGTGCCGAGAATCTTACCGGATACAACGGTGTCAGGATTTACGATCTTCATACCATACATCGTAGCGTAACCCTGCTGTACCGAGCTATTGGCCAAACCTACCGCATCGGTACTCGTCAGAGGCATGTACTCGCCGAAGAGAGCGGTATTACGTCTGATGTCGTTAGACTTGCAAGCCATTACCCAAGTATCCGGATTGTAGTTAGGATCTACATAGATGTCGAACTGATCCAGCTTACCTGCCTTGTAAGGACCTACGTTCTCTGCTGCGCCCTGTGCAACAAATCCGTTGATCATGCTGATGTAAGAAGCTACGTTGGAACCAACGATCAGCTTGTTAGGCTGCGTTAATCTGGTTGCCTGATAAATGGAAGCAGCTGCCTGAGTGAGCTTAAGCTTGAACATGTTCAGGTAATCGGAAGGAACAACAGAACCGGTAAGTACAGGAGATGCATCCCAGTTGAACTGAGGCTTGTAGGATGCAGCCTGGAGCAGACGCTGGAAGCCATCGGTGTTGATTTCAGCAGTGAGTTCAGAGAAAGCAGCTTCCTTCGCGATGTCGCCTACGTTGGAGCCGTACTCTTGCTGTGCTGCGAATGCGGAGAAGATGCTCCAGTAGCAAGCAAGCTCGTGAGCTTCAGCTACCATGTTGATCTCATCCAGCTGCAAGTAGCCCTTAGCCATCTGTGCGCCGTACTCGTAACCATAACCGCCATTGCCAGGAGTTCTAGGACCTACGTTCTCGTTGTCGTACTGATAAGTTGCAGAAACGCTGTTGCCTGCTGCAGGAGTAAGCACACCGTTCACGAAGCTGATGGAACCGGTGCTGTAATTGATAACACCTGCGGTAGTAGTAGAACCTGCCTCAACGATGTTGCCGTTACCGTCATCAACAAGTGCGGTAGTAACGCCGGAAGCTACATACTTGATGGTTACGGAACCAGGAAGTACAGGAGTGTAAACAACGGTCAAGTTGTCGGTGATATCGGTGCCTTCAGCAATTACCTCATTCTTGATGGTCTTGCTGGTGAAGTTAGGATCAACACCCTGACGATTTACGAAAGGACTGGAGAGGATGTCACCGGCCTTCGTCTCACCCTTAGTGTTCTCAGCGATGAACTTGAAGTAAGGAATCAACTGCTGACGGGACTTCATTGCTACGGAACCATAAACGTCCAGGATAAGCAGCTTCTGAACGAACATAGGCAGCAGCTCCATGAAATCCGGGCGAGCCATGATGTTGGTCGTGTTGGTAGCAGCAGTGATGGTACGTGCCTGACGATTCATATTTGCCTGCAGCTGACGAGCGAAGATCTGCTTCTCAGGAGACAGCTTAGAAATAGCAGCCGAAATAGGGCTCTGCTGACGAGTACGAACACCGGCTGTAATAGCGGATGCAGGACGATTGGTAGGAGCTACAGGACGACGTGCAGCACCAACATTGGAACTAGCCATAACAGGGCGGCTGTTGCTTGCAACAGGACGTCTGCTAGAGGGATGAATAGTTTTCGTGATACTCATAATACGTTTTCTCCTTTATATATTATTTACAACGTGATGAGGGAAGAGTCATCCATGTCTGTACCTATTTCGGAGATTTGTGCCGAAGCTAAAACAGCTTCTTGCGCTCCAGAAGTGTACTTGGAGGATCCCTTTATGATCTGTTGGAGTTCTGAAACAGTCGTTGTTGCTGTTACAGAAACGTGTTCTAGACCTACACCAATTGCATTTGCATAAATCTGTGCATATGCGTTCTGATACTCATCTACGAGAGCTTGTGCAGCCTCGATCTTTCGTTGAAGGCTCGCTATCTGTGCATCACAGTTTGATGTCTTAGCTTCTGCATCATTGGCCTTTCTGACAGTTTCAGATAAGTTTGATTGAAGCTTAGAAATGATAGAATCCTTTTCCAGAATAATTTGAGTGTTGGCTTCGATCTTCTGACTATATTTAAGGTTAGTATCTTCAGCAGACTTAAGACGCTTTGTCACGTCTGCTAGATCTTTGGATAAAGAATGATTGCTCAGTACAGCTTTCTTTGTTCTACTAGCTGCATCTGCAAGAGCTTGATCCATGTCTCTCATTTGAGCAGCTGTTATGCGATTCAAGCTGTCGATCTTTCTGCTATCTGCAGATTTTATTGTCTTCAGTAGCTGACGAAGATGGATGTTTTCAGACTGCAAAACTTTATTCTTTTTCTGTGCTTCTAGATAAAGAGCTGTTACAGCGTCGAGCTTTTGAGAAGCAACTACAGCTTCTGCAGCCTCTGATGTTACTTCTACTTGCTCACCCGCTAAAACTTTCTTTCTGGTTTCAAGTGCAGCATATTCCTTGGACTGCTTTGCGAAATTAGCCTGGATAACATCTACCTCAGTCTTGTTAAGTGTATCTAAGTTTTTTGTTACCGCAGCACAAACCGCTTGATATTTCTTTTGCTGAACAGCGTCTGTAGACGCGGCTATCTCTGTGAAAGTAGGAATGGAGTTAGGATATGCAGGAAACGCTACAAGGTCAAATCCTCTGAATACAAACGTATCAGGATCTACGGAATTGTCTACAATGTCACCAGCACCTCTAACAGATATGCCGAATTTAACTCCTGCGTCTATAAAAGTTTTTACAATCTGACCTACAGGCGTGTTAACAAGGTTGAATTTGCCTTGAACCTTTCCATCTGGATCAATGTGACCTTCTGTCATCACAATACATCCATGCTCGAAATCCATGCAGTTTGGATCTTCAGGATGTCCGAGGAACCCGATGTAATGACCATTTTTGATGCCTTCGTTGTACTCCTCCGATGCAAATACACCTTCCCACACAGGCCTTGTGATATCAAGACCATTCTTGTTAGTGATATTTGCATCTGCACATTCACCTGCGTACTCGCCTAAGATAGCAAGAGGCTTCGCATTGAGAGCTACATCTGCTTTGATCTTTGAATCTTTCATCTCTATCACTCCTTAATCTAATAATTTTTTAGAAAGCCGAATCATGCCGCCAAGCATGAGTGATTTAACCATCTCTTTAAGAATTCCAGACGTAACAGGTTCATCTGCATCTGATTTGTCCTGCACCTCTTCATATGCTTCCATATTTATTTCATCTACAGCATCTACCGTATCTTCATCAGCTGCAAGTTCAGTTGCATCAGATGAATCTATGTTGTAAGTAGACTCACCTATTTTCAAGGAAATAGATCCATCTGAACTTTCATTTATCTCGATCTCTTTGTCCTTGAGCTCTTCAATCTGTGTTAACAGATCCATGAGCGCTGCAGGTGTAAATAACAATGTTGAATTCATATGTGTTCCTCCTAGTACCTAACTATGTCTGCATTTTCATAATGTATAGGAATTGGATCATATCCACCGAGTTCATCTTTGCTGCCTAGCTGAAACTTCCAAATAACTTGAACTACTTGATTCAGCCCTACTTTTAGTATGCTTCTCTTGAGAAGATCTCTGTTTTCAGGATCTTCCATGTCCCAGTTATCCTCATCTGTAGGAAGTATTCTATAAGCTGCAATTAAACCATTCTCTCCACTTGACTCCCAAACAGGTTTAGACCAAAGACCTGCTTCAGTTATAAATATGTAATCTTTCCCAGTTTCACGAAATGTTCTTAAAGCTCCTGTTGATATCATTGCACTAAACACGACATCAATCGTCTTGGGAACTTCCGATTGTGTCTCCGGTACAATATCTCTGAAAGATACCTTAGCCCTGGGAAACGATACATCGATCAATTCACAATTTACGGTCTTTGTGCTATCTGGTCTATCTGAAAACACCGGGCCAATTCCTAAATACGGACGATTGTTGTTCTGATTAGGATCATACCCGTCAGCTCCGTATCCAGGTCTTTCGGCTACATATCTTTTGAAATTATCAACTTCTGAAAGAGTTGTGTTTACTCCAATACCTGACGGAAGTCCTTCAGCATCTTCTTCCTGAGTGTAAAGACCCATTGTACCTAAAGATATGTACTGAGGAATGTATCTACTCAACATATCATAGCCCTGATTAAAGACTCCATCACCTGTAAGATAATGTCCAATACCGACAAGTGCAGAATTGGTCGCACAGTTATGACCCTGATGCTCTTGAACTACATCGCCTGTTACCGGATCTATTATCCTTATAAGTACATTTTGTTGTAATCCTATTGATTTCGATGCGGATACTATATCCTTCAATGGTGTTATCTCCTATCAACTAGATTTTATAAACAATTATATGATTTTATACGAGTAATTATAAAATCGTTCTATGGAATCTCTGACGTAACAGATTCTTCGTCATGCGTATTTATTTTGGTAGTTCTGTAAGACTGAAGATTTGATATACTGAGCATGTATTCTCTGCTAGTGTACTCTTCGGGATTAGTGGGAGGTTGTGGATCTATTCTGCGATGTAGATTAGGATTTGTGAGTCCTAGTTCGTCTTTCGCAAGGGCTTCTGCATCAGCAGGTGTTGCCGGACCCTGCTTGACTGGGATGTATTTCTTCTCTACATGTGTCTCGCGTTCTTCATATACAATTGGTTCATTGATTGTATAACTATCCATATTGTGCCTCCATCAGTATACAAGGTTCAGCTTACAGATCTTCTGCATCCACTACGTGAATGTTACCTTGATCATCTACCTTTGTGTACTGGCTGTTTTGATCATTCATAGATATTGCATCGCCTACAGCACTCATTACAGGATTGACAACCGGACGGCCGTGTGTATATGCAGTAGATCTGTCATCATCAAGTGTGTATACATCACTAGATACAGCTTCTTCAACAGATTTATCATAGCGAAGATTCCAAGTCTTCGGGAAATCTGCCGTAGGCGGCAAGATAGAAGGTCCATCATATGTCTCAACATCTGTAGGCGTGTAGCCTAATCCAAATATCTTATCAGGTAAAAGAGATCTTACAATGTGTTCATTGTTAGATATCTGCATAGAAAAGAGCGCTCGGTATCCAGGATTTACATCAGGGTCTGGAAGACCTTCTGCATCACTGTTTCGGTAATACACAGGATGGCGAGGATCGTCTTCTACAGGAAGTCTCTGTAATCTAGCGTAATCATCTCTACGATAATGACCTACGTGTGTAGCTCCTATTGATATGTTATTATCTGCATAGTTAGTGAGGCGTGCATCTACAAGGATCTTATTCTTCGCGTTCACCTGTACACCTGCGTATTGGAAAAGATACATTCCAAGCGGTCTAACATATTCTATACAAGCATCTACAGGGAGTTCTTCACTCAAGTAAACTACATCAATGTATCCTTCTGCTACATGAGGAGTTACATGAACTGCATTTACAGGAATGGATGTATCTTCTAGACGGTTGTACAAGATATCTTTCTCTTTCCCATAGTCCAGCAGATTGAATTGTGCAAGATTGACTTCGGCAGCAAGTGTAACGCCGTCTCTACTTCCTTTGTTCCGAATCATTGACATGAAGTAGAGGGCTACAAGACGATTGAAAGCCGTTGGTAGTCTATCATCATATCTGTATCCAATTGTGTCACACAGCATCCACAAGATGTCTGCAGGACATCTCAGAGGATCATATATGTCAGGAACGTTTTCGGTATCAGCTTGTATCTTTGATAGAGCAAGTTCAATCCATCTACAAAAGAACCGGAAGTCCATTGACTCTTTGTAAATTTCAGGAAGTGAAATATCAGAAATTCTCATTCAAGCCTCCTTACTGATTCTTAACAATATACTCAGGAGCGATCCTTATGTTAGTGGATGTTACTCCTGGATCAGAAAATCTAGCGAAGCTGATAGGATTGTAATAGCTTACATCACAATCAAACCAGACAATAACTTCGTTCTTCAAACTGCCTGCGTCGAAGTAATCAATTCGACTGTCAGCGTTTCGTACAACGTTTACAACTTCCATTACAGTAGGTTTCTGACCTATCTGACGATTTGCAGGAGCAAAATACATCGCAAGTGATTCTTTTACTCTTGCGATTATGTTGTTTGCAACATCTTTGCTAACCGGCTTCTTCGGATATATTTGACCTACAACGTAAAATGGAAATACGCGAAGATATCCAAATTCAAGTTCAACTGTCATGGCCTGAAGGGGTCTATAATCTCTGATTACATTGTCGATGAACTGCATGGGCGGCTTGTACCGTGTGAAGATAGTCTTGTTCTGTATCTGTGCTGTTGATACTTTACCAGATCCCCATACACTGTTTTTGAAGTCATTGTGTATTGCAAAGCACATCGCTGTGTATGTCTTGAAGTTAGTTACAAGACCTTTTGCTTTTGCTACAGAGAAGCCTCCAGGAATCTTCAACCTCATTCCTACTTCAATGTCATCCGCAGATGTCAGATTGTTGTAGTTAAGAATGGTTGCTTCTGTAACATTGTATCTTAAAGAGATTTCCTCTAATGTTTCTCCAGCACTTACAAGATGAAGAAGTGTTCTGGAGCTCAAGTTGCTGTTGATAAGTGCAGACCAATCAAGTGATTCATTGCCTGCAGGGAAGTCGTAGTTGCTTATGTACATCTTAGACTTCTGTGCGTCTGAGAGATTTTCATCATCATAAATCGCCAAGTTAATGTCAAGAGCTTTCTGGCAGTCGATGACCAATCCACAATCTACTCCAGGCTCTCTATTTAAGAACCTATTGAAGTCCGGAAGTGTAACTAAACTGTCGAAAGTGTTGATATAATTTCTGCTGTTGATGTAAGCTTCTTTTGCCGTCTCAGGGCTCTTGCCTGTAACGGTATTGGTGTGTGGTAACTCCACTGTGTTAGACAAGTTAGACACGCTAAGGTCTCCGCTTTCATCGCTAACAACTACACCGCTAGTTACTTTCGCCTGAAGGTAATTGCGGAGCACATTAGTTCCTACACATCCTATGATGCCGGAACAGTCTATCCAATAAACAGTCAAGTAATTGTTTTCGTAGTTCTCAAGTTGATTGAGATAGTTGCTTACTTGTATCTGTGCATTGGAGTAGTAATCATATGTTACCGCGAATCTGGGTTCTGGAGTTACAAACTCTGCAGGGCTATTACATTGAATCCACTGCGTAGCTAAGAAATCTTCCGCTCCTTGAGAAGCTTTTGCTTTTATCCAGATGGCTGTAGTATCAATATGCTGTGAAGGTACGTTTATTATGTAGTTATTCTTCTTCACCTGATCTACAGAAACACTGTAACTTCTGAGTTCGCCTTCAATTGCAACTCTTGTCACGCTAGCTCCTGGAAGCAAGGTAACTTCATCGGATGTGGCAAACACATTCAGATTTTCTGTTGTAGTTACACGTCTGCTTCTTGACTCTGTTGCACCATACGAATTTGTAAGCGGTAAAATGTTGTAAGTCAACACTCTAGATTGATTGGTGATATCTGTGTAAGCATTAAGTGTAGCGAAATTGGTTCCATTGAAACCGAAATCAAGCGTCATGTTGACACTTGTGTTGTTGGTGAACGTAACCTCTGTCCTTGCTGCTCGATACCAACCGAGTTCATAGCCAATCAATCCGAATAGCTTCTCTGCATTCTTTCTCTGGGACACAGACGGCGCAAGTAGTTCACCTACAAGTATGTCAACATTCACGCCTAGCATATCCGCAGCAGATGCTAGAAACTTGCCTAAAACTACTCCAGGATCTGCGTCAGCTTCTGGCTTCCATAACTCGGTTAGTGTAGGAACTAACTCCCAGAAATCCTTCATTATGGATTCATAATCTCTTGAAGTGTAGTTAACTACACCTTTTTCATAATCCATGAATAACTACCTCCGATCATTCTTGAGTGTCTGTGTTCAGATTCACAGTTAAATCGTCTCCATATATTGTATGAAGGCCTACCGTCATCTTAAGCTGATTGAATTCTTGAGAAGATGGAATGTTTTCTTCGCCTGTGAATAACAATCCATCAGCGAATGAAGTGGACTCAGATTCTACACTCGGCTCAAATAATGTTAACTGTTCAACTATCTTGCTCTGTATAATTGCACGAGTATTTGCGTTATTATATTGCCAAAGGTATCTCTTCAATCCTAGTCCAAATTGAGGCTCATTGTATAGCTCAGTAGGGTCAGATAGCATGAGAAGACGAACTCTGTTAACTACAGAAGCATCATCCTCTACTATTTGAACTTTGTTTCTAGAAGGATCAATCATGTTAGGAAAAGCCCATGATGTTGTTTTAGCCATGTCATACCTCCTATAAATTTACAAGACCGTTGGCATAAGAACCGCCTGTTAAACCTATCACAATGAAGTGAGTGGTGTCTTCATTCATAGATGAAAGAGCTACTACTTCGCCCTCTACCGGAAGATGTGGTAGCAATAATGATGGATAAAACGGAAGATCGTTGTCTCTTACATAGTTGTGAACTGTTTTACCTTTGTACTCTGACAGCTTGTAAGGTCCATGTATAGCCGGAATTCTTACTTGTAATGTTAGAGTACCATCACTTGTGTATTGATAATCTTTCACATATCCTAATACTATCATATCTACCTCTAATTGACGACAAGTATCTGTTTCCAGATGCTAGCAGCGATTGCTCTGCGTGGTGGCACAGATGAATCATAGTTACCGGGTCTTTCATAGTATCGTGTTATGAGCTCTGCAGCATCCTCAGCAGCTGATTGACTAATGGATGTAATCCTTGATTGCAAGAGATTCCATGTATTCTTCTCAGTACTGTTTAGCTCTGTCCAGATAAAATTCAGCTGCCCAGAAAGATTTGTTTTCCATTCAGCTCCGCAGGCTTTTATCATTGCAGTTTTTCTACTTCCTAACCACTGACAAATTCCACTAGCTCCTGAACGAGAATTCACTGCGGCAGGACTGTAGCTTGACTCTGCTTGTATGTTAGCGAGAAATCCGACTACCTGTGAAATATTCATTCCTTTGCTTAGAAGAAACTGACCGATTATCTTAGCATTGTTGTTGGAAAGTAAGTTGATGTTAACTGCTTGAGCTCCACCGTCTATTACTATCTCTCCACCTGCAACAGTCTGACCATATGCATTGATGAGCGATGCTAATGCATCTGTGTAATTTATCACCGCAAGACGAATTCCTGTTGATTGTATAGAAGGTTGTGCGTTGGTTGTCATGTAACCCACTTCCCTCAATGTCATGTCATCGGATGTAAATACTCTGTAGGCCATACTTACAGCCATCTCTAGTCCATCAGAAGCATATCCATTTGCCGACCCGCCAATCCTCTCCCAGTACGGTCTATAGTAGCCGTTGATAGTTGTATCTGAGATACTATGCGATGTAAGTTTACAGATACCTCCGTTGTTTCCTTCTATAGTATACACTACTTGATTCTCTGCTTGATAAACAATTCCTATGTGATCAGAAACATATTCATCGGCTTGCGTGTAACTCATTGCAGGCTTCCATCTATACAGTATTAGATCTCCTGGATTTGGAGTGACTACATAAGACGGCCCATGATGAGGTCCTCTTATCCATCTTCCTAATCCATTTACTACTCCACCTCTGGCCATCTCTCCTGCACCAGCTGAGTTGAATATAACTTTGTCGATTATATCGCCTACTGTTCTGCCTACGGCAAGAATAAATCCTGCTGCCCAAGGAGCTCCTGCAATCATTCCTGTAGTTTTCCAGGTCCATGTACCATCTTCGCCAACATGCTTTGAAGCTTCTTTCAAGAAATCATAAACTTTGTTATTTAGATTTACATGAGGATTGTAGATAAATCCTTGTAGCTGATAAGGAGCTTTGTAGTAGTTAGGTGGCTGCTGAACAGAAGTCCAACATATCTTAGACGCAGACCATCCACTTTCAGAAAGCACAATAGAACCATCTACATTTATCTTCTCTACGATAGCAACATGACCGGCAGCTCCCGGTTTTGTCCAAACAGCAACAGCACCAATCTTCGGCTTACTTCCCTTTTCATAACCTTTAACATTAGCGTACCAAGTACCAGCATCGCTGATAGGAAGCTTTGCATTCTTCTGCAGGATCTCTGAGAATCTTCCATAAGCGTAGCCTGTGCAGTTCGGAAGTACACTACCTATCCAAGGCCTATCAATATTTGCGTTGTTTCCTAATATACAATCATTGTATGTTCCCTTAGTCCACCATTGTCTTGCAGAAAGCACATGAGCTTTTAAGGAGTCTGTATCAGTGTAGCCTATAAACGCCATTATGTGTACCTCCCTGACATAGCGAAGAACGAAGAGTCAAATACAGTAGATAATTGACCAACTCCAGAAACTCTATCTACATACCACAGAAGCCATTCGTGATAATGCTTGCTCCAGTTGATACTTTTGATTGTACTGCTATCAGCATATATTCCTATCTTACCTACAAGACCTAATTTTATGAGATATGTCTTATATGCGTTTAAGATATTATCATTTATATCTGGTTGATTTTTAGGAAGATCTAATTGCAACCACACACCAAGCCCTGGAGAGTATTTTCTTACCAGAAATGATAGCTGATACATTTCCTCTCTAACTTCCGATAAATTTTGTGCTCTTGCTATCATGTAGTAGCCGAAGGGAAGTCTCACAGAGATAAGAGCTTGAACCTGATCGTAGGCCTTAGGATTTCTGAAGTTTTCAACACGAATGTGTGCAGATGTAAACTGATATCCAGCTTCTACAATCGCACCTACTACACCGTTTGCATAAAATTGAGAGTAATTAGGAGTTGGTGAGTCTCTATCTAGAATAGGGACATATGGTCTCAGTTTAGACCTATCAATAGCTACGGTAGGAGCTGCAGTAGAAACTACTGGAGTGATAGGAGCTCCTGATGCAAGACGTCTGTTTACTTCTGTAGCAATTGCACCATGTGCGTTGTAAAGATAGTCACCTGGACATGCTTTTGCAGCAAACCATCTATGTACAAACATGTTTTGCTGATCTACCGGACCTCCGTTAGCTGCTGTAACAGCATACGCTTTATTGGCCATCCATCTTAGCGAAGATATCTGATTCCTTCTACATATGTCAGTTAGAAGATTCAAAAGAGATTGATACGCAGCATCAGAAACAGGCCATGGATCACCAATACTGCTGTTAGCGACTTCTATTGTGATTGCCCTATGATCTACACCACCAGAAGATGTACACCAGGATCTATCATTTTCATCTACATAAAGAGCAATCCTACCATCTGAACCAATTCCATAGTTTGACGACGCTTTTCTTTCTGGATTAGCAAACAAATCTCCACAAGTCTCTACAGATAGATTCCCTGCCATACAGTGAATAGCTACAGAATCAATCTTATGGTTTCGAGGGCTGTTTTTATTTGGACTTAGCTTTATGTAAGAAACTAATGAACTGTAACCCATTGTTTATCACCCTTGGTTGTTTGATAAAGTGTAATCAGCTTCAGGATTGAGTCCTTCTCCGGGATCGTCTTCCGAAGATTCTTCAGGAATGTCGATAGACATGAATGTTGCTTCATATCCAGATTGAAGTATATCAAGTGGATCATGCTTGTACCAGGTTGTTTGGCTGTCAAGACGGACAGCCCATAAGGCGTTCTCTTTGGAAAGATAGGAAACCAAGATGCTCTTGCAAGATCCTAGCTTATCGCCTTTGTTTAGCTTGTCAATGATCTTCACATTTAGAGATGTGAGGCCTGAATACATTACAGCGTTGTACCTATTGTACATAACTATCACTACATACTTTCCAAGGTCACATCCATAAGCACCTGTGTTATTAACACCTGTGTAAACAACAGTGCCTGGACACAAGCTATACGCACTCAAATCTTGTGCCGATGTAGACTTTAGAACTACACCGGCACATAATCCGCCATTTATCTTGTATTTTGAAGATCTTTCTGTGTCTACGTAGTACTTTACAATTGTAGCATCTGATTTTGTCACCGCACAGTTTGCAATGATCATGTTATCATCCTCGCTTTTCTTCTATGATAATTGCATACACGTAAAATCCGGATAAAGTATTCCGAAATCTACGTAAGAAGTGCTCTTAACATTAGATGTAGTTGTATAAGCACTTCTTGGATAAGCTCCACTTCCTGAGATGAATATGCCCTGACTTGAAGCGACATCATTAGCAGAGCTCATAACAAGTCTTTGAATCTTTAGTGTTGTTGTGAATGTAGTTCCAATAGTATGAGAAACAGACATCACATTGTATATTCCAGACACGGGCGATAAAGTGTTCCCCGTCATAACCAATAACGAAACTGGCTGTGCGATTTGATAGGTCTTTGTTGTTCCGGGAATAGTTACTGTAAAATCTCCGCTGAACTGAGACGCTATTGCGTTTACATCATTGATTATGTTAACTGTTTGGAATACATCAGCAAGTGAAGCACTCCAGCTGTTTACTACTTCGGCATCCTGAATAATTGTGTTACCGCTTTCGTCTAGTGAGAATCCTACTGTAGAGAATCTCATGTCTGTCATGTTGTATGCTACGCCATTGTAGGAACCTTGAAGTGATATCACATTAGAATCTCTTGTTCCATATCTTAGTGTATCAGATATCTGCGACATTGACAGATTCGCGTTACTCTTGTAATGAATTACTCCGAGCTTTGTAGAAGTAGGTTCATCTACCCAGTAGGAATAGGCAGAGCACTGCGGAGTTAGATCTGTGTTAGAAGACTTTAAGAATTCTTCTACCGGCGTATGAGTAGCATTGTTGAGAACCTGACTCAGCTTCTTTGCTTTGTAACTGTTTAGACCTGCAGAGTCTCTTGAACCGCTGTATGTTTTAGAAAGCTTGAGCAATCCTGGAAATTCTTCGTAGTTATCTTCTGCAGAGAATGAGCCTCTAACATACTTATTGAAACTTGTTGTCATTGCGCCATGGCTAACAAGTGTTGGAGCATCTGTATGATCTACATCAATTTCATAGAATGTATCAGCTTTTGTTGCTTTAACAAGTGCACAGAAGATAGCGGAGGGCTGAACAAACCCTGTAAGTTCTGGTATACGTAAAACAGGCATACTGCACTGTATTGCAAGTGACGCGAATCCTGTTATCTCATATTGCATATACAGCCCAGAAGTTGATACTTTGAATGTGAGTGTGAATCCTTGGTAAGACAAGTAATCTGTTATCTTGCCTTTCTCATCTAACCAACCAAATGCAAAAGATACAGGTATTCCGCTTGCGTTTGGATAAGAACTGATAGCTTGTGCTGCGCTGTATAGTAATGCTTCAAAGGCAGCTACATTCACTTTCTTAGTATCATCTCCGCCTACTACACATCTTAGTGTCCAGGAAGTAGTAGAAGTTATTTCACTGTTAGACAATGTTAAAGATACAAACGGAGAGGGTATCTTCAAACCAAATTCAGTTAATGATACATTTGATAATGTAAATGACACCCATGGTTGTTTCTTCATATGTTATTTAAGCGGCTCCTTTAAGAATGGAAGTAAAGCTTTGACAAGTTTCTTTGTGTTAGATGATAAGATCATCTTGGATTTTTGTTTCTTGTACCACCCGGGCGCAGTAGAACTTGGATCGCGTCTTGAAAACGAATGCCAATCACACAGCATCTCGAACACATCACTTGCTGGCATATCTACAGGAACAACTGACCCAGAATCATGAACTGAAAGCCAATGCTGCCAATGATGAGAATTTACGCGTTTATGATGTATCCAAGCTATTTCATATGCATCCTCATCTGCAGGAGTTTTCTCTGTTGGGTACCAATGATTGCAATACGCATCATACTCTTCATCACCATACTTAGATGCATCATGATACATGATTGTGTTATCGCATTCAGCGATATCTTCATCTGTAATGCCGAACTCTTCATTTAATTCATCTAGATGTTCTGTTACGGCAGGCCTGAGCATCTGGTTCCAGACATCATTTACTCCCTGTATGTGTGAAGCAAGATATGTGTTATACTCGTTCTGTCTGATGTTTTCCGATGCACGTATGTATCGTTTCATTATTCGCCTCCAAGATTGAGTTTTGTAGGATTGATAGGAGCAAGCATCTCTCCTTTATTGAACAGATCTGTGATAGAATTTGGAATCATAAGTCTCTGACCCTCTTTTACTGTGAATCCATCTTCAATATGATTGAAGTATGCAAGCACCCAGGAGTATGTTGCATCGCCGAGGAACTTGTACGCAATAAGGTCAAGTCGATTTTCTTCAAATTCAGGGACATCATAGTATTTCACATATGTATGTGTTGTAAACGGATTAGGTGTTTCAAATGCAACGAAACGATCTTCTCTTACATCAGGACAATGTGTTACTTGGCGAAGACCTCTGTATCTAGATACATGTGAAAAATCTCTGCATACACCGTATTGAATACCACCCTCTGTGTCTAATACTTTGTAAGGCTCTAATGTGTTTAGTATTTTCATCACATTACCTCGTTATTCTATTATTCCTTTGTTTCTGATGGTAGTGAAATCAAGAGGAACATCAGAAACTTCTGTTATTGTTATAGACAACTTACAGTGAAGATACCATCCGTCTAATCCAATAGGTCCATCCCACTCTGTGCTTACATCTGTCATAACACCTGTTATCAATACTTTTCCGCGAATAAGCAGAGATACTTGTGAGGTGTATACAGCAGATCCATGATACTCTGGGTAGCAGTTAGCTTCGCAGAATCTTATCAGCTTATTAGCCATTCCGTCTCTGTGATCTCCGTTCCACATATCTCTATGAAAATCAAATACATATGTGTTGGATCTAGGTCCTGAGGATGTGTATATCTGCCAAGGTTCATATTGATAAAGCATATCAGGCATCTGTGTGAAGTTTGCTTTTCTGCTATCTGACACGGTTTCCGGATACACTGGGAAGTCTACTCGTTCATTTGCAAGTGACGAATAAAGGGATACTTCACCCCAAGGTATCTTGAATCCAGGAAATGGATCTGTGGTATTCGAGATGAGGTCAATCAGCTTAGAAGGTTTCAACGAACTGTATTCATTGAAGATTTCCGGATCTACTGAGTGCGGCGGAGTTTCAAGATAGTGCATCGTCTTCTTGTAAATTTGCTCGGGAACCGGTTTTCCATTTCCTAGCAAATTCACAGAGTCTGGAAGTCTTACAGATTCTGGTATCTTCACGTAGTAAGGAAATGTCCCTGTTACTATCATGGTTCTCCAAGCTGAAGAACTCGCAAGTGCACCCGTCTCGAATATATCAGAATCTGTAGCAAGCTGATTAAGGACAGTACTCTTCTTCTGCCAAGGTACGTTTGGAACTCCTTCTATTGCAGAAGCACATTGGTCAATGAAAGCTTTTCCTGCATTAGGAGTTCTCGGTATGTTATTTATATGTAAAACTTCTTCTACATTTCTAGAGCCAACAGCTTCTGTTATATCAGCTAATGTAGTTTTTGAAGTAACATGTAAAAGTTGCATAACTTACGCCTCCCATCGCATTTCTGTAGAAGACAATCTCAGGGACTTAATTACATGCGGAGCACCAAACATGGAAGGAGAACGATGATCTAGTTGAGAAGATGGTAACTTCCGTAGCCACTTCTTGCTAACTTCATAACATTCACTGCTAGCTTCTTTTGTAAATTCTTCATCCATGATGTCAATTCCGAGTAATGTAAGTAAATCATGAATATCATGCATATCACTTGTAGGGCCTATCACAGATCCGTTCATGTAAGACAGAACCCAATCCGGAAGGGATCTATCATCTTCAACAGATTGTTTGAACTGTGTAAGATGATATGCTATGTTGGATACTAACTCTCTGTATGCGGGCTCTAGTGCTTCATCCATCAGTGGATAGTAGTCTCTAAACATTGACAGCTTATCACCATTCAAGAATCCTGCCCATGCATCATTGTCTATCGGATAGTCTAGAGGTAAGAAGGCTTCGCACATCTCTTCATCAGAAATGAGATGGGCAGGATAACTCGGTAAGTATCCAAGATATGTGTATTGAATTTTGACTACTTCATGATTGAAGATCATTCAATAGTACCTCCTGAGAAAATATGGAACTCTCCGCTCTCCCAACCGTCAATGGTCTGTGTAGAAGATACGCCTGAAACATTTGTACAAGTAGTAACTACTGTGTAGAAAGCGATTGTACCGCTTACATATTCATTTATATCATTCTGTGTATACGCTTGAGTTACTGCTGTGAAATTTGTATCTTTAACTATGTATCCTTCTTCAGAAACGGAACTGATAGGATATGCAGTTACGAACGAACCTGTAACCTTGAGCTGGCGAGACAATCTTGTTACAGGATAAGTTAAGGACAAGCCCTGCGGAAGTTTGAATTCAAATGCGGAGATGTATTTTCCTTCCGCTACGTTAGCAGTTACATCATCTGCAACTAACAGCGAACATCTGATTACTGTGCCGTCATTTGCGAATGTGATTGACTTCAGTGCGTAGAGATAATGGTTATCATTAGGTGCATCTACGGTCCAGTAGTTCTCTCCCATGATTGCATCAGGTCTTCCTACAAGTTCAACCGTCATACCGTCTACAAGTATATCTGGATCATCAAGTGTAAATCTCTGATACCAGAGCTCCAAGTCCTCTATGATTGTGAGTCTGTCGAGTATAGTAGAGTCATAATAGAGATTGCTTCGATACAGATTGAAGATCGGATTGCCGAGGCAGGAGATATCAAGTCTAACCTTTTCACAATTAGAAATATTTATGATTGTGTTAGAATTAGCTTCACCTGTGAAATGCAGATACAAGATCGCACCGAACCTGCTATCGATATCGTGTATGTAGAGATTTGTTACTTCAGATTCTTCGGACAAATCAATGTAAACATTTATGATGTTAGGAGTCTCTGCGTTCTGTTGCTGCTGTGTGTTAGGGAAGCATACTCTCTGATTCACATGATCATCAAGATTGGTTTGTATTTCAGCAATGCTGAGACCTGCAGGAATTGTGTAATCCTGACCAAGCTGATATGCAAGAACACCGGTAACTAGAAGATCGTAGTCAAGTAATCTGAGATATCCTTCATTAGTCCTGTATATGTATCCGTAACCTAATGCGGTTTCAGGTACATTTAAGAATCCTCCAATAGCTGTTTCTTGTGCAAGAGGAATTTCTGCAGTTATCCAAACAGGATCAGAATAAACTTTTCTATCTGTAGTTGCTACTGCGTAGAAGTAATATGTCGTTACGTCACTTACTGTGTTCTGCACTCTGAAGTAATCTTTTCCTACAACACCTCTGTAAAATCCTTCTGTGAAATCCCAGAAACCTTCTACAGTAGTTACGTCGGTTGGGTCAAAGGAATCAGAAGCCATCTCGTAGCGGCCAAGTTCTACCCCATCTACAAGTTCAGCAGGTACTGCATCATCAGAAGTAGTATCACCTGTATAGCTGAGTGATGCTACAGCACCTGGAAGCACTACATACAATGTTGCAGGCAAGCGGTTAAGTGATCCATCTACTCCAGTAGTTGCATCTTGTCCTACAAGAACGTAATCACCGACACTCCAATTGTTGTTACCGTAGATAGGAGGAAGATCTTTTCTATCTGCAAGAACTTCGGAATAATAGTACTTGAGCTCGCCTTGAGGAAGTCTATAGAAATTTTGAATCTTTTGATCGATTGCTTTTATACTTGAGATGAAGTTCTTGTCTACTGTACCGCCTACATTGGTTCCGTATTTTGCAACAGGCAGCTCAACGAGCTTATCGGCATAATACTGAGGAGTACCATCGGTTGCAGACATTCCGTCTGGCTGCTTATGAGGAAGATGGAGAACAGTTTTCCCTGTTATAGGATTGTAATCAAACATTGCTTGACCTACTCCAGGATATGCGCCAGTTTGTAAGTCAGGCGTTTCGTCCCAAACTATCAAGCTATCCGTAGAATCGCACCATGTGTCATATCCCGTAGCAGGATCTGTGCCCTTTCCGGAGAATGTGTAGATCTTCTTAGGATTGAGGCCTGTTTTCTTGATGTATACTTCGGATATGAGATCTGCTACATTGCTGATCTTATCTGCAGCAACTACCTTCGACTTGTTCGGATTGGATACAATGCTAGTACTTGCAATGCTGCCCTGTACGAATGAAAATGTAGCTAGCTTCAAGTGGGCATTTACTTTTGTGATGTCTGTGGGTGAATCTGAAGGAAGTGTAAACTTAGTCCCTACTTCACCCTCAGTAGGAAGTATAACTACCTGTACACCTGCATACATGTTTGCAGCATTCTCAACTAGCATGGAACCTGACATCGTCGTCTCTGTGCTATACATGATTCTTAGACCGATGGTCAGATTTCCTTTCAGTACAGGAAGTCCATCCTGGCGAAGCTTTGCATTGCACTCAGCAATATCTATTACAATATCAGCAAGGGATTCAACGTAGTGACCATTTACAAGAGCTCTACCAGGAGCTATCTGAAGTGCAGTACTGCTGATAGCTACGCCAGAAGCATCAGACTGTAAAGTAACTGCGAAATCTCTATCTGAATGTGTGTAAGATGGGCCTATCATGTATTCTACAGAAGAGTCTGTGTTTACACTTTCTCTAGATCTGAGATTAAATTCAGTTAAAAGTTGGCCTCCCGCATGACTGTTTGCGATAGGAAATAAGTTAGTAGTACTAACAGGAAAAGCAATAAGATTCATATAGACTTCCTCCTACTGAGATTGAACATATACAAGGTGCGTTACACGGTGTGTGTTATTCCCATTGATAATGCTGCAAGCGTATCGGATAAGGATACAGCTCCGGCCGTGTTGTTGTTTTGTGTCATGATAGCATTTACAACCTTAAGGATCTCTGCAAGTATTGCATTGGTCTGTACTGCAGGATCTTTCAGGTCTACTGTGTTCTTGGACAATGCTTCAGCAAGTGCGTAGATAGCATCTCCTGATTCAGATCTTTCCTTCTGCTGTATCTCAAGGACACTTGAGTAATTGTAGCCAGAAGCATCATAGTAAATATGACGAATGAAGTAATCAGCAAAGTTCTTTGTATGCTCCTTTATCTTCTCGCCATATGCTATCATGTTGTCGAAGAACACGTCCCAACTACGTCTATCAGATGACTTGAAGGCACTCCAATTCTCTAACCATGTGTCATGCCGTAACAAGATATCTGCAAGTGTTGCATTGTTTATTGAAAGCAAGTCGTTTGTTGTTGTGAGTAAAGCGAATAGAGGATCTTGGAATTCATTCGGGAATTTGTTAGACCAGAAATCCATTCCAGTTTCTCTAAATTTATACTGATGTTCTTTCTCTTCATGTTGTGCAGCTGCACCAGCTTCTGTTTCTTTGCCTTCGTAGAACATCTTCATCTGGTTCTCTGTGTACCCTGCAGCTTCAACAGCTTTAGCGAAATCTGTGATACCGAGCTGTTTAGCAGATGCTGCCCACTCCTCGTAAGACTTGTGAGTAGTATCATTTATGAAGTTCTTCATGTACTCATCAGACATCATCTTCTGGAGCTTAGCTTGAAGACCTGCTTGTGATGTAGAAGTAGGTGAAGATGCTGTAGAAGCTACGATAGCACTTTCAAGTCCTGATAGTCCTGCAAGCCCTTGTAAATAAGAAGCAACTGCATTACTTGAGGACTTAGAAATCATTCCCCATCTATACATTCCGCCAGAAGATCCTACACCTTTTCCTATGCCCGAAGTTGCGCTGTTCACAAGCACTGTGTTTACAAGATTTCGTGTAAAATCTGACGTTGAATAAGCGTTCGCGCCAATAGCTGATCCAAGAAGTCCAAAAATTGAGCTGTTAAGTGTATTTACTACCTTATTTCTAGCATTACTTACTACAGAATAAGATGAAGATCCGCCTAAAAGTTCTACTAGGCTTGTAGCTAATCGTAGATTTTGGTTGGTTGATGTTAAGTTTTTAAGCACACCAGCATTTCCAGCACCTACTTTGCCTAGCTCAAGAACCTTTGCGATGTCTGCTCTAAGTGCTACAGATTCTGCACCAGTTCCTACAACATTTGCAGCTTTCTTTAGCCAAGAGATAGGATTGAGTAAATTCAAGATATTCTGTACAGTTGTCACAATTCCTTCCAGGAACTGTAAACCAGCACCTCTAAGTTCTACTCCGTATTGAGCCTCCATGAGCTCTCTAGCAATCTGCTCCTCCCACATGTGCTCTTGAATAGATCGAGCTGCAGCGTTGTCCAGCACATATGTTAGACCTTCTTCTAGCATGTACTGATTAATCTGCCTGTTAACTAACTGCTCTTTTGTAAGTGTAGTTTGTCCTGAAACGAGCAAATTAAGATTCTGCTCAAGCGCATCGCTTGATGTATTCATAGCAGAGATTGCATCAGCTAAGTAGTTAAAATCTATCCTCTGAAATGCTTCTGCAGACAATCCGAAGAGCTCTGCATAACCTTCCGCCTTCTCCATGTATGCGTCACCTGAAGATGTATACATAGCAGAAAGATTCTTAAACAAGTTAGAGAAGACTTGTTTAGGATTAGTTGCAAGAGCTTGTAAGAACTCTGTGTTGGAAGCGTTTACTCCGGCAAGCGATCTAAGAGCTACAAGCGAGGAAGCATTACCACCAGTAGCAGCTGAGTATATTGCGTCTGTTAAAGAGTTCGCAAGGTCAGGTGCAATGGCACCGACAATAGCCGATACAGATGTAAGCACTCCTGCAATCTCAGCTGTGTTACCAGTTCTTGCAGCTTGTGCAATCTTTGCAGCATTTGTGTAAAGGTGCTCTGCATTCTGAAGACCTGTTGTAAATCCTCCTGAAAGCTCTCTACTTGCATATAACAAGCTATTTGCAAAATCAGATAAGCTTCGGTTAGCAGCTGCAATGGCCTCTGCATTTGACATTCCGTTCTTCACAGCATTTGCTGCGATAGAAGAATATGTTGCTGCATACGAGAAGAAGTCTTGTGTAGGTATCGCAGCATTGAGGATAGTTGCTTGATAAGCGAACTCTTCTGCAATAGCTCCGCTCAATCCAGATTTAAGAACTGATGCAAGATTTTCAATGATACTTGAGCTTGCAACTACATCTGTTAGTCCGGAACCTCTAAGACGCTCAGAATATGCAGACAAGAGATCCTGTAGATCAGACTTGTTGTATCCTTGTGTAGCAGTTATGACACGTAGATTAGTGTCCCAAGCATCATATACTTTTTGAGCAGCATCTTTGAGGATCTCAAATGGTTCTTTGATAAGAGTGTTGACATCTTCTGCAATACGCTGCTTCTCGTACTCCAGATTCTTCTTACGACTTTCTTGCTCTCTGTTAGCTGCTTGTGAGATGCCTTTTGTAAGCGACTTAAAACCGTCAACAGCAGGTCCAATCGCTTTTGAAAGAGCTTTTATAGCTACTACTGCAGCTATTGCATATGGCCCAAATGCGATAGCTGTTTTGGCGAATCCGGCCATAGCTGCATTTGCAAGACCAGAAGTCTTCGCAAGCTCTGCAACCTTTGCAAAATTTCCAGTACCAATATTCTGACCAATGTTCTTGAGAGTGTTTACATAATTGATACCTGTCGCACCTTGTGTTGCTTGATACTGTTGCACGCCTTGATAAAATACGTTTTGTACTTTACTAAATGCTTTGTTAGATACCTTATTAACACTCCCTGAAAGATTTTGAAATCTTTGAGATCGCGCTACGTTACGTGCAAGTTGCTTACCTACTTCCTTAGGAAGACCTTCAAGGTTAGTCCCAAGAGCTGTAGCAAACGTGCTCATTGCCGTATTCAGCTTATTCTTGAATGATGTACTTACTAACGATTTGAGAAGTGTTTCCTCAAAGGAATCCAGAAACTTATCCAGAGGTTTGTCAAACAGAGTGCTTCCCATTGTGTAGCCAGACTTAGTAGATGCTGCATCACGAAAATGTGTTGCAGATTCGCCGAACATTCTATCTCTAGCGCCAGACTGTGACATACCTACCATGGATTTCTGCATAGCTGCAAGACTCTTCTCCATGGACTGAGAGGATTTCATTATTTTGTCTACCAAACTCCATAGATTATCAGAAGAATTAGAATTAGTATTTTGTGAACTTGTGCTACTACTTCCTCCTGTGTCGTCTGTAGTTATGAATCTTCCAAAGTTGTATGTATTAGGATTGTCTGCCATACTAGAACCTCCAAATAAAATAAGCAGGATTGACAAGTGTATCATCAACCCTGCTTTCCAAAGTCTTTTTAAGATTTACGCGAAGATTGCTTCAATGATTTCTCACGTTCTTTCAGCTCTTTGGTAAAAGATTCAACATAGCGTTTTCGTATGAATATAGGCTGATTCATTATCCATTCAGCAGAAACTGCGCCTTCTGAAGCTCTAGAGATAAAGAGAGCTTCATCTATTATGTTTTCATACAGCTGTTGTCGAACTTGCTGATAAGTTTTGAGTTGTCCCTGAACTTCTATCGTGTTTCCAGTTCCGTAAATCTCCCAGGGTCGGACGAAAAAATTTATCATTCACCAGAGCGAGATATGCTGCGTCCTTGTCTAAGCAATTAGGGCACTGACATGTACCGGCAGCTCGAAGACCGTAATCTGTTAGATCAGATACAACGTCCTTCAGTACTCTGTAATCTGCATCACACAGCTCTCTAAGTAACATCATCTTGATTTCAAGAGGTGTTAAGTTAGACTTGCCTTTGATGGACTTGATCATGTAGCACAATCTTCCGAGTTCCAAGTTAGGATTGCCGGAAGCGGTCTGAAACGCTTTGTCCTTCTTTACATTGAGCATGTCCTGAATGGTAGGTAACTTGAGATGAACATCTCCATCGAACTCGATGAACTCATCTTTTGTTACTACGATGTCATTGACAAAACCTGCAGGCAGCGGCTTGCATCCTACTGTCATCAAGCTAACGCTGTACTCGCCGTATGAAGTTTTTCCACATTTACTACAGAAGATGGCATTAGTTGTGTGATACGGTCCGTAATTGAGAATACGAAGACATCTGCAGATCCAATAGAAGTCGATTTCTAAAAGTTTTTTGAAATCAATTTGTTCTTCAATCGCTTGAGGTAGGATCTTTTCTACCATAGTAGCTTCAAAATCTTCACTTCCTACATACTCAAGTTCTGAAGCGGTGGGGATACTTTTGAGTGTGAGTTCATTTGGGATATCTGTATACAGACCTTTTCCCAAGAGCTCGATCTTTTCTGATAAAGCCATGTTTGTTTTCCTCCTAACAGTTTTAGATGGATTTTTGTGACTACAATATATAAGGTTCTGACCAGGTTTTGATCAGAACCTTATCTTTCTCGAATATGTGTTGATCATGCGTTGCAGTACTGAAGGAAATCTGCAACTGCGTCCGCTACTTCTGAACTACCGGGAGCCTTCTGCTCTTCCTTTTTAGGTTCAGGTTTGAGAACAACTTTGCATCTAGTTAAGATCGTCTGCTTCACACCTCGAAACTCCTCGTGATTCTTTACAGAACCTTTCACGGATTCAACTCGGTCTGTATCTTCGATCCAATTAGATGTCGACCACATGTACACGTTGTTATCTGTTCCAACGAACTTGTAGAGGTACTGCATACCGTACATCGACTCGGAAGAGTAAACACAAGTTGCAGATGCTACGTTGATAGAGAGCTTATCGCCTACTTTGCCGACGAACTGAGAAGCTTCTGCCTCTGCGTTGTGATCCTTTTCCCTTTTAGCTGCAGCTTCAATCTTCTCTACCTCTCGACGATAGGTAGGCACCATGGATACTGAATAACCGAGATTTTTAGCTGACGTGCATCCTTCAGAAGCGAGGATCTTAAGATTGTGAATATAATCCGAAGAGGAATCATCGGCGTTCTTGAAGTAGTTCAAGATGTCCTGAGTCTTCTGCTTGTTCTCTTCGCTGTAAGCAACAAAGTTAGCAGGAAGAAGATCCTCAAGGTATTCATTGTATCTGTTCTTACGACCTCTCTGGAATCTGTCCAGGCAATCCAGCGTCATTTCTTTGGTGGTGTGTTCGGGAGCAAGTTCAAAATCATTCTTGATGTAACCGAAGTGCTTGCAGAGCTCTAACGCGTAGCAGAGGACGTCCTCTAACTCGAAGTAGGATTCTACATATCCTCCGGGAACAGGAGCATCTCCCTGAATGAGCACATCGAATAATGCGATGTACTGTGCTACAAGCTCAGCACTCATACCGGAAGTAAAATCCTGAAGGCAGGTGTGCCCGACTTGCTTGAATTCCTTCGTCTCTTCGTTGTATACGAGATAGGTGTCCTTACGAGGGCGAATCTTGTTGCAATGCTCGCAGACACAAGGCGCGTTGTAATAACGAATAGGGATTACAAGATCGGTGGAATTGCGAATGATGTTACCTTCTGCATGATGCTCGATAGTACCAACGAACTTCCAATTGTTGATGACAGCAGTTCCTTCAGCTTCGACGATGTCGTACTTAGCAGTAATGATGGATCCGTCGTCAAGCTTGACATCCTGATAACAAGTGTCGACTACGTTGAAGTAGAAATCGCATCCGTACTTCTGACATTTTCTGCGAATAGTGTCGAGCTTCTTGGTGAGGCGGTCCATGTTGGCTTCAAGAATTTTATACTGTTTCATAAGATATCCTCCTGTTCTATTGAACTGTTGATGTGGTGGAATGTGGAAAACGCATATGTTGTGTTAAGTATTATTATAGACGGATATCCATGAAAAGTCAAGAACTTTTTCCAAATTGGTAAAAATTATTTTACTCTTTCATAAGATACTCCGTTCCTGTTCTGCATCCTAGTTAGCTGTGTAGTGCTTAGTACTACGTGATCAGTTTCTAGTATTTCTGAAAGCGATGCATTCATAAAGTACGCCAGGAACGTAGTTCCATATGATTTCAGTATAGTAAATTTTGTGTTGTATGGGAACGTGTATGTCAGCAGCACATCATCAATGATAGCAGAATTCCAGTCGAAGTTGTCGTTGCTGCAGATCCGGAATTCTACAGAATGCTCGAATACTGAAATCTTCACATACATCTGAGACAAGAAGTCGTACCACAATGTATCAAGATATTCAAATCTAGCAATCTCTGCTTCAGACAATGTAGGATCAGTGTAGTATGTTTTATTGAGAATCTGCGAAATCCTTGGAGCATACGAAAGCTCTCCATATTTATGAAACTGAGAGAAGTCTATAACTCCAGGAGTGTAATCTTTGCCCTTATGCAATTTGTCTTTTAGGAATTCATGAAAGCAGTATTTTGCGATGATCGCTGCATCTTTTTCATCAATCCTTCTGGTATCATATAGGAACTGAGCGTCTACACAAGATAGATGAAAGATACCTCTGTCTTGATATGTTGTAGAAGGTACGTGCATACGCACGGGTGTTACTTTCCCTTGTCTAGAAAGTAAATAAGAACCTGGTGCAAGTGTCGGTTGAGATTCAAATGTCGCCATCATGTGTTACCTCTCTCGAAGTTTCTTCTATGTACTCTGCGTAATCACGGACAATTACATGCTGGAGCACTTCCTCCAGTTTATCTTGAGAGATGTGACGTGTTGTCATATACTTATCTACATAGCATTTGAAGTCAGGATTGCTATCATAAAATTTCTTAATCCTGACTAAATCTTTTTTAATTTCATAGTTCCTCCTAGATCCTTATAAATTTCATTGTTAATTTGTATAAATTTTTACGGATTGTGTATTTCCTTACACTGAAAAGTAGTGTTTAACTGAAATAAGACTGCTCAGATAGATCATATGCTTTACGGAAGCATCTGTAGTAACATCTCTGTTAGCTGTTACTTCGTAGTATGGCGCGTTTCTGGTTACAGATACATCATAAGTATGATCCTTGATGAATCCGCAAGTGGACGGACCTACGTAGGTTCCTCTGAAGGATACAGATCCGGCATCCACGAGCACAAGAAACGCATCATCAGGCGTGATGAAATCTTCCTTGCTCTCTTGCAGAATAGCTGTGGATTTCGGAAGAATAAGTTTCTTAGCAGAAGATCTTTTGGAGCTACATTCTTTGGAACAACACCTTGCAGGATCACTTAGATACTTTGCAGGTACTAATTTTCCACAAACAGGGCATGGTCTAAAATGAAGTTTTGTGCAATACTGCTGCTTAGCGGAAGTTGCTTCAAATACCTCACCGCACTCCTTACAAATCTTCTGCATAGTAGATTCCTCACTTATTCTAGAATGTTTTTCACCGCATAAGGTGAAACAGAGAATCGTTCGCCCGGATACTTGTCATTTACAACAGAAATGGTCTGTTTGTTGACACGTACAATTGTAACGATGTCGTTTTCTAAATAATGAGGTGTTACCTGACGACCTAATTCTACTTTCATTCCTACTTTGAAATCAGATATCTCATAGAACGTTAGTTCTGCGCCAAATGTTGTTTTAAGTGTTTTCATGAATAGTTATCCTCCTGTGTATTAAATAACGAATCTTACTATTTCAAACAGATTGGATCCAGAACTTCATGTAACTTACGTTCAATATCCTCTTTAGATAAAGAGTTAACACTACTAAGAATAGGTAAGAATGTCTTAACAATAGAATTGCTTGCTTGAAACATTCTTTCTATCATCGCAGAATCTACATCAACATCTGGATAAGGTTCTGCCGACTTATGATTCATTCTTTGAAGATCGTGCAATACTACTCGAGCGTCTACTCTATCTGTGCCTAATCCTGCAAACAAAGTAGATGCATAATCCCTAGGTTTCAGCTTCTTGTTAGAAGGTTTAACTAATGTATCATTGGCATCATTTAACCAGGTTGCGATTTCGTGCTCAATCCAATGATTGTATTTGTTAACACCTAGAGAATCTCCATACATTACACATTTTGCAATGTGCTCAGTAAGTTCTTCTTCCCATGATTCTAATTGTTTGATGAACTTTTTTCGTTCAGTAGACATTGCGTAAATGTACTTTTGAGACTTAATATACATTTTCATTGTATCAAACCTGATCCTTTCTAAAGAGTATCTTAGATCTCTTCTACTTTAACGATCTTTGATTTGAATCTGCCGCCTCTAACTTTAGCGTTTTTGTTATAGATTGTAACCTCTCTGGTTACTTTATATTTCTTTCCGCCTACACCATGTAGGTCAAAACTCTCTACAAAATGTTCATCTACATCTGCAGCTGCATCTAGATTTTTAATATCATAGCCTCGGTCAGAAGCAGACACGGTTAACTTCACCTCATCCCCATTAGATAATTTCAAAACAGGAGCATTAAGTCCCAACCCTTCCTGTTTTTCAAATGATAAAGTAGCTGCACGTACATATCTTTTCATGACAAGTATCCTCCTTGTATTTGCATCATTGTTATTGAACATGACCATTCAAAAATAGAGGCTGAGATCATTGACATCTCAGCCCTGTTATTCTAAATATCTTCTTCGCCTAAATCACATACAGGGCACTCTCCAGAATCTGTAAGTCTTGTTCCACACCTATCACATGTAAGTTTAGCCGGTGTATATGAAACAGGCACATCTTCGTCAATCTCAGTGATTTTAGACACATCTATAAACACATCAGCATAGCGGACATTTCTAGCATTAGCGATCTGCCATCTGAAATTATTCGCCGCTTCCTTAGTAGACATCGCTCTTGTATGAAGCACTTTGTTATCTTCCACTTTCTCATCTCTTATGCGGACAATACCCGCGTACTTATACAACGATTTGTTCGATTGAGCACTGAGTATCAACTTCTTCATGGTTTATCCTCCGAAAATGTTTTACAAAATCAGTGGCAGCATATCACTCAGGTTGATCTAATTTATCCATGAGCCCTTCTGCATCAAACATGTCCTCTATATCATCCGCACCCACATCATACAACAGAGAAGAAATTGCAGTCTTAGTTCCTATGAAATCGACAAGCATATTGATAGCTTCTTCTTCGCTTATTATCCCCTTCTGTATTGCAGACATAAATGTATCTCTTGCTGTATCATTATCGTAGAACAACGATGTAGAAGCTTGAACCTTCAGCTTGCTTTCTCTTCCAGGTTCTGCCTGAGTACATGTATTTACCTCATCTACTTCGTCAGTACATTGATCAGATACTTTCAAATATTTCTTCATGTTGATGCCTCCCTTTCGTTCTAGATTGGATTTACTTGCCCTCAATGTATATTGAAGGTTGATATGTTTCATAAAATAATAAATATTCTTACAACATGATAACGAATAAACTAGATAACAATCACCAGTTCTTTTGTGTTACTTAGATGTGAAGAATGCTTGATTTCTTCTGCAACGTGATTTAAATACTTTGTGGTTTCATCAACAACAAACACACATCTTTTACACTTGTATTTTTCTAAGCAGACGTCTATCCATTCATCACAGGATTTGAATACTGTTTCAGTTCCGTACACTTCTTTGTGCCCATAGGGTGGGCAAGTAAGTAGTGCAGAAACCTCAGGTTCATTAGAGGTATGATCCAATATGTTTTCTACGCTTACTGTAGCAGCCAGATTAAAGAATCCTTGGATTTCATTTGTTTCCTTGACAGAAGTTTCATTCAAGTCTCTTCCAATATAGTGTTTTCCTGTTGAACATACTCCGAGCATTCTTCCAGAGAATCCTGAAAACGGATCCACAATAGTTGAATACTCACTTAAGTACTTGAGTGTTAAGTATCTTGACAATACAGGATTGAATACAGAAACTTTCGGTGCTAATTTAGATGCAGTAAATCCATAAAGTACTTTTGAAGGATCCACATCATTCTGATAAATAAGACGATTAGCGATGCACTTCTTGAGAATGTCATCATTATTCCAACCGTCATAAGGGGAAACCTTTCCGTTCACATGACAATGATAGATAGATGGATGAAAATGCTGAATGATGGACTGCCCTATTTTACAATGTGGATTGTAGGTGGTTAACTCCAATGAGCACAGTTTGTTGTATTCTTTGTTAAGACGTTCTAGGCTGAAATGAGGATATGGAAATCTCACAGTTCTACACCAGTTAAATAGGTTAGTATCATGATTCAGCACTCCTGCATCAAGTCCACGAATGGTATCTTGAAGCTGCTTCAATCCAGATTCAAATGAAGACTCTACAATAACCAGAAAGATATGATCGTCAGGTACTAAAAGCAGTCTAACCTCATCATAATCATCTCTAACCTGTTTTCCATCCGGATCATCTAAATAACTATGATAGTATGTACCATCACAGTCAACTAATATTTTGTATTTAGGTATGTAGCAATCATATGCATGCGTCAGACCATCTTTAGTTATGATGTATTCTGAAGCATATTCGATATTGTACTCAGAGAGGAACTGATGTAGTCTTATCTCTAGCGAACTTTTGTGCTTTTTGTTTCGATATGATTTACTGCGAATGTTTGCATCGCCTAGAGGTGCTACAAAGCCATACTTTTCAAGATTAGTAGCTTGCATCTTCTCTGTTCGTCCAGGAATCTGAGATGTAAATTCTACTCCGTATTTTTCTAAACAGGTGGTCTTAGATTTCTCAGAAAAGCCTTTCATCAAGAAAGGTGTAGACACACCGTATTTCTCTATAAACTTATCCTGTGTTGCTTTCAAGATTTCTTTATTCTGTATTGCACTCTTGACGCCATACCGCTCCATAGATGTCTCTTGAGACTTACGAACAAACTCCTCACTCTGCAAAGCATGTTCAACGCCATACCTAGATAGCATTGTCTGTTTTCTCAAAGCAGCAGTACAGGCTTTAGAGCAACACATTTGAGAAGCAGATGGGCGAGTAATAACAAACTCTTTTCCACAGTTTTTGCAAGCCCGATAGTGAATCCTCTCGCAGATCTTCTGAGCATTCTTTTTAGGTTCAAACATTTCTCCGCACAACACACATTGTTTCATAGATATAGTCCTCCTGTTTATCAATAACGATGAAAGTTGTTGATAAACACCTGTCGTAGAAGTCAAAAGAAATCGGCGAGCATTTCTACCCGCCGACGCTTTCTAAAATCTTACCTGAAATCTTCGGGCTTCATGTAAATAGCACGAGAGATGTGAAGGGGAACACTGACTTTCACTACTTCTCCACCGGTCTGAGACATTTGTCCATTATTTAAGCTGCCGATCCATGTGCCTGGACAGCGAATTACGTCCCTGGGATTTCCCTGACCGTCATACTTAATGAAGAATACCTGCCTCATATATTGGCTAGGCAGACCCATCTTCTCTGTATCGGGATCGTAAACCTGACGTCTCCATTCTCTAAGGGCCTCAAGTACATTGGGTTCACAATAGCAGTTAAGAGTCCATTCAACATCGTCAAATGTAACCTTGCTAGGGAACTTGATGATACCGTTGCCGTAGTGAACGATGATGCTGTCCTGCTGCTCCTGTATTGCTCCTACTTCATCCGTAGAAAGTGTAAGGAGATCAGAGAACTCTGCCGGAGTGGATCCGTCCATGTTGTAGATACGAATTTCAAAGTTATTCGTAGTCAAAGGTACATAATTGTCTACACCGAGCATGTGGTTAGTACCTAAGTAAAGCGGACTGAACATATTTTTCACCTCCTTGATTATAATGTAGAATCAACTTCATCATTATATAAGATTACTTCTGGCGTAAGAACTAAGGAGTATTTTATATTTATTTACAAAACCACTTGACGGTCTTGGCCAAATAACATATAATATAATTGGAGGTGAAGATATGTCAAAGTATTGTAGCATTTGTAACTCAGTTATATCTGATAGTAGTGTAACAGGTCTGTGTAGAAGTTGTAGTCAGAAGCAAGCGGTTGAGAAACGTAAAGCAACTTGCATAGAAAGATATGGTGTGGACAATGTTATGCACAGTAAGCAGTTTGTCGATAAGATAGCGAATACGATGTTAGATAAGTACGGAGTGAATTGTGCGATGAAGGTTCCGAAGTTTCGAGAGAAATTCAAAGATACAATGATGGAGCTGTATGGAGTTCCGTACTATGTGATGACAGATGAATACTTGAGTAATTCGCATTTTCGAGTATCTTCTGAGAATAAAGCGATCGGGAAGTTATTTGAGGAAGCAGGATTCAAAGTAATCTACGAGTTCAAAATAGAAGATAAGATGTATGATCTTTTACTCCCTGACATCAATATAGTTATTGAAATAGATCCCTCGTACACGCACAATGTTATAGGAAATCATTGGACAAAAACAGGTATACAGGAAAATTATCATAAGATTAAGACTGCAATTGCGCATGAACATGGTTACAGATGTATACACATATTTGATTGGGACGATGTAAACAAGATAGTGAGTATGCTTAAACCTAGGCACAAAGTGTTTGCTAGAAACTGCGAATTGAAAGAAGTGGACAAGCATGCGTGTGATGAGTTCCTAGACGCTTATCATCTTCAGGGACATACTAGATCTTCTGTTTTACGTCTGGGACTATACTATCACAATGAACTAGTACAGGTGATGACATTTGGCAAACCCAGATACAACACGAAATATGAATATGAATTGCTTAGATTGTGTACCAGGCCTGAAATACAAGTTGTCAGTGGCGCAAGTAGATTATTCAAACACTCACTAGATCTTCTCAAATCTAGCAGCATCATTTCGTACTGTGATATGTCGAAATTTGATGGTGATGTGTATGAAAGATTAGGTCTGAAGCTCGTTCGGATCAATACTCCACAAGAAGTATGGTCAAAAGGAAACGATAAGATTCTAGGATCTACACTACGGGCTTTGGGTTATGATAAGTTGTTTAATGCTAACTACGGTAAAGGTACGTCTAATGAAGAGTTGATGATAAAAGATGGGTGGCTTCCGGTTTATGATTGCGGTCAAGCTGTGTATGCTATGCAATTACTCGATACAGAACAAGGTTATGATACCAATTCATCTATCGAAATGGACTACAATCAATTAGTTGAGATGACAAGAAAATCAAAAGAAAGAAAGTGTGAATTCTGCGGAGAATCATTTATACCTGCGTCTAGTCATCAACGCTACTGCAAGCGTCCGCACTATAGAACTTGCCCAATATGTGGAAAGCAGTACCTCGAAGATAATGTTGAAAATCTGAAGCGTCCACCAGTTGCCTGTTCCTATGAATGTAGAGTTAAGAAAACACAACAAACAAGCCTGGAACGCTACGGCTGTAAAGTTCCAGGCAATTCTGCTGAAGCTCGAGAGAAAGCTAAGATATCATATAGAAAAAGACGTTCAAAATAACTCAGGATGTTGCTTAAGTGCTCTATGAACCCACCCAAATATTCTTACATCCAATTCGTCTTCTACAAATTCTTTTACTTTGTTATACTCTAAGAGCAATGTTCGTTCTGGTATTATTACAGGTTCTTCTTTAACTGTAAAATTTATCTCCGGATGACCTTGTATGTGTTTGGCCAAATTATCATTCAAGAAATCATTGTGATCTGCATCACCTACATTTTCTAAGATATGTCCGGAAAATCTAAAATGTATGAAGCAATGAACTTTTCCAGACTCTGGAGCTTTTACAGATGTGCCGACTCGTTTCAAAACAGGATCTGAATTAGATAGATCGTAGTACGCGTTGAAATATACAGACTCACTACCATTTTTATTACTTACATAACCTAATTTTCCACCTGACTCTTTTATGATGTCGAAGCCGTACTCATTTTGTAGAATCTTCGCTACGTCTTGTCGAAATATTTCAGGTCCAGGAAATCTAGCAATCTCCTCAGATGCACAAATGCTCTTAATATCTGAAGCATCCACATCAATAAGTATGTAGTCCTCAAATAGAACACCAGGTTCATTTATTTCTTCGGAACTTCGTATGTATAATTTCATGACCTTTATCTCCTTATATTGTCGTATATGAGATATAACGATCTAGTTGTTCACACTCTGCACAACTGGACGTGATTCATACCTTCTTCTTCACCCAAGTGTATTTACCACCAGTTTGATTACAGAATCTATTCGCGAGCGCTTCATCGAGTTTATCGGCGTCTGCTTCAGTTGAATACCTTGAAGACCCATTCCGCTTTCGAAACAGCGCCCTGTAGTTTTTCCAAGTTCCTTCAGCATATACTACGTACTTAACTCCTGAATCAGCTCTAATGTATCGTTTCATGTGTTACCTCCATCAATCTAAAACAGTGAATCCTGAAGCTTCTAATACTCTGTATACTTTGTCAAAGAATCTTTGATAGTTTGATTCAAACAGATGATCTTCGTCTGTGAGCCATTCAACTTTGTAGACGTCATCGCCTATGTAGTAGATGTTTCTTACATAGTCTGCAAGGCTTTCCGGAAAGTTATTTATGTCCCCTTGTATTTCACTTGTGGTTTGATAGCCGAGTGCGTTTCCGGTGTATACTACATCACCTACATGGTATGATGGCTGTATTGCTGCGCTTCGTATGTATTTCTTCATAAGTACCTCACCTTCTGCTTTTCTTATTTGATACATATCCATCATCTAGATGACATCTGTAGTGTATGCTGTTATCTAGATGAATTTCTGGATCAGATCTAAGACCGAATTGACGTTTGATTTCTGGAATCATCGATTCATCAATGTTTGGATTCATGTAAATAATAGATGAGCCATCATTCTTAAGCTGAACTCTGCCTCTTGGATAGTAATCAAATGGTTTGTTTCTACAAGACTTAGGCGCTATTTCAGGCCAAAGCTTCTCATGATTAAATGTTGAACCTGATTTTGCAACTCCGTGTCCTGAATATCCTTCGTAAAAAGGGAATGCAAAAAGTTCGTCATCAATGACCCAAAATACTCCGTTAGATTGTTCTGCACATTGAATGTATCGTTTCATGCTTAACCTACTTATACTTTTCTATGCTTCTCAAAATTCTTCTTCATAAGGATAATCCATGAGGACTTCTCCGGTGTTCTTATCTTCTAGACGAATGATGTAGTCGCACCCGTCACCGTTCTGTAGCTCTAAAGCTTTTATTACATCTTCATCTGAAAGATTGTCTTCTTCTATGGTGTCTACATCTAGATAAAGTAGTAAAGAGTCTACCATCTTCTTCAGTGCGTCTAGCCTGTTACTTCCAGTGAATTTATCTTCCTTGATGTTTCCATCTGGATAATCTTCGAACTTGACATACAGTTCTGTACTTTCAGATTTGTTACTACGGGATTTAGATTGCTTCCTGCTCTTCATACGCTTTTCATGTATAGCTTCTGGAGATTCAAGCAAGGACATAAGTTCCTGTTTTACATCTTCGTCCAGCATGTTTATGTATTTTGCTTGATCAAATATGTTATCAACAGGTATGTACTTCTTTATAGTTCTGTCGATAAGCCTGTCAGCATAATCAACATCATCCCAATCTATTTTCTTGAACAATTGATTCAGATACTCGTTTGTTACTTCTGTTGAGGATCGTATGTATTTCTTCATTACTTGTACCTCCGTCACCTTATGTTTATGCGCCAAAAATATTTAATCATATCGGTAAGGATCGTGCTCTGATTTATATTCCGAATACAATTCTTCAACTTTCCACTCAAGCTCTGAAATTCGTTCATCTTGTGCTTCAATCTTCTGTTGTAGCTCTTGTATTAGTTCTAGTAACTGAGCGTATTCAGTCATGTTAGCTGCCTCCGTTTTCTTAAATACTTGATCTAACTGCTCATTTGTTGCTTCTGCTGAAGCTTGTATGTATTTCTTCATCCTTACCTCACCTGCTATCTTACAAATAGTTCAACCGATGTTACTGTGCGCAATTCATTAAACAATTCGCTGACTCAGACTTCATCGTACCAATTGAAATCATCATAATGATCGTTCACAATACGTTTCACCATGTTACAGAATTCTTCGTTTTCATGATTTGCGAACGGAAGTAACGATGAATACATAGGCTCCTCTTCATCATCCATCTCCGTTATAGCTAGTATGACATGGTCTAATGTATATTCATAAGCATCATCTAAGTTGCAGTCAGGATAATTCTCAAATGTTTGGTAAAGCATGTCCTGAGTAAGCGCATCTAACAGATCTCTATTAGACTTCGAATTCAATCGAATTGAAGATCTAGCACTAGAAGCTTTTGCAGCCGATACATATAATTTCATGACTTGTACCTCTCTTTCACCTTATATTTATTTACAATGAATACTAACGAAAAATAAAATAAGCTTCAGCAGCATCTACATAACAGCAGCATTAGCTAATGTTCGAACTCGATTTTTGAGAATCTCCTTTTCTTGATCTAACTCAGCTGATCGTCTGCTCTGATAATTGTATATATCTTCTCGAGTTGCCAAGTAAATATCGCCAGGATGTGCGTATCCCCAATAGCTATCAATGAAAACACATTCCCGAGGATTTTCTATAAATCTTGCTTTACTAAGTACTACGAACTTGGACCCGTAATTTCCTCCAGGGATACGAGTCTTAACAGCAAACCGATCAGGTAACGCAGCAATTTGCGCCTCTGTAAGATGGCTGAGTGGTTCTTTTACATCGAATGATTCGGTGCTTAATGATGCAATAACTTTCTTCATATAATAGACCTCCTGTCACATTGTGCTCATTTACAAAGGTGGATAATTGATTATGAATACTAACGAAAAACGAAAACAAACTTTATTATCTACATACGGCGTAGATAATGTTTCTAAATTATCTGAAGTTCAAGATAAAAGACGTGAAACATTTGAATCTAAGCGCCGTACTGTCTTATTTTATCAGGAACCTCGTATCAACAATATAGAAGGTTCTTCTTTGAGTGTGTTTAGGCTTGAAAAATCATATGCTGATACTTGGCTTAACACATATCATCCATTCGGTGCACCTCGCGGAAATGTTCTTTCCTTAGGACTTGTTAAAGATGATCAAACTTACTGCATCATGACGTTTAAGAAATCTCGTGATAAGAATTTCACAGCGGAATTATCTAGACTTTGGATGTTACCTACTTATAATGTGATTGATGGATATGACATTTTATCTTCAGAAGCATCTAAGTTCGAAATAGATTCTATCATAGCATATGTTAACATGTCCTTTGAGAACTACAAAGATTATGAATCAATCGGTATGAAGCATGTTAGAGATATTCAGAAAACTAAGTGGTGGATGAAAGATGATAAGAAGATATCTGATGCATCACGTCGTCAATACAAACTAAAACAGGCAGATATGCTACATGAGGGATATCTGCCTGTGTATGATTGTGGGCAACGTGTATATGTGTTTGAATGACCCAGATAGATGTTTTTCTTAGTATCCGTATTTGTAGAAATATGATTTAAGCGTAGCTGGCTTCAACTTATATGGATCTACAATTCTACCATCACCAAACTGAATAGTTCCGTCGTCGTCAACAGTGATGCGATACGCAAATATTGATCCGGTACCAAATCTTCCACCACCTGCTACAGGAATGGAGTAAGTTCTCCTATCGGAGTTTTCCTTCACAACTTTTATGAATTTGTCCTTTTCATCGTAGTAAGGATTGTTTCTTAGGTTTCCGCTAGAAACAATAGTTGGAATTACTTTGTTATCCACAAGATACTGGAAAACCTCTACATCTTTTGGATCTACATTTTGAAATACTTTGGCCTTAACAGATGCTGCAGGTATGTTAAGTCGATCCGCTTGGTGATCTTCATCAAGCCGATAATTGTAAAATTTAGTTGCACTCTTTATATACTTTTTCATCTTCTACTCCTTGCCTATTGAATTGATTTCAACTGCTTCTACTCAGCCTACTCCGAAAGGAGGTATAGTATCACCATATTCACTCTACAACAGGTAGATATGCTAAATGAGAGATATCTACCTGTGTATGATTGTGGACAACTCATGCATGTGTTTGAAATATGTACTGACATCAGATCCGGATTCAAGAATTTTTCTTATTGCCCTCATCTGATCACAGTCAAACTTAGGATCTGCATATACGCTGACATCGACACCAGATTCTAGACCTTTTCGGATCTCTTTCATTTGCCAATCACCAAACCTGGGATCCGCATAGACGCTGACATTGACGCCGGATTCGAGACCCTTTCTAAGCTCTTCCATCTGCCATCCATCAAACGACATTGGATCGGTATAGACACTTACGTCAACTCCAGATTCAAGTCCTAGTCGGATTTCTTGCATCTGCACCCAATCAAACTTAGGATCAGCATATATGCTAACATCGACACCTGCTTCAAGACCCTTGCGTATTTCATCAAGTTGATCTTCATCAAAATTTTGATTGCTGTAGAGATCCAATGATGTCCTGACGCTATCTGAACTTGCAGGTTTAATATACTTTTTCATATTGTTGCGCTCCTTGAATCATTGTGTATTCAGCCTACTCCGAAAGGATGTATGGTATCACCGTAATCGCTTTCATGAAAATATTCTTGACCGTCAGCTACCTTTCTAACAGCTTCGTCAACAAGCCATTCCGGCTTGTAAGGGCACTTGTATTTCTCAGCTAAAGAATAGATGTAATCTTCTGTAGCTGCTTTGCAAAGTGCAATTGCTTGTTCTTTTGTCAAGCAGGATATAGCGACGCCCATCGGATCTTTCTTCTGCAGCTGATACCACATCTTGATAGCAGTCTTAGGGTCGTTGGTGTACTTCACAGTGTAGTCACCAGAGACGCAATATGTACCATTTGAAAACGGGTTCCACTCCCAATCATCTTCAGTTGAAGCTACTATGAATCTTTTCATGTAAGAAATCCTCCAAATCTTCTATTGCTTATCTTCAAGATCTTTTCTGATTGCAAACATCTGACTACCATTGAATTTTGGGTCTGCGTATTGACTGACGTCAACTCCTGATTTAAGACCCCGTCTGATTTCGCGCATCTGCCAAAAGTCATACTTTGGATCTGCATATACACTGACGTCTAATCCATCCATAAGACCTTTTTGGATTTCTTCAAGCTGCTCTACGCTGAAACCTTGATCTTCATATGCGCTCAAAGGGTCTTCTTCCATTTCGTCCTCATCAGAAGTTAGTTTGTCAAGAACTTCTTGCTGATCTACCGTGTAAAGACGATCGTTGATCTGCAGGCCCACAACAAGGTTGCCCCTTTCATCAGTGTACTTGCTGATGCACCACAGCTCATCTAAGTTATCGAAGTACTCAGGTTTTGCTTCTAGCAAACCTCTGAAGGTGTAACCATACGAGTCAGCAACTTCCTGATACTCTGCAATGAGCTCTTCAGGAGTCTGATTTGTTTCTTTGCAAGCTTCCTCGATGCTCATGTCGTTGTAGTACTGATTCCACCAACCATAAGCTGATGAACTTGACTTGATATATTTCTTCATGTGACTTATCCACCTCTCTAGAATTACTTTGAGATCATTGAGATATCACTGATATTAAAGGTTGAATGAAGGTAATTATCACATGTTGTACCGGATCTGATGAAGTTTACATTGAATTGCTTGATTACTTCTTTCAAGAGCAACAGCAGCTTCGGAAATTGTGATTTCTCCGGCTATCACCTTATCAAAGAATTCCAGATCCTTCTCAGTGTATCTAAACCCGCGCTTGTAGGCGTTTTCTTGGTTCTTATTTCTATATTTATTGACAGCAATTTGAGTCCGTAATCGCCCGTTATGTGTATTACGATACTTTTTAGAAGATTCGTATCGAAGCATAGCGTTGTGATCTAACAAAGCTTCAAGACATTCTGAACCAAATATATTTTGAAACTCCGGCAAGCTCAGATTGACGAGTATGTTCTGATATCTGCATTGAACACTCATTGAATCGCTTCTACATAGTTTAACTCGCCAGGACTGTGAGGGTAAGATTCTTATGATACATGCGTTCTCTAGAAGCGTCATCATTTCAATTGTAGTACTCAAACAAGGATGACATATGAACATGTTTGTTGCTCTCCTTTCGTGTATCTGAATATCTTTTTGTTCATATGATTATAACGAAGCAATAAAAATAACAGCTAGAACACAATGCGCCCTAACTGTTATTGAACTGCAGTGATCAATCTAATTGGATAAACAACCAACTGTTTTTGATAATATCAGGAATTTAAATATTCAAGAAGAGCTTGCTCTGTTGAGAATATCGGGAAAGTGCTATTGAAACTTCCAGGATAATTTGGCTCACTTGGATCTTTTACTACAATCAATTGAATACCATTCTGTCCGCTTCTGCTATAGTAACACTGCTCGATATAGTAGCTTGTATAGCCGCTTTGATTATAGTGAACATAGTCGTTACTAGCTGATCCGCTATCGCCATTCGTATAGGTTCCGGCAGGAGCACTATTAACAGCAACTTTTACCATTGTTCCATTGTATAAAGCATAAGCTTTTCGATCTGTAGACAAGCATCCTATCTTAATGTTTGTATATACATCAAAGTCTGCTGTAAAACCTTGATAAGAATATATTCCATAGTAGGTGTACTTATAGTAGTACTTTTGGCCATTAGGAGCTAAATATTTATTATCAAGTGCAAGAATTGCTTGAGGGAAATCTTGAGCATTGATTACCGGTGATTTCAAACAATATTCCAAAGCTTCGTCATTCGTATCGAATATCGGAACATTAGCGGCAGTAGCTTCTGCTTCTGTTAACCATACAGACCAGTTATAAGGAAATGTTGTCCAAGAGCTAAGACCTGTTTGATACCATTCACCACTTACAGCACCATCTGCGCTTGCACCGCTTGTAACATTGCTTAAAGAAGTACCATAAGTACCTTGTCTTGTATTTATTGTATATAATGTATCTGCACCGGATGATGTATCATCTGCTTTTCCTGCTGTTAATAGCGAATATCCTGTAGAATTTGTTATTTCTTTCGAAATGCAGAATGGGTGTCTTGAATAAAACTTATACTCTCCGCCGCCTGCAGAAATGGTAGGATTTATAACAAAGTTGTAACTCTCGCCATCTGGCCCTACTACAGGAATAGGTTTCGGAGGTCTTTCGGCATTAGGATATAGTATTTGCCCAATGTCAGTAAGATAGTCTGTTAGATTATCATAAGTTTTTACTACAGGACTTATTTCTTTTAATGCTCTTATTTCATTTGGAATATCTTGCCCATTGATTGTGGAACTAGAACCATTCACATATCTGATCGCATCAGCCATTCTTCCAAATAAATTTCTTTCAGCTGCTAGAGCTTTTGCTATTGTAGTGTAAACATTGTCATAATATGTGCCCACATTATCATAAGCAGCATTACATATGAAGGTCGGAGGAGTTTGATCAGTGTATTCATATATGATGTGATAATAACCTCCAGCATTTGCCCATTGATAATTTGTCCAACTTTTTGCAGGAGTGCTGACGGAAAATGAATCGCCACTTTTTGTTACATTGAAACCAATAACAATTTGAGGATCTTGATTTGTTGTATGAGTAGTGTCTTTACGTATAACTAATTCTGATCCTAAATTATTCTTCCAAAATGCTAGCAAGGCGTTTAGTGTATCATTATTTAATCCAGCTTCTCTACCATCTATAGCTTTGAAGTGATCATTGATGAGTACTTTGATCTCCGCATCAGTTTTCAAGTTATCACCTACCTTTAGTAATTAGCATTTAGCGCTGCAATAACTCCACTGGCTAAATCACTAATCTGAGATCTTATAGCTGTTCCTAAATCGGCATAAGTTGTACCATCTACACCAGTTCTAGCATCTATAATTTCTTGATACGTATTTACAGAAAGCACACCACTTCCATCAATAGACAAACCATCACCTACTTTAACGCCACCAAGGGTAGAAGAATCCGCGGTTGGTAATACATAAGCATCTTGTGTATCTACTTGTGTCCAAATATACGGATCAGCAAATGCATAAGCATAAGCAGCAGCCTTAGTCTGAATAATAGGCACAGCCAATCCAGATACATTAGTAGCTAATATAGAAGTAGTCCAATTATATGGAAAATTCTGATTATTATTATAGTAGCCCTTAACAGTTGAGTTATTCATTATGTAGCTCGAGGATTGAGGATAAAGATCAGACAAACTAATAGTCTTTGAATTACTAGTTGTTTCTATACCACTCAAACATGTAACCGATGACTCAGGCGATGCATGTCTAGCACCTGTTAAAAGCACATAATACTTCCTTCCATCAGAGGTGCCTGTATTCTCCTCACAGAATATAAATGGATACATACTAAAGAAAGTATAAGGTCCACCACCAAGCCCAGAATCAGCAATCACTAGCTTATAAGGATAGATATTTCCATCAGGACCTTCATAAGATCCAGGAGTAGGTCCATCAGGATTCTTCTCACACTTGTAGAAGTACCCATTAGTGTAATTGGCGTTAGTTACTCCAATGTACTGAACTACTCTTCCTGCTAACTCTGAAGTAGGTTCAGGCATAGTTGAAACTTGAATTGGATCCTCTCCGGAAAGTACACCATTCTCGTCGATAGAGAGATTATCTCCAATCTTAACGCCACCAAGTGTTGAAGCTGATGCGATGGGAAGTGTATAGGCATGACTCGCAATTTCCTCATCTACATATTCTTTAGTAGCGCTATCCATATCATTGATTTTTTCTCTAATCAATGTTGTCTCTTCAATAGGAGCGTAGCTTCCACTATAATAATCAAATTTCAAACTTGCTTTTTGATATATATCTCCATATTGTCCTACAAATCCTGCAAAAAATATAGTATAAGCAGTAGGCTGTTCATCATAATGAGGCTTGATTACTAAATCTCCCTCCGATGCTGAGGTGATTGTATAAGGCTTCCAAATAGATCGAGGTCTAGTATAGAAAATCGGCTTCCCTGATTCAGGAGTAGCAGACGCGCTATACTGAGGGTGATCGGGATCATTACTAGCTGTAGATTGATACCAATAAAGTTGTTCTCTATTGTATCCAACTTCAAAAGATCTACCATTATAGGACTCCATGAAATCCATTAGATATAATTCTCTTTTATGGATATCAATATAAAATCCAGGATATATAGTATTTATTCTTTGATGAATGTCTTGAAGAGGGAGTGCATGATCATAATAGTATTTAGCGTATGCTAAACCATCTGATACATTATCAAATAATTCATAGCTTCTAACATAATAACCCTCATTATAATCAGTAAGGATAACATATCCACTAGTTTGTCGCGTTCCATTGAAATCAACATAGAAATCTGTATCGTCTTCGGTTACTTCTAGTTTTATCAATTGATCATTAGATGAATCTTGTGCAGGTTCCAAATAATAAATATATTGTCTGTCACTACCATATTCCGGATCGTATTCTTCTATTGCAACTAAGACCTTATTACTGTAAATTTCACTAGTCCAGCTACTATAATAAGTTGATTCGGCAGCATAGTGATAGCTGTATTTCTTATTATTATAGGGACAAGTAATTTGCATCTTCTTATAAGTACCAGAAGAAGAATCATAAAATTCGTCACCAAACGAGACAAGTGTATAGCCATAAGAAAATCCATCATCACAACGTATATATGATCCAATTCTATTAAGAGACTCTACTTGCTCTACATAATATGGTGCAATAGCTGGATAAATCTTAGCAACCGGATCAAATGCAAATTGTTTATAATTTATTTTGATGTTTGGATAGCGATTTGGATTTGTGCTACCATCTGCAAAAGTTATTCCGTTGTAACTTAATCTTTTACCTAATAATGCACTATCAGCAGGAGTATATTCCAGGGCATTAGTTATATCTTGTGATGATAATTCTTTAGAATCTTTATTGTAAAATAATCCGTTCTTGGAAAATTCTACATGTAGATATTGATTTGCTATTTCTTCTGAAGATGCAGTTTCATCAACAGATAACGTATTGTAGTATAGATATGATGCCGGATATTTGTTACCTAGCGGATTCTGTTCCACTAGAAGTCTTTGATGGTTCCGGGTTGGATCAAAGCAATAATACGAACCTTTATAAGTTACATCAGCGAAATCTGAATATATAAGGAAGCTGGTGTTATATTCAAATACTGCAAATTCTCCTTCTACTAATGGAGTTACAGCACCTTTGATGAATCTATTTCCTCTAATAGACTCCTCAAACATATTGTTCCAAATAGGGAAAATCAAATATTTTTCTCCCATGAATCCATGAATGAAATCTACAAAAATACCATATGATTTTTTCTCATAGAATGTATCATCTATGAATTTTAAGTGGCTGACGATAGCGGTTTCTGAACTTGAATCGGTACTATCATATTTGATTATGTTAGTTTTAATGGTTGGATCTAATGACACTAAAGGAAAGTCATTATGATCTGATCGCTCCCCATCAATGAATAATACAATATCTGTATTTGAGAGATCAGAAAAATCAACAACATTTACAGATACATTATCATAATCGTAGGAAACTAGTTGACCGTATGAATCGTCACCTAAGCTATCTACTGCTAATGGTACTTCTTTTGACCAAGCTTCATATAAAACAGAATTAGCTTCATCTGTGAAGTAGTAGTAGTACATGTATGGATCTGCATTTTCAAGATACTTACAATTGTACCTGTGCAAATTTACAAGTTCTGGGACCGAATAAGGAATAGTTTCCTCCGCATATGGATCACTTTGATCAGCGGGATCATATACTGTTATTGTATGAGTTATCTGCAAATTATAATCTTCATAGAAACTGCTGGTGTCAATTGGCTCGGTTTCTGAAGTGATTGTAGCGTCTTTTACATTTAACTCATATGTAAACAAATCAGCATAGGAATCCTTCAATGGTAGATTGTCTACTGTTTCTGTAGGTACCGACAGATCACCCGAGGCATAGAATGAAATTTTACCTTCCAGATCATCACTATTATTTAATGAAATGATGTCCTGGCTGAGATCTGTACCGCCACCGATAGCATCTGATCCTATGTATAATGTTTTTGGAGTTGTGCCTACAATGTACATCGTCGAATCATCGACAGTTGATGGAAGATTTTCTCCCTCTACGTACACGAATTTTACTTTGCCAGATGGATTCATTGTATTGCCTCCTTCTATTGTTATGTATATAGAAAAGGTTTTATCTAATACAGAATAAAATAAGGGCTGAAGGTATGATCTCTAACCTTTAGCCCCAGTTTCTAGATTTATTTAGTTTATGTCTCCGTTCAAAGACTGAGGTACAGCGTAACTTTGTCAAACAGTTACTAGAGATGAAGCTTCGTGTTGCTCTCTCCACACAGGACATTCATTTCTATTACAATTGTGACATAGCCCGTGTTCTACGTCGTCTATATCCATTGTAGTTGGGTTCCAATATGTCGGGCCAACGTCTTCGTAATACTTACAATTTACACAATCATAAGAGAACCATACAACAATGTCCGCATTGTCTTCTAGCTGCTTTTTGTTTGCTTTGCATTTCTCATTCCGTTTCATCTGAAGTTCATACTCATGAGCTTCTTCCTCGTCACGCGACCTGTTGTATTCTGCAAGAGATCCGTAGGATCGTTCAATTCTTGAAAGATCATCAAACATTTCGTTGTACCTCCATCTTTGTAGCTATAGTAAATCTCCTTATGAACACTTCATTGTAGTAAGTAAATCAGCACTACAATGTAATGCAATGCTTGATCTGTGACGTAATTTATAGCTTGCTTGCGTGCCTTCAGGTAGTCAATGATTAGATGCGTCACAAACACAACAAGCAATTTCCAATCAAGTCCAAAACACAAATAAAATGGGACGCAGTACAAAGCACAATGCACAAACAAGTGATATAGGTTTTTGCCCTTTGATTGTGCAATGAAGTCTATTTGCAAAACGTAATCTCCAAGCAAATGACAAAATACAAGTTTAATGATCAATTCTAACATGATAGATCCTCTCAAAGAACCCGTTATTTGCGCAAGTTAAAATCCGTCATCATCCATAACGATTCCTAGATCTATAACTTCGGATGTTTTACATTTTGGGCAATACTTATTAGATACGGAGGTACAAAAACCACCAACCTTTAGGCAATTTCCGTTTTCGTGACGATATTCACAATCTTTTCGTTTAATGGCTTCTTTCAACTCTGCTTCATTCATGTTATCACCTTTTCATGTAATCTTTGTAATTTGCCTTTATCCCTTTTCGTTATAGGCACTAATTAACTACGGGTTCGGCTTTATCCTCACCATCTAATTTGGGGATAGCTATGAACACTTTAACCAAGAAGCATTCTATACATTCAATCTCCACCCAGGAGTATCAACTACTTATGATGCACAACTAACTTCTAGTGAAAAATTCTACGACAGCTTTGATATAGAAAAACGATCCAGCCAAGATATAAAAGGCGATCATCAAACTTCCTAAAACTGTAAGAATGTTTCCTAAGATTTTTGCAATGATTTTCATGTACCCTCCTTAGAACGAACTAGTGTATTGGCTGATGGGTGAGATTATGTACTCACATCTTCCGATGGATTTTTCAGATATTTTGCGTCTCTAATTCTGGTTGAGACATTAAACTACCATCTTGAATACTTTAACGAAGGCCTGATGATTTTCTAAAATCTTCATATTCTGCGTATGGTACTTGAGTAAAATGGAATTTACCACCACACTCGCAAGTCTTATTGGGTTCATATTCGATTGCCCATGCAGAATCTGGATTGACTTTAGACGGTTTCTGTGGTGTTCCACATCTGTCACATTTTCTTAAAAGTGCGGTTTTAGGCTTTCTTCCCATTTTGTTTTTCTTCTTTATTTAAACCACAGTGTATAGTGGTGTAAAATCAGATACTTAACATCACAACAATTAAATATTAAATTTCCTGACCAGCTTCAACGCTAAATGAATCTGTATAAGGGGTGTTATTAAATGTGTAAGTTGCAGTAATAATAGCAGAACTTCCTGTATTACCTACTGCCGTAATACGACCATTATTATCAACGGTTATGGTTGAAGTATCACTGCTTGACCAAGTTAGTGTACCACCTTCAGGATATTTACTAGTCGTTAATTGTACTGAAGCATAGATCCCAAGTGCGTAATCAAATTTATTAGTAATAATAACATAAGGTGTTAAAAGTTCAGGCGACCATTTGCCATTGGATACTTTTAATACATGGCCTTCTTTGCCTGTTGTTGATGGTAATGGTTTTTCTATACCCCATTTTCCTTGTTCTGTAACCATCAATGCAGAACCTTCATTTGTTGATGATACTGTCGGAAGCGGCGTAAGAATGTAATCCTTACAACTAATAATAATAGTTGGATTTGCATCGGCAGCATCAAATTGAACATTTACAATATTCAGTTCGACTTTTTCAGCATCGTTCCAATATTGCCATCCGATAACACAATCAAGCATAATATGGGTGTCACTAACTATCGTTGTTCCTATTATTTTTTGATTGCTAGTAATTAAAACAACAGAAATAATTTTTTCTTCTGTTATAGCACGCAATATATCTGCTGCTGGAGTAACTAAAGAACCTTCAGTCATTTGAGCATTGGCAGACACATAAACAGTAAAAATGTTACTGCTATCACCACCCCCGCCGCTGGAAGTTTCCCAACCCCAAGTTCCGTCACTCTTTAGAAATCCTCTTGAGCCATCGGCTACAATAACTTTTGATCCAGACGCGAGAATACAGCCCGTAGGGAGTCCCTCAACAACTGCACCTTTCACAACTTCTTCTTTAGTATCGGCGAAACATCTGGCCAAGATCTTTGGTCTTTTAGACTCATCTGAACCAAAATAATCTGAAACTTTTCCCTTTTCTAAAATCTCTAAAACTTTGATCATTTTTAATTATCTCCTTTTCATTAAGTAGTAGGTATTGCTTGAATGTAATCTGCTCTTGCACTCCAATACTGAGCTGCTTTGTATGTCTCTACGCTTTCTGCGGGAACGTATATAGCACAATCAGCTGGAACATTGTTGAAAGTATTTGTTGCAATAGTTGGAGGTGTGGTTGCGCGACAAGTGATAGAAGTTAAGCTTGTGCAGTTACTAAAAGCCGCACCACCAATTGTGGTCACTCCACTTGGAATGTCAATCGATGGTAAGCTTGTACAACTGCCAAAAGTAGAACCTTCAATTCTAGTTACTCCAGAAGGAATATTAATAGATATTAATTTTTTACAATCTTGAAAAGCACTACTAACAATAGTTGTTGCTCCACTTGGAAGTGTAATAGAGGTTAAATTTTCACAGTGGGAAAAACAAGTAGTAATTGTAGTTACATCGCTTGGGAATATAATAGAGGTTAAGCCAGCGCAATAACCAAAAGCAAGCTCAGCAATACGTGTTATGCTATTTGGAAGGGTAATAGAGGTTAAGCTTGTACAACTTTGAAAAGCAGAACGTCCAATACTAGTTACTCCGCTTGGAATATTAATAGAGGTTAAGCTTGAACAACTTTGAAA